AAGGTCGAATGGATGTCGCAGAAGCAGATATCACAGGTCTTGAAGGTCGAATGGATGTCGCAGAAGCAGATATCACAGGTCTTGAAGGTCGAATGGATGTCGCAGAAGCAGATATCACAGGTCTTGAGACAACGATTTCTGGCAAAGCTGCAAGATCTCTAAGCAACCTTGAAAACGTAGCTATTAATGAGCATTTACTTTTTGGAACAGACGCATCTAAGAATATCGGTGCAGTCGGAGTAAATAGACCAAATAAGGAATATCTTGCTTACGGATTGCAAATTGGCGGTGGTAGTGTTGACCAAATGTCTGGAAATAATAATAACAGCCTATGGGTTGTGGCAGATTCAGACGCAACCACAGATCCAAGAATCGCTGGAGTTAGATATTCAGAAACCGCATCCGCACAGCATCGGTTTTCTTTTAGAAAATCAAGAGGGACCCTTGCAAGTCCTTCTGCTGTTCAAACGGGCGACTCTATTGGTCGCTTCACATGGGGCGGCATGGGAGATACTGGAGTTTTCCGAGATGCAGCGCAAATCATCGTAAAAGCTAGCGATGCATTTACTAACACTTCGGCTCCTGGTTATATGCAATTCCAAGTAACACCAAGCGGCTCAACAACGCTTGCCACTGCGGTGCAAATAAACAGTGACAAGTCAGTTGAGATGTATGGAAAAGCTTCAGTAAGCTTTGTCTCATCGTCTTCTTCTGAAAGAGCATTCTTGGTAAATGGAGCCACCGGAGTTTCTCCAGTAAGCTCGGTAAGATTAAGTAGCAATACCGCTGGAAACGGCCCTGTACTTGCTCTTGAGAAATCAAGAGATAATGCTGGAACTCCAGACTACTTAGCAAGCGGGGATATGGTTGGGCAGTTGGGATTCCGAGCATGGGACGGTAGCACATACAACAGCGGTCGGGCAAGAATCGTAGCTAACGCAGTTGAACAGCACAGTGCTGGTGCTGCTGGAACTAAGATGGTATTCCAAGCTACCGCTGCTGGTGGAACTTCAAGAGTGGATGTAATGGAAATCTTTGGCGACAAAGTAAATTTCCTGAAAAACGCTGAAGTACCAGTGGACTGGTCGCTATCAAGACCAGCCGATGCTGGCGAGAGCCGAGGGTACGCAAAAATGGTTTTTGCGAACTTTACCGATCCTTCTTCAAACAATCAAACTCAAATCAAGTTTGATTTACGAAGGAATTCAAGTGATGCTACTGAGAGGCTGCCACTTGCGTTACAAACCGACCACGCTGTATTAGGACGAGGTCTTTCCTATCGAAAAGTAAGAAAGAGCTCTAGTTATACAATCGCAAACAGCGAGCCGTATCAAATCGCAACTGCCTCGGGTGTGGTCTATACTATGCCTGCTAGTCCAGTTGACGGTCAGTTCCACGTTATTAAAGACGGATCTGGAGCGGGTTCAATCAACATCGTTGCAAACGCAGGGCAAACCATTGACGGTGCCAGTGGTTTTAACCTTGGGGTTGCTTACGAATCTGTCCAATTAATTTGGGACAGCACGTTGTCAATGTGGTTAGCTCACTAAAATAATGTAATGGGGAGCCTCCCTTTCGGGGGAGGCTCTTTTTTATGGAAATAGAAAAAATCATCAGAATGACCTACCATGTAAGCGGAATAGTAACTTTTTTTGTTTTTATTTATGGAGTGTTTAAGTTTTTAGAAATAATAAAAACTAAGTAATAGCAAATCAGTTTTTCTCTCAATAGAATAGAAAAAATCATCAGAATGAATTATTATTTTTAAAGTATTAAATATTTTTGGAGAATTTTTATGAAATTATCTTCGATAGTAAATTCAAAATTTTCTAATTCATTTGAAAAATTATTAAAAGCTGAGTTGCCAGTTTTGGCTGCTTATAAGTTAAAAAAAATAACTTCAATTGTTCAAGATGAGCAAAAGAAGTTTGAAGAACTGAGACAAGAGCTTGTTAAAAAGTTTGCTAAGAAAAACAAAAAAGGAGAGATTTGTAAAAACGCAGATGGGATTTATTCGGTAGACAAAGAAAAAACAAGTGATTTTTTAAAAGAATTAGAATCTTTATTGCAAGTAGAAGTGGAAGTTCCAAAAATAAAGATACTGGATCTTGGTGAAAACATAAAAATAAGTGCCGAACAAGTAATGGCCTTGGACGGCATCTTAGAAGAATAATTAACAATGGAGAAGTATATGAAAAAGTTGTTATTAGCATTCTCTTTGGTATTTTTTATTGCCGGATGTTCTTCGGTTGGACATCACTGTGATCATCACTGCAAACATCACTGTGATCATCACTGCAAGCATCACTAATTAAAGACGCAGTGCTCTTTAGATATTAAAATAAAAATACGATATATTTTAAGATCCAATCGTTTCTTGAAGCGTTTCAGATTAAAATTTATAAATATTTGAGTAAATCGTTTCAAAAGACGATTGGATTGGGGGATTCAATGAAGTACATGGTCACTGGGGGCTACGGCTTTATTGGCTCCAATCTTTGTAAATATCTTTTAGAACTGGGGAAAGAAGTTGTTCTAGTCGATTCCCTAACCTACGCTGCAAATCCATCCTTTCTAAGAAAATGGGCATTCCATAATAAAATTAATTATCAAGAAGAGATTATAGATATTCGTGATCATCTCGCAGTGGCTAGGGCCATGCAGAAGCATAAGCCAGATGCTATTTTTCATTTAGCCGCTGAATCTCATGTTTGCAGAAGTATTGCTGGGCCAAAGGATTTTGTTACAACTAATGTACTTGGAACCTTTCACTTAATAGAAGAGTTTAGACAACTCTGGCAGGGAGATAAGTCAAAAAGGTTTATCCACGTTTCTACAGATGAAGTTTATGGAGAACTGGAAATGGATGAGGATCCATTCTCTGAGCTAACCAATGTAAAACCACGAAGTCCCTATTCTGCTACAAAAGCTGGGAGCGATCACATTGTTCAATCGTATTTTCACACCTATGGAGTACCTGCGATTGTAACTAATTGCTCTAATAACTTTGGACCTAATCAACACTTTGAAAAACTCATTCCTGCAACAATCCAGAGATTAAGAAGAAAAAAACCAGTTAGAGTCTACGGAAATGGACAAAACATCAGAGATTGGCTCTGGGTGGATGATCACTGTGAAGCACTGTACTTATTGTCGCACAGTGGCGTGACAGGGGAAAAGTATTGCATTGGCGGTGAGTGTGAAAAAACAAACCTGAGTATCATCAATTCTGTTTTTGATGCGATGAAAGAAAGACATAAGGGTTTAGAATTAGATATTGAGTTTACGAACGATAGGCCCACTGATGATAAACGTTATGCGATCAACTGCGATAAACTCAAGGCGTTAGGATGGAAACCTTCTCCAAACTTGCATGAAAATCTTTTAAAGACAGTGGATTATTATTTGGTAGAATTTAAAGGGGGTTGAATCTGGTATTCCATTTAAAATAAACTTGTTAGAGAGCAAAGAACTTATGGAATGTCGTGAAACAACCCCTATTACAAACTGCTATACGCTAGAAAGAGAAGTTTACTCAGATCAAAGAGGACATTTCTCAGAGCTATTTAGGGCTTGTGATTTTGAAGAGAAATTCGTTCAACGAAACGTATCTTTATCTAAAAAAAATGTTTTAAGAGGTATGCACTCCATGTGGTCTAAACCACAGGGGAAACTTGTTACCTGTCTTTATGGAAAAGTTTGGGATGTAGTTTTTGACGCAAGGCTTATGAGTTCTACGTTCATGAAAGGTTATGCCGTAGAACTCGATTATAAAAAACTAAATGCGATCTACGTTCCACCAGGATGTCTGCATGGGTTTCTAACCCTTTCGGATGTCGCAATCGTGGAGTATGATTGCACTACTTATTATCAACCAAAGTATGATGGAGGTGCCAGATGGGATTCGCTAGAAATCAAGAAATTCTTTCCACAGAACATCAATCCGGTTTTGAGTTCTAAAGACGAGAAGCTGCCTCCACTAACTGAGTGGTTGAGGTTCAAAAAATAAGCCTATTGCCGATATAGGAAAACAGAGGTTTAAGAATGGGCAGAACTAAGATTCAAAATGATCAATCGGTAAATGCAGCAGCATTACCAGTCTCAAGAAAAGCTGCAAATACAGATACTAAGGATATTCTTTCTGGTTTTGATACTAACTTCAATTCTCCTTTGAGGTTATTTGCGTCAAACCCCTCTGATGCCAAGCTAAACATTGAATCAAACACTGTCACCAAAGCAGATGGAACTGCGGTTAGCTCGCCTCCATCTCAAAGCAATGTCCCCACTGTCCCTCTAACTACAATCAATTTTCAGACTGGTGCCACTACTGGAGCTACTTTTGATAGCTTAACTTTCCCTACAACTACGGTTGGACAATACAGAAGGCTCGCTCTTTCTTTAAAAAGTAATGGTGAAATCAAAGCCCAATGGTCTGATGCAAGTGCCACCCTTGCAGGACTTGCAAACGCTGGAAGCCTTTTTCCTTCTACCAGTGTCAACATTCCTATTGGCTGGATTGATTTACAGGCCACTGCTGCGACTGCTTATAAAACTGCTGGCAGTGCTACAAGCATTATTGAAAACTCTGTTTCAGGATCACCAAGAATTTACAACGTAGGCCAAGGTTCTGGCTCAGGCGGTGCTGGTACATCTTTAAGACCTAATTACATTTCAAATCCTGATGCTGAGTTTGATTCTCTTGGATGGGTAAAATACAAAGATGCAGTGGCTTCTGCTCCCGAAGATGGAGTTGGCGGTAGCGCATCTATTCTTTGGGAAAGATCAACCACTTCTCCAATCCGTGGAGTTTCGGATTTTAATTTCGTAAAAGATGCTGCAAACAGAAGAGGCGAAGGCGTTGCTTATCAGTTTTCCGTTGAGCGTGGCGATCTGGCAAAGCAATTAGTTATAAGTTTTGATTATGAGCTTCTCTCTGGGACATTTGAGACTGGGGATTTGTCTGTTTATATTATTCAAGATCCAACTGGAACCCCTGTGGTTGTCCAGCCAGGAGCACATCTGATTTCTGCTGGTTCAGTTGGAAAAACAATGAGCCACATGGCTTCATTCCAAACAGATAGTTCTGTCACAAGCTATGCTTTAGTTTTCCACGTTGCGTCTGCCTCTACGCAAGCATACTCAATAGCTTTTGATTCTATCTCTGTAAAAAACGAATCTGTTTACTTTGGCTCCTACACACAAATCGGAGCAAGATATAGCTCAACTGCTGGCCAATCTATTGCCTCTGGTGCGACACCCACTCGTTTATCTTTTCCAACTAGAGAATCTGAAACTCTAACCAATGTTTCTACTTCTCCTGAATGGAAATTTACTGCCCCTGTCAGTGGACTCTATCAAATTGAGTGTTCTGCAAACTTTGCTATTAGCACTTTCACAACTCCAAACGATGTCTCAATGTATTTGTATAAGAAGAATGACAAACATTCTCTTATGCAATCCAAACGAGTCACCCCGATTGTTACTGAGTGGCAGAGCTATACACCATCGGTAACGGCTGGTGTTGGCACAATCACTTCTAAAGGTATTTATTGGAGAAGAAACGGTGGAAATTTAGAAGTTAGAGGGCGGTTCGCTTCTGGGACTGTTACGGCATCTGAAATGCGAATTGGCTTTCCTTCTGGTCTTATCGCAAGCTCAGACACCTACCAAAGTTCTACAACATATTTGGTTGGCGAAGGTGCTAGGCTCGACGCAAACAGATCTCCAGTGTCGGTTACGGTTCGATCTGGATATGCGTATTTTACTTTTTCAAAATATAACGATTCAACTTACTCTGCTACTTCAGAATTGGCTGGAAATCAAATTTTGGGTGTTGGTGTTGATTTTACATTTTTCGCATCGGCGGCAATCGCTGGCTGGTCTGCTTCGGTTGATTCTCTTTCTATTTCTGGATCAACTTCTTTAAGTTTACTTGCAGGAGAGTGGATTGACGTAAGACTTGCTCATGGTGAGTCTGTCGCAAAGAGCCTAAGCACTTCTGCTACTGACAATTATATTTCTATTCAACGTGTCTCTGGCCCACCATCTGTGGCTGCTGCCGAAAGCACAGTGGGACTCCTGGTTGAAGGAAATCAATCAGGTACTCTTTCGAATACATTTAATAAAGTGGCTTTTGATACAGTTACAACTGATAGCTTAGGAGGCTACAGTTCTGGAACCTACACTGTCCAAGTCCCAGGTCTTTACGACATTACTGCTACTGTTTCTACTACTGCGACCTATGCTGCTGGGGAAAAATTAGTAGCTTCTGTTTTCGTTGATGGTGTTGAAAAAGCAAGAGGCCAAGCGTTTTCTGCATCTCCTGGTGTTCAAGGCCCAGTAGGTGAAATCATTGCCACTGGCAGTGCTACTCCTCCAAGTGGATGTCTGTACGCTGATGGTAGCGCAGTCAGCAGAACAACTTATGCAGATTTGTTTGCATCGATCGGCACCACTTACGGTGCTGGCAATGGTACCACAACTTTCAATATTCCAGATTTGCGTGGGGTATTTTTAAGAGGCACTGGCTCTCAAACGATTGGTGGAATTACATACACTGGTGCTTTGGGCACAAAGCAGGGCGATCAGATGCAGGGCCACAAGCACAATGCACCCACTTATAATGGAGTTTCTGGCGGTGGTAACGAAGTGGGTAGTGGAAACTGGGGAGCCGACTATTATCCTGCTGTAACAACAGATGTTCCAGTATCAGATGGCACCAATGGCACACCACGAACAGGATCAGAAACCAGACCCGCAAACGTGGCTGTTGCTTATCATGTTCGATTTACAGCAACACCTTTTACCATTGCTTTGACTTCATCTTCTTCTGTAAACGTAAAAGCTGTAAATCTTAAAGCAGGTCAAACAGTAGACATTAGAGTATTGCAAGAGGGCACTGGAGCCACTTTTAATAATACTCAAAAAGCCAACTTCTCTCTATCCAGAGTCGCAGGGCCATTCGCAGTTCCAACTGGAAATACTAGAGGTGGAAATCTCACTACTGATGTTTTCACAGGCGATGGGGTTACAAAATCATTTACCCTAAGCACAATTCCATCAGTTGAAGCCAATGTCCAAGTTTATATTTCTGGTGTTTATCAATCCAAAAACAGTTACACAATTTTTGGTTCAACCATTACCTTCGATGAAGCTCCCCCAGTTGGAGAATCAAACATCGAAGTAGTGAGTGGCGAGCCACTAGATATAAATGTCCCAGGCGATGACACAGTAAGCACAGTAAAAATTAAAGATTTAAATGTTACTGGAGAAAAGCTCGCAGATGGCTCGGTCAGCTTTGCGAAACTTGCAAGCGATGTAACAAACAAATTTTCTGCTGGATATATTGCCAACGGATCTGCCGAAGTGGACACCGCAGGATGGTCTACCTACAACGATGGCGCAGTGGCGATGCCCGTGGACGGTACTGGCGGTGCTGCGACACTGACATGGACACGATCTACTTCTTCTCCAATAAGGGGCGTTGCAAGTTTTAGATTAACAAAAACGGCTGCAAATTCTCAAGGACAGGGCGTTTCTTATCCATTCACCATTGAAAAAGCAGATCAGGCCAAGGTTTTAACCATCACTTTTGATTATGAAGTAGTTAGTGGAACCTACGCTGATGGCGATGTAACGACTTACATTTACGATGTAACTAATTCTCAAATCATTCAACCTGCTGGCTATACAGTTCAAAATGTTGCTAGTGGAATTAAAAACAAACACATTGCAACATTTCAAACTTCAGCAACGGGCACAAGCTATCGTCTTATATTCCATGTGGCTTCAACAAGCGCATCTGCTTATGTTTTAGGAATAGATAATGTTGTAGTGGGCCCACAAACAGTTCAATATGGTGCTCCGGTAACTGATTGGGCCACTGAAACGAGGGTTGCGTGGTCGGGGTCTTTAACTTCTTTGGGCAATGGCACCGCAGCTTATAAATCGAGAAGAGTCGGAGATTCTTTAGAAATTGAAGCATCGTTAAATGTTGGGTCTACGACTGCTACTACAAGCACGGCAGCATTAAGACTTGATTTAACTGGAATTACGATAGATGGAAACAAGGGAACCGAATTTTACGGGAATTCTGCGTTGGGCGGGTCTGGTTACTTTATAGATTATTCTACAAATATTAGATACGTTTTGTCTCCATACAGAGCAAGTTCATCACAAATAACATTTCACTCCTCTGCCAACTCAAATGATGTTTTTAAATCTGGAATGCCAGTGGCATTTGCCAGTGGAGATGTGGTAACAGTTAGAGCTTTAATACCGATTACTGGCTGGTCTTCCACAGTCCAAATGTCCAGCGACACAGATACTAGAGTTGTGGCTGCAAGCTATTATGTTGCATCAAGTGTTACAGTAGGTGCTTCGTGCATAAACTATGATGGAAAGTTTTTTGATACTCACAATGCTGTAACTACTGGGGTAGGTTCTTGGGTTTTTAAAGCTCCTGTACCTGGATACTATAAAGTTTCTGGATCTGCTTATACAAGCGTGGCCTCAGACATCCAGCTTTCTAAAAACGGTACAAGAACTCATTACATGACAACTGCTCATAGCAATGTGGTGTCTTTTTCTGGTCTTGTGAATTGTAATGCTGGAGACACTCTACAGGTTTATTCTGGTCAAACAGGAACCGTTTATGGTGTCGCTGGTGGAACCTATTACAACGTAGTAAATATTGAACGAATCTCTGGCCCATCAACGATTGCTGCGAGTGAGACTGTGGCTTGCTCTTATACCAATACTGCTGGAACATCCATTCCTGCCGGAGGAGGTCTGTCCGGTGTGCCGTTTGCCACTAAAAATTTCGACACACATAACGCTTGGAATGGAACTACTTTTACGGCACCCGTGAGCGGAAAATATCAAGTAAGCTGCAATGTTTTTTTCTCTTCCGCAGCTTGGTCTGTTTCGGCCAAATCTCTAAGAGTAGTTAAAGGTTCGGATGCCTATTATCCACCAGTGTTTGTGCCATCTGTGGGATACACTAATGCTTTGGGCGTTGGTGGAACTATTTTATTACAAATGTTGGCTGGAGAAACTTTCTATATTCACGCACAGCACAACGAAGGATCGTCTAGGGATTTGTCTACTCAGGCTGGAACAAATCTACTACAAATAGTTAGGATTGGAAACTAAACTATGGCACTAACAAAAGTACAAAATGAATTAGTAAAAGTTTGGGAAAATGGGCCATTAGGATTTAGAAACAGAATTATCAATGGTGCTATGGAAATTGATCAAAGAAACGCTGGCACTCCAGTAACTTTGGGTTCTAGTGGTGTATTTGTGGTAGACCGATTTCGTGCTTGGAACAGTACTGATGGAACCATGATCGCAGAACAGGTGGAAGAAGCACCAGAAGGATTTTATCAATCTATTAAATTTACTACCACCATACAAGACAACAGTTTGTCTGCAAATCAGTACTGCATGGTGCAGCAACGCATTGAAGGATACAACGTAATTGATTTTGGTTTTGGAAACTCAACAGCGAAATCGGTAACTTTATCTTTTTGGGTGAGAAGCAATAGAATCGGCACCTTTGGCGGCTCTTTAGAAAACAACTCTGACACCCGTTCTTATCCTTTCGCCTATGTGGTCTTTTCTGAAAATGTTTGGGAAAAAAAGTTGATTACTATTTCTGGGGATACTACTGGATCGTGGGTTAAAGACAATGGAGTTGGGATCAAAGTGAATTTCGGCTTGGGCGTAGGATCGTCTTATATTGGTGTGGCTGGCTCTTGGACTTCTTCAAATTTGGTGTCAGCCGTGGGATCGACTTCTATTATCGGATCAACAAATGCCACTTGGCAAATTACTGGAGTGCAGCTTGAAGAAGGTTCTTATGCAACACCATTTGAAAGAAGACTTTATTCTCAAGAATTGTCGATGTGCCAAAGGTACTATCAAAAAGTATCAATGAGCAGATGTTTTTTTGCTGCAACAAGTTCAACTACGGTTGTTTCTCCTTTAAGTATAGCCTGTAGCTTGAGATCACTCCCCATTTTTTCTGGTAGCGTTGGTCAGCTTTATAGATATGACGGAACCAATGTTTCTGTAAGCGGGTCAAATCATTCCGTGTCTGCCATGGGCAGTAGCACCGTGGATCTCAGTCTTAGCATATCTGGTTCGCTTAGTAATAATTCTGTTTATTGGGGAACAATCGACAACGCAGCTTTAATAGCAGAGCTATAATGATTCCATTATTAAGACCATACTTTCCAAGTCTTTCTGAAGTAGAAAAATTGTTTTCTGTTTGTCACGAACACAATGTTTACTCCAACTTTGGAAAGCTTTTCTACGATTCAGTAGAAAAATTGTCAGTTCTAATGAAGGGCGAAGCTCTACCCACCACTTCTGGCACTACGGCTATTCACGCAGCACTCTCAACCATGAACGCCAAAGGGAAAAGAGTAGCTCTACCAGATTACACTCACTCAGGTACTTTACTTGCTGTAATCGCAGCACAAGCAATTCCTGTTCTTTTTCCAGTTGATAAAAACTGGGTTATTTCAATCAAAGAATTAAAAAAGCATTGGACAGAGTGGGATATGGCGATTGTCGTATCTCCTTTTGGTTACGATGTTGATGTGATGGAGTTTGAGACTCTTTCAGTGGAACTAAAAAAACCCTTGGTCTATGATTTCGCAGGTAGCTTTGGGAGATTCCCAGACACCATCAATCCAAGATGTTATTCGTTTCATGCCACTAAAAACTTCTCAGTAGGAGAAGGCGGCTGTGTCGTATTGCCTGATTTAAAAATGTGGAAACGGGCACAACAAATTATCAACTTTTACACCAACCCAGAAGATAGAAGTATTCTTGATGATACTGGGGGAAATCTTAAAGTTGATGAACTAAAGTGCGCCCTTATTCTTCAAATGCTTGAGAAAAGAAATTTGGACAGGGTATTTGAAAGAATTGAAAACAAAAATGCCACTGTTGATTTTTATGAGAATGAACTAAATGCGACCACACCAGATGGGGTAAAGCACACAAGTCTTTGCGTGATAAAACTCCCAAAGTCCAGAGGACTTGAGCAGAAGCTTTTGAAAATGGGAATTCAGGCTAAAAGTTATTATCCACTTTTATCATCAATGCCAGGATTAGCTCATATTGATAGAGTTGGTTTTAGCGATGAGTCGATGAGAGATTGTATTGCTTTACCGAGTGATGTTTCTATGTCTGAGGCTATGCAAGTTGTTGATGCTGTAAAATGCGCTCTTAGAACTAAATAGATTCTTCATCTTCTTCTGGTTCGCTACTTTCTGGGCCAGAAGATACCGATGTATCAATCAGCTTTAATACGCCTCGCTTGCGTTTCTTTTTTTCTTCTGCTGGATTACCCCAAGCGAATGTCCAAGGGGAGATTTTCTGATTAGTTCTAGTTTGGCTCATAGCACCCAAAACGGCCCCTTGTCCAAAAGTAGTGCCAGGCATCACAAGACAATGGGCGGTAACATGAGAGTGATTTTTCATTTTGATTGGAGCATGAGTGACATTGATAAGATCACGAGGATTTTGAGGGCCAATGAGATAATCACCACTGAAATCATCCGAGGATGAAATGAGTGTGGATTTAAAACTGATAGTGCAGTTGTCGCCAATGGAGATTCCACCTGCACAGGAAAGAGTGACACCTGCTGCAATGTGGATGTTGTGACCTAACTTTAAATAACCTTTGAGGCACATGATGATACAACCAGCATCAATTCTGACATTATCACCAATCTCGATTTCTTCTGCCCCCATGACAATAACGCTTCTGTCGATGAGGACTTTCGAGCCCATTCTTTTAAAACCAACTAAAAACAATTCTTCTCTAGTTAAAAATGCCATAGGTATCCTATTCTGGTTTCTCATGTAAGAATATCGTAATTGGAGGAAACAAACATGAGTAAAATTTGCGTGGTCACCCTAGGCTTTATGAATTGGAGAATTATTTCTGAATCATTTAAGCAGCTTTATGCAACGAAAACAGCAGAATGGAAGCACTTGGTATTAGATCAACATTACCCTTTAAATGAAAAAGAAAATAGGGACAACCTAAAAGCCATCTGCAAAGACTACGGGGCAGAGCTTTTTGACGCAGGAAAAAACCTAGGACTTCACAACGGAGTAAATTATTTATTGTCCAAGGCCAAAGGCTCAGAAATCGTTATTGGATACGATCCAGATAGCTTTCCCAATAGGATTGGATGGGACACTGCGCTAACGAAAGTTATAAATCCTACCGTTGTATGGAGTACGTTAGGGAATCCACGAAGTCTTGTTGAATTAAAAGCAAGAGGCTACGAAGAGAGAGTTGTTGATAATATCACTTTATGGCGCACTAAAAGGGCCGTAGTTAACTCGGTTTGTGCTTGGTATATCCCATGGCTAGATGAAGTGGGATTAACAGAACCTAGAGCATTTTATGGGCTTTTAGAGATGGAAATGTTTGATAAGCTCAGAGGCAAAGAATGGGTTTTTCTGCCAGAGTACACCGAATCTGATCATCTAAGACTTCATCACGATAAGGATTATGTTTTATACAAATGGGCTCATGCAATTTTAAAAGTTTGGGATGGGGATTTTAAAACTTGGCTTGCAGCAGGCAAACCCCAAGAAAAAAGGAAATAACGCACTGGGTTTAGTAAAAACTTATAAATAGGTGAGACAATGGGTGCATTAGTGAATTCAGAGATGCAATTCTTTTTAAACTTGGCCTTTGCTATTGCAGGGACAGTTTCAGGATGGGTTGTTCACGCTCTGTGGGACGCTCAAAAAAACTTGAGTAAAGATTTGAAAGAGATTGAACAGAACTTGCCCGAAATCTATGCGAGGCGAGATGATTTCAAAGAGCTTTCAAGAGAGATCAAGGAGATGTTCTCCAAGATCATGGATAAACTAGATCAAAAACAGGATAAAACTTAGGGGGATGATAATGACTAAAACTAAACTATTTCTAACTCTATTGCTTGGGACTTCGGTTGTTGCCCTAGCGGAAGTGGCAGATGTGCTTCCTCCTACTCCAGAAGAATGGGGAAAAATCATTGTTGATCTAACTAAAGGCGAACTGGGACTTCTCGCAGTGGTTGGTGTCGCAGTACAAGCTGTAATGCTTCTACTAAGAACACCAGCAGTTGTGAAAATCATTGGTGAAAAAACTGGTAAATGGCGACTACTCGCAGTCAGCTTTTTGTCTCTAGTGGGTGGTGTTGCTGCATTAAGAGCAGAAGGAATTAGCTGGGGCTCTGCCTTGGCTCACTCATCAACTCTTGCAGCAATTCAGGTGTTCTTGCACTCTCTTTACAAAGAGTTGATGCCACAGCCTGCACCTGCTCCTGCACTTCAAGCAGTGAAGCCTAAGAAAAAAGCTAAGAAATAGTGGAAGATATATTCAAATCTCTAGTCTTTGATGTCATCGTCAAAGAAGTGATTAGACGTTTATTCCTAGCGGTTCCTATTCTCGGATTCGGGCCGCTAGGGATTTTAACTACAGAACTAATCACCAGATTTGCTAAGATGTTTTACGATTATCAAAAAGAACTAATTACTTTTTACAAGTTTGAATTCATCAGTGAAACCAATCAAAAAGCCTTTGATAAAGAATTAGAAAATTTAAAAAAACTAGAACAGGAAAATGCCAGTGAAGAAGAAAAACAAAAAGCACTCGATCTTGCAAAGCGTAGGATGGCTTTCTTGGTTCGGTATTCTTTGCCTTAATGGGTGTTCCACCAAGGTTGTGATTCCAGATATTGAGTGGTGCGCTTCCACAGGCATTTATGGAGCTATTTGCCAAAATGCAGTTTCAGATAGAAATAGGAACATGAATAATAAGGAGTTTATAAGATTCCTTGAAGCTCAAGTGGATGATCCAAAAACCCCAATCAATGAGGCCAAAGGCCCATCATTATGCACATCCTCAGAAGATTTCACCAGAATGAAAATAGCAATCCAGCAGCTTTGTAATGAAAACTCCAAGTGTGAATTTGAAAAGATTAAGCAGGTCTTTAATAGATTGCAGAAGGTTGAAAAACCTAATTCTCGTAGCCGTTAAACCCATCTGCAAGGTTTTCTTCTGAATGGAATAGAAGCCCATTTCTAAACATTTCCATAGAAAGTGATAGCGATCCACCTGGATCAAATTTCCTTCTGGTCTTTGTGGTAGTCGTAGTGCCAGCAATCTCGTGATGTCCCAATACATTTTCAAATCTGAATCTTCTTTGTGGATCATTTTCATAGAGCCAAACGAGTAGTGCCCAGAGGGATCTTTCTTGCTCTAGGGTGAAGGCATGGTAAAAACCCTTTTCACATCCATGAGTTTCATCTACAAACCTAACCTGATCATTGGGTATGACTTCTCCCCACCAAGATTTGCAAACACTGTTCTCTAGTTCTACTTTTCCAGCAGAACAGATTTCAATACCAATGAGTTTAGATGAAAGTGAGCTTCCAAGTCCTGCCCAGTAGGATTTGCCAGCGTGGTATCCCCACTCATTCAATGGGTGCGCTTGAACAATGGTTCCATCTGATGCGATGCATAGATAGGTATATTCATTCGCAATTCCTTCTTTGATGCAATCTAACGCATCTTTGACCCCATTTTTATACGGGCCAGCAGTATAATGGATTACAGCACCTTCTGGGTATCCATTGGCATATATTCCTCTGGTCTGCATACGATCAGGAGAAATAATCGCCTGTGGATGCCACATAAATAGGTGTCCAGGTTCAGACTCGGATGGCCGATGATCTTTATCTTTAGACATATTTAATTGTGCCTGAAATTAGATTTAGATTATAAGTGCAGTCGCTACTACATATTTATTATCGGAGAAATTTAAGTGAACTTAAATGAATATTTAAAAATCTTAGGACTTGAGCCTGGGAGAAACTACTCCGCAGAAGAGTTGAAAAAGGCGTGGCGCATTAAATGTAACGAGCATCATCCAGACAAAGGTGGGGATCAAGAAAAGTTTGTTGAGGTGATGAACGCATTTAAAATGCTCACCGATCCAAGCTACCGTGAAGCAGCGTATCGAAAAGATAAGCGCCAAGGGCTTCACATCAACATAACTCAGCACATTAGGTTTGAGGATTGTTTCTTCGGCAAGTCCTATTCTATAGCCTACAACCAAATCGAATTAAACGGCTTTGGAGAGGCTCTAAAGAAAGAGCAAGAGGATATTGTGTCTGTTTTTATAGAAATCCCTCCAGGCACTCAGAGAGGCATAGAAATGAAGTTTGAGAAAAAGGGAATGAAAATGGGCGATGTCTATGGAGACATGATCGTTTTCATCGTCCCCCAACCAAGTCCTAGATTTAAAATGGAAGGCATGAATGTTTTTACAGAAGAAAAAGTACCACTAGAAACGATGCTCAAAGGGGGAGAAATCCAAGTGCAAACCATGTACGGTTTAAAGACCACATGGGTGCGGCCAGGGACTCAACCCAAAGATGCGATTGTTATTAAAAACTGTGGAGTAGTTGAGAAGGGTGATCACATTGCTCTACCGATTCCAGTTTTCCCAAATCCCACTCAGCTAAAATCAGAAGATTTTTGGCAAGGGCTAGACATCAACTGGGAAGAAAAGCCCGATCCAGATAAAGAGTTTGAAACTGCTTTTGAGAGAATTATTAAGAGAAAACTCTAGTCCCACATTTGCTGTAGGATTTCCATTCGCTTTTCATTTACTTTCTTTAGTGTCAGTACATCTTGAACGTACTCCCATCCTTCGTGGTAAAGCTTCAGAGTGTCTACCTCACCTTTTAAGACGGCATCGAGTTTTGTTGCAAATTCTTGTTGGTTTTTAAAGTTGATAATCCCAGGTCTTCTCCACTCTTCCCAATCTGGAGCGAGACAAGCAGCACCACCGTGAAGTCCTTCAATCCATGCAATATTGGATTTGGATTTGTTAAAAGCACAATCCCACAGAGGCACAAACACTAAAGCAGGATTTAACCTGTTTAGGTATCTCCAGTAATCAGCATGATCTAGGGCTTTAGTTAAAAACAGCCTCTTCTGTGGAAGATTTGGAATAGAGGTCATCACTTCAACGGTGTACCAGAATGGTTGTCCAATAAAATTTATTTCCCATTCTTCCATGTGCTTTTTGTAGGTTTCTTTTAAAGCAGAAGTGTAGAGCATCAAATCTTTGTCGTGAGTGTTGCTACCACGCCACAGAAGTTGTTTAGACTGGGCTTTTACTTCACGCCTGTCTTTCGCAAACATTTCGTTGTAGGCGTTGGGTACTACTTTCACTTTGTCTGTATTTGCATTTTCCCCGAAAGCAGCGAGCAAAACTTGAACCATTCTTTCTTTTAAGGCTTTTGTAGAAACGGTAACAAAATCCGCAATACCAAGCATGGAAACCACTATGTCTCTGACAGATTTTTGAGAATAGAGTGGATAGGCCCTGTTTTCAAAAGGCACTGCGAACAAATCATCGTCGTAATCAACCCAAACTTTTTTGTTATTGGATTTGGCCATTTTAATAATATTTAGATGAGTGGCATTCCAAGGGCGTTGAAGAAAAAGGGCATCAACAAAGCATAACACGCTCCAGTTGACCTCGCCGCCAACCTGCATCTCAAAATCATATTGTCTCGTGAGAACAGAGAGAGGGCCATAAGCCCTGTAAAACGAGGTTGCATCTGTGGGATGCGGAGCGAAAACTAAGAGTTTTTTCCTCATTGAAAAAGTATAACACTAACTCTTGGTGTTATTCCTTTTCTTTTTTTGAGAAAGCTCTTTCTATGCGATGCTCTAATCCCATGTAGGCATCTTTTAGTGAGTAGGTTGTAGAGTATAACCCGTCTTTTTGCATTTTTTCGTAGACGGCTGCAATGTGGTTGTTTTGAACAAAGTCCTTATTTGCCAAAATCCAATCCTCTTTCTGTCGATCTGTGGTTTTCCTGATTGGCATATTGTTGCGCCTTGGTGAGCCTCAACTGATGCTCCGCTTCTAAAAGCCTATCTCTTAGCAATCTGTTTTCTTCAATCATTTTCACAATTAAATCATTTGCTTGATCCATAAGCACGATAATTTTTTTATACGTTGATTTTAGTTCTTCGCCATTCATGCCACACATCCTTTTTCTCTTGATAATCCACTCTCGCCTAAGATTTTCCGACTCCATATCCATTACTCGATCCTCCTTTAAAATTAAAGATGGTTTTTTGTTTATTTAGTAGCCTAACCGTCCACCCGTTCGGGCGTATTTCAAAATCGACAAATAAATCAAAACATTTACATAAATCTTTGATTTGATTTTTAATTTCTAGCATTTCTCGGTTCTGTTTTTCTGATAGCTTTGTTTTAATCGAAAGGGTTTCTGCAAGCCTAGAGTGCCTTCGAGCAAGTTTTACAAGTAGCCTTACCCTGTTTCTTTCGAATGGAGAAATCCGAAAAGCTTTGAGCACACTAGCGGCTTCGTTTTTAATGTCGTGAGTAAATTCCATTTGGGATTTTTTAAAACTATCAGAGGAAATCTGACACTTCAAGAACTGGCCCTTGGGAAAAGATCCCAAAGGCCAGCATTTTGAGGATGAGCTACCGTTATTCGCCAAAACAAAGGTTACATCCTCAAACCCATTCTTCGAGTTGTTTCAAAGACTTCGCCACAACTCTATCGTACTTTTTTTTGTCCTCGCCCATGGACAATTTAAAACACTTTTCTTCATAAGAGCACATCGAACATTCACTGTTGTCTTCTTCCCAAAACCCAAAACAAGATTTGGATGAAGACCTTTTCCCATTAGACGCAAAGCGAAAAATTGCAGCCTTTAGATAATCAACACTTGCCGACTTGTGATAAAAAATCTTATTTTCATCACAAAACTTTTTCAAAGATTCTTTTGTTATCTTCATGCCACTGCCCTCAAAAGCATCGTAGTAATCTTTTTAAGAGCTTGTTGTGGTAGCTCTTCTAAGTTTGAGATTATAACGTGCTCTGGATAATACTCTCTAACATAGTCTGTTAGAATACCAATCCCAACACACTCTATGCCTGACTTCTTTATTTTAGCTATACGATTTTTCAGGTCATTACACAAGATGCCAGTATCAGTGTCCTGAGTGTACGGTTGACCATCGCTTAATACGATTAAAATTTTTCTTTTTTCTTTTCTGGTGGTCAAACGCTTTGCTGCCCAAGCTAGGCACTCACCGTCTGGATTCTCTTGGCCTGTGCGAAGGTTCGTAATCCCGTTCATCGATGTTGTCTCAAAGCTTTTAAAAACACGAAGGTCTAAGGCTTCTGTGCTTCTGGCAAAAGATTTCCAAGACCATCGGTTTAGCTTTGAGAGCCTATGCAATTCAGCATTGTAGACTGAACTAAACCCTAAAACCTCAAACTGTATGTCGAGTGACTTCAGGGCTTCACCCATGGCTATTGCGGCTTGTTTGGCAATTTGCAATTTGTCACCCTTCATAGACAAGCTAAGATCAATAAGGATTGATACTGCCACATCTTTGGTTTCTTGCTTTGTTAGGCTTTTGAAAATTCTATTGTAAGAAGGATCTGTGAAAGTGCGATACATGGTTCGTCCTGATACTGAGCCACGTTCTTTTTCAAGATGCCATCTAGAGTTTTCTTTTACCTTGAGTGATTTCTCAAACGCATTGCGTATGGGAGATACAATCTTGGAAATTTGTTTTTTTAATTCTAGGTATTCTGACTGATTCCCTTTGCCAGAGTGGTCTGTAATTTTGTCAAACCGAGTTGTGGCAGGGACGTATGGTTTTTTGCTAAACCCAAGTTTGTATTTTTGTTTGTTTTCTTTTTCGCTCTGCTTAATGGATTTGTCGATCATTGAGTGAACATCCATCGTATATCTATCAAACTTGTCTTTGCTGGACTGCACAGAGTCTCTAACCATTGAATCCTGCTCTGATTGACTTAGCTTGGACTTATTCTTTTTTGGTTCAGATGATTCTGGCTCTGACTGTTCTGGCTTTTGTTGCTGCTTTTGCTTTTCAACCGCACCGCTAATTTTGTTGCAGATTATTTCTGTAACCCGAAAAATATCTTCGGTTGATTTGCAATCTCTAAGACTTACAGCGTCTTCTCTAATCAGATCAATGTATTGCTTAATATCATCTTCAACCACTGGTGTTTTGCCCAACATGATGTCTCGGACATCAAAGATGATTCTGACAGGGTATGGGTAATGTCCCTTAGCCCTAGCCTTATAAATGTTTTTGGTTAGTTTAGAATTCAAAGCGTCTAAGTGAAACTTTGTACCAGGATATTCCTTGATCATCTCTGCTTCGATTCTGACATCTTCGGTAGCATTGAGAAGATTTGCGTGAAACCCTGTTTTACAGCCCTTCATTACAGGGAAGTTTGTAAATTTGCAGTGAGCTACTTCATGATCAAGATATGCGTTCAGGTCTGCACCTAATTCTTCTGAAATTTCTGGAAAGTTGGGTAGATAGATTTTTTTACCATCTGTTTTAGCTTGATTGCCTTCAAACACAACTTCGATGTTGTATTGTCTGGCTAAAATACGACCAATCTTTTCAAGTGATGATTCAAGTGAGTTTTTCATAAAGTCCCCCTTGTCGATTCAGGAGCTACAGTTCTTTGAATGATTCCCCTGATTACCTCGGCATCTTCTTTGGGTACTTTTGAAAAGATTGCAATTTGAGCGGCTCGCAGTGGATCGTTGTGGCGAATCATTAGATCTGCCCAATCCAAAACTCTCCTAACTCCCATCGTGGTTGAAATTTCTTCATTCTTAAAAGCATCTCTAATCAGATTTGCTACTCTAACAATCGATCTAGCCAAAGACTCTCTGTGATTGGTTTTAGACAATAAAATCTGAACTTCACGATCTTCTGTGGGGTAGTCGTAAACATGAATTCTCCACCGATCCAAGAAAGCCTCATTCATGATATTTGTACCTTGGTACAGATGACGGAAATTCTGCATTGCACCTGCGGTATTCGCAGTAGCAAAGATCCTAAAGTTTTTGTGTGGCGTGATTTGCTCGTATCCGTTTTCTTTGATTTTGAGATTCCCGTTTGGTTCGAGAACTTCATTAAGTAGGGACAAAACCCCTGCTGGAGCAAAGTCGATTTCGTCCAAGATCAACCACAACCCTTCTTTCATTGCTTTTGGGAGTGGCCCGTAAACCCATTCCATCGAGCCGTTAGAAACCTTCCAGTTTCCCATCAGGTCGCTGCTCAACATATCGTGATTACACTCAACTCGAATAACGCCCTGCTTTGTTCTGGCTGCGATTTGTTCAATCGTGGTTGATTTGCCTGTACCAGCGTGACCAGTAATCATTACAGGCTTGTTTTCAATAATATCCATTACAATGTCGCCATGAATGGCTAGTTCGAACTTATAAGCAGAATCTAGTTGAGGAGATAATTCTGGCAAGTGGCCGAGTGCTAGTGGAATACCACAAATTTCTGGCCCTTCGTGCGATTCGACAACGACATCAACAACATCACACTCATATTTTTCCATGTAGGCTACTAGAGCATCTTCGCCCAAGTCCTGATGCTTTGATTCTATGTGTGGTACTAGATTATCTGACTTGTAGGCACAAATCTTACAGGTTAAACGCTTTCGATCTCTCATAGTAGTTACTCCTTTGTTTTGGCTTAACTACTATGTTATATCATCATACTCAGTATGTCAACTATATTATTCTGTATTATTATTAGCTACTTAGAGGCTATCTTTTTGGTTAGCTCTGTTTTTTGCTTCTCGTAGTCAAAATTAACCTCTTTTAACTGCCTGTCGTACATCTTCGCAAATGCCTTCATCCCAAGGTTGATCAGAGTCTCAACGGAATGGGAATAGGTCACACTATCCACAGACAAACTATCTACTTCCATAGCTCGTTTAACTGCCTCAATGCAAGTCCAATGAAAGCTTGAAAGTTTCATCGTAAACAGTCTTGGTTTGTCATCTCTTTGTCTTCTCATAAGTAGCTCCTAATACATTGGTTTTATTGGTATCCACACATCTTTTAGGCGAAGGCGTGAAGGACGTTTTTTTGTTTTTTCAAAAACTAAAACACACTCAATAAGAGTGTTGGCGTGTAACTCTAACACTTTTTCAATAGGCTGTTGATAACCCCCAGCAAGATTCCAAGCCACTGGTATTTTGTGGGCCTTGCAGGTTCTAAAAACGATCTGATCACGCTCTCGCATGGCTTCAGTGGTCAGCATTTTGCCAAGCGGATCGTCGATGTGCGGATCGGCACCAGCTTGGTAGAGTACAACATCGCAATCTGAAAATTTATCAATGATAGCTTGCTCTAAAGAGTTAAGCCACTGTCGCTCAGAATCAAAGCGATAAAACTCTCTGCCGAAAGTGTAATGGGAAATTTTATTTTCAAGGCCAAGAGTCTTGATGATGTTCTCAGTGCCGTCCCCGTAATGGGCATCGAGGTCAAGAATACCAATCTTAGAATGGCCTTGATCGAGTAACTTGACGGCTGCGGCCATAAGGCCGTTGAAAGTGCAAAATCCAGAACCGTGGTCATAAGAAGCATGATGGAATCCAGATGTCAGAGATACTGCAACGCCTTTGCGAATAGCACACTTGGCAGCAGCGTACATAGAGCCAGAAGTCCATCGTAAAGTCTTGGCAATTTCTGGCAATCGATTGCCAAAGCCATTGTTGATTTTACAATCAAGAACTCCTTTGACGTACTTGGGATCGTGAACACGACAAAGGGCAGAGATAGAGATTGGGGAAAAACATTCTTCAATTTTTACAGAAGGGAATTGAGAAAAAACGTCTGCAACGAGCCTTGGCTTGGAAGCAGAAGGAGAAAAGCTATTGTTTTTCTCAGCACTCTGAAGTGGATTGTAAAAAACCTTAATCATACTAACCTAACCTCTGGTAGCAACGTGATACGCAATGCTACTTATTTCTGAATCGGTAACTTCTATACCCAAGCCTTCAGCGATTGTGCGAACTAGCTCTTCTAAGTCCACATCGTCTGTATAATCGGTATAGGCACCGCTAACCTTATCACCTACTTTTTTTAGTCTTTCGTCGTCACACACGATACATTTGTGCATAAAAACCTCACTTATTGACTACCATGTTATACCATAACACTTTGTATTGCAAATTTCATACAAAATCATACAGAATAATAAAGACTTAACTCTTGGATATTGCTATTTATAACGCATTGTGTATAATAGTAATTGTAAGCCAAAACAAAGGAGCTATTATGGCAATCAAACCAAAAGAACCAAAAACGGCATCAATACTAACATTCCCCGAACCAATGGAAAGCAAGGTCTGTGGCATTTTTACCATGCAACAAATCTCTAGTATTTCCAAAGGTCTTTTTGATGATGGGAAAAAAGAACTCGAAACCTATCTGCAAGAAAACACAGATGGGATCGACATCAAAACTAGCGAAGGTGTGCCAACAAACTATGGACTTATAACCTACAAGTCTATGTCGGCAGACAAAGTGGATACAGACGCTTTGGTTCAGCTAGTCAAAGATGGAGTGATCACCATCGAATCGCTTGTTGCCCTTGCCACTTTTTCCACCACAAAGCTTAAAGAGAGTTTGCCAAAAAGCTCTTTAGACAAAGTTATTATTCCTAACGATCCTAAGTTGTACTTAGAGTTTCGTGCGAATTCTGACTTCAAGGCCAAATGCTTAGATGCTTTTTCTCCATTGCTTGAGGCAACGGTCGAACAATCTGTCGAAGCTCCAGCACAAGCCGCTCCAGTAGTAGCACCAGTTGAAAAAAAGCACAAAAAGGAAGCGGCTGAGAAGGCAAGAGCAATCGTGGCAAAATCTAAAAAAACTTCTGCTCACGATGAGTTATCTAAAATCTTGGGGAAATAGTTATGAAGTTTGAACTAATGCCCCCATCACGTTGTACTGCGAAACTACCAGATAATTTTGAAAAAGATTATTTGGTAGCTGAAGAAAAATTGGATGGATCTCGCTATGTCCTATACATAGGTGGAGATCCATACGAACGCAATTCTCCCAATGCTTTGTTATCTCGCAGGGTATCCGAGATAGATGATAAGCACGTTGATCGAACTAAAAATGTTCCTCACATCACAGCACAGTCTTACTCAGGGTTAGAGGGGACTGTGCTGGATGGGGAGATCATGGCAGAGAATTTTCTTCAAACCAACTCCGTGATGAATTCTGGCCCTGCGCTCGCAATCCAAAAACAAGAACAGTATGGAAAGGTTGTTTACCACGTTTTCGATGTAATGAGTTTTAGAGGCATAGATGTGAGAGGAAAATCTCTCGCAGATAGAAGAAAAATTCTTGAGTACGTTGTAGCAGAGATGAATAACGAGTTTGTCAAAGCAATCGCTCAAGTCCAAGGTGACATTGAATCGTATTTTAAAGAAGTTGTGGGCAAGGGTGGTGAAGGTCTGATCATCAAAGATTTGCGAATGGGTTATGGGATTGGTTGGGCCAAGATGAAAAAGAGTTACGATGTTTCCTGCGTTATCAGTGGTTTCAAGTCTGGGAATGGGAAATATTCAGGGAGTGTGGGAGCAATCGCCCTATCAGTGTACCACGAAGACAAATTAGTAGAGATCGGGTTCGCATCTGGGTTTGACGATGCGATGAGAAATCAGATGGCGAAAAATCCTGAGAAATTTATTGGGAAAGTTGTAGACATTTTCGCCCACGAAATCCAAGTCTCAAAACGCTCCTCAGACAATCCTGTAGGGAGGTTGAGGCACCCCACTTTTTACAGATTCAGAGAAGACTTAAATCCAAAAACAGTTACCAGTGAAAAACTCAAACAGGATTTAAAGTCCAAAGTGAGAAATCAGAGAAATAAATTTGGAGGAGGATGATGGTGAGCCAAACAAAAACATTAGAGATCCTTCGGATGGCAGAAGTAGTTAAAAAACAGGGTCCGTAAAACAAGAATTATCCAATCACCAAATCAGGATCAAAAATAACATTCTTATTGCACAGCGTTAAGTGATATGGTATAACCTTTCCCATGCTTTTGGCCTTTTCGATCACGTCCATAAATCCAACCAAATATCTAAAATAAGGATAGAACCAGTGGAAGAACCTATAACGATTAGTAAAGAGGAATCAGAGTTAATATGCTTGGAGAAGGTGTTTTTAATAGATCAGGTTTTAAAAAATTACCAAACAGAATTTCCATCCGTCACCGAAGCGGATTTGATTCATTTAAGAAATAGGCTGCATAAGCGCAGCATTGAAGAGATTAGAAGTTTGTTGTCAGAGCCAAGGTGTTACTAAAAATAAACGGGCCAACCCCCCACTTCCAAGGAAGATTGGCCCTAGCTTCCTATACTCTTTTTTATTGTATCACAATAAAAAGGTCACTCGCTAGACCTTTCTAGTTCAATCATTAAATCCAATCCTGATACCGAAACTTCAAACTTGGCTCTCAGCACAGAAATAAACCTTTCCAACGTGCTTACAAAGGCTTCTCCAGAAAGATTTTCTGCTTTTAATTCACAAAGCACTATTTCATTTTCTTTTTTGACCGCTTTGATTTTAAGCGGCCCGAATTGTTTTTCGATTTCAGGTTTGAGATTTTGTGACAACATAAGCGAGGGATCGTCAAGCAAAACCTCCCCGTTGCGAGAATAGGTTTTAGCCAAAAATCCCACACCAACCTTAATACTAGCGGAATAAGCAATCTTATTATTGCCATCAAATTCATATTCAGCATCACCTCCTTGAACTAATCCATTCTTTAGAATTTTGAATTTTTCCATGTTAGCTCTCCTGTTAGTTACAAACTGAATTGTAAATCTTAGGTGCAAGCCAAGGTGCGACCTTTTTATCCACGACGAATTCAACCAACATCCCTGCTGGTGAGCAGATAAAAAAGTAGCCAATCCCGTATGTCCCGATTGAACAACCGATGACGGTTGACCAGTAGGACACAACTGGGAGAAGGGATCGGTACTTTGGATCGTTTGTAGCAAAGTGTTTATAAAACTCATCGTACCCGTACTTGCATGGTCTAAAGACCACAACTAAGCCGTGATTGATGGTTTTAAGATCACTGAGTCTCAAAGCGACACAGAGTTGATACCCTAGCTTTGATTCAATCTTTTCGTAAGCATCACTAAGCCACTGAACAAGTGGTTCAAAATCTCCTATATTCCTATTTGCAACATCTCCTTGGTTTTGAGCTAATTTAATCAACTTGCCATCAAAGCGATCCCAACCTCGCTCAATCTCGTTGGCAGTTGTGAAGTGCCCACGCCTTCTAAGATTCTTAGATGCGATTTTGATAATTGCTTTGATTGATGTGTTTGAGTGATACGCAATCCCTTGAAGGGTTTGCATCTCACGTTCTAACTGATAAGCGGTTTCTTCAGCCGCTTCTTGATCTCCACGGGTGTAGTTTCCATCCCCATGGATTTCTATTGTGTAATCTGTGCCGAAGCACAAAGTGCACAGGGTTAAGATTGATATAATTAACTTCATTTAGTTGTCCTTTCGAGCGCAGCTTAATACGCTGCATTAATCTATTCGGTACAATCTGAAACGATCTTTAATCGGTGATGTGAAGTTACTTCGCCTTTTCGATGAGATTTCTTAATTCTTCGGAGTGATATTCATAACTTCCTGGGTCTTTTTCATCTGGCATTTTTACGGCTCGGACTTGGATTCCCCAAAGCCTTAGAAGATCGGTAGCTCTTTGAATTGATGAGAGTTTGTTTTTCTTTCTAGCTCCATCCTCCCACGCATCTCTATCCCACATGAGTACAACTTTTTTTACTCCTGCATTTACTAGATGCTCAACTTGTTGGGGATGTAGGTTCTTTCCATTCGTAGCTACTGCATCTTCTCCAACTTTACAGGCATCCATAAAGCCTTCGACAATGATAACTTCATCAAACTCGATTGCGTTATCGTAGTTGTATAGAACGTGCCTTGCTGAAACGCCTACGGGGTTTAAAACCTTTTTAAAATCATCGTTGTCAGGATCGTCCCAAGTAGCTCTTGCTTGCCAGAAAACTATCTTAGAATCCATGAACGTAGGCACGATGAGCCTATCTTTCGTGAATCCTGCATCGCTCAAACCCCATTCGTGATCAACTGCGTACTCGAAGGGGACTCCACGCTCGATAAGATAAGCGTGATTTTTCACAATAGGATTGTAACCGTAGGGAAGCTCAATCTCTTTAAGCTCTTGTCTCTCCTCATCCAAGTCGTAGTGCTCAATCTCAAGATGAAGGTTTAAATTCTCCATTGGATCAAGAGGTTTGCCCTGAAGTATTTTTATTGCAGAACCCATCGAGCACTTGTCAAAGGCTCGAATGAGATCAACCAAGTCCCCCGTCCAACTGCATCGGTAGCAGAGGTAGTATCCAGTCTTGGGATTTATCCAAAGTTTCTTCTTATGATCAGGCGTAGGCTCCCCACGCTCGACACACATCGGGCAGTTCGTTGCGTACTCCAAGTGAGAGTAATTTTCATGAACCTTGTACTCTTTGCTTCTCTCTTGAAGAAAGAGACCAATATCAAACCCTGGGAATTTCATCGTCTTTTCTTTTCAAGCATCCAAGGGAAGCTCAAATCGTTCTTTCTATCTGCGGCTCCACCTTTTGGGGATGCGAAAATCATGCGCTCAAAATCAACTAAGAGAAAAACCGTTTTGTCTGAATCCGAGGAGCGGTAAATATCTATATGGAATCTTAGGAGTCCCTGCTTCTTTTCGTTAGGAGTCTGATTGAGCGTGATAATCAAATCTGCAATCCTAACCTTCTCATAGCTTTCCGAAACGTGCTGCGCTCGTAAAATCCCTACAACATCAGGAGCATCTTTGGGACGCTGGGCTTGTGTCGCACTCCAGATAGCGACATCTTTTATCATCGCAAGTCTTTTGATGTCCCTATAAACCTCTGTTTGCTCAAATCGTTTTTCTTTTTCCCTGTGCTTGGATTTTAGGAGATCCGCATAGTCGATGATAACGACATCGGGTTTTCTGCCCACGGATTCTAGCTCTTTGATTTTGGCCTCAACATCTCCAACGCTGTACTCCCAATGTTTATTAAACGGAATGAGGTCTAGCCTGTTGAGATAGAGCTTATCTAACTCAGCCAATCTTTCTCTCTGCTTGTCTGTCAGATTGTCTTTTTCAAGATCGTGATACCTGATTCCAGAAAGTCTCGATTGGTAGCGCAGAACCGATTGGGTTGTGGTGCCTTCTAAAACAAAGTGGGCGACACGGCCAGACCTAGACATCAGTGCTGCGCATCCCATGTGAAGGAGCCCTAAAGATTTCCCCTTCTTGGGCTCGGCAAGTAATATTCCTAGCTCGCCTTTTTCAAGTCCCCCACGAAGAATGTTATCCAAATCCTCAATTCTGGTTGGAATTCTTTTCTCGTTATCCATGTTTGCAAGCACATGGTTGATTCGGATGTCCTCAAAATCTTTTAAACGAACTATCGCATCATCTCTGAAATCTATGGAATATAGCTCTGTAATCCCCTGAAACGTCTTCTCGTAGGCATCGCCATACTTCTTTGAATTCCAAAGTGTTTGTGCCCCCATAAAAACGGAAATAAACGCATTCTTCTTTGCGTACTCGGTGAGCTTTTCCTTGATGTAGTCCCTATCTTCGAGATTTAAGTGATAGATAAACTTCAAATACTTTTTAAGTGGGCCACGTTTGATTTTATCAATACGCTTTAGGGAATCTTCTGCCTCAATATACGAAAGCAAAGTCCCATCCTTATCCATTTTTCTTTGGATCTGAGAGAACAGATACTTCTGTTTTTCAGAATAGAGCCTATCCTTTGGAATATAGGAGAGAGTTTTTTTGCAAAACCCTACATCGGTTAGCATGAGGGCAATCATAGAATCCTGAAAAGACTCGCTAAAACTAAACTCTATCTCAGGCATTGTCCTCGTACTCCCTAAGTTGAATATCAGCCATCACCGAATCGTAAAGCTTTTCGTAATATTCATCTCCTTGATAAAGACACGCATTGAATTCGGGCCTAAACTTTCGTTTTTGATAAGCCTTATGAACACAAGCAATGAATAAACTCATGTTGTAGTTCTGGTCTTTAATTTTTTGAACAATGTTCTCACAGGCCGTGAGTTGTGATTTGGTTTTAATGGAGACAGGAGGGGCTTCAAAATAGAAATGCCTCCAATCATTCCAACATTTTAAAAAGTCATTCAAGGCAAACACTCTTTCCCTAAACTTTTTTGCATCGCCACTACTCACTGTTTTTGTTTTCGCAGCAAACAGAACTTTCTTAGTAGCTCTTTCATGCAGCATCTTAATTCTTTCTACCTGATCAATCGTTATGGCTGTAGGCTCTTTGCGATTGATTTGTAGTTTTGAACGATGCGGGTAAAACTTCTGTGAACCTTCCATACTTCAATCCTCTTATCCTCAGAAATTTCTTTCAGCGTTTTCCCTTCAATAATGTAATCATAAAAAACTCCCATCTCATCTTTGTTTAAAATCTTTTTAAGCATCTCTTGTGCATCGTAATCGTGACTAGGATCTCGAACCGCCACTTCGGGTAGGTCTTGGGGATCGCAGTAAATCAGTCTATTGGCTCTTTCTTTTTTAGAAAGATTGATAAAGTGATTTCTCACACAAGAAAAAATATAGGTTGTTAGTTTGGTTTGTTTCTTCTTGCTATAAGTTCTAACTGCGAAGAGTGCCGCAAGTCTCGCTTCAGAAAGCAAATCATCTTTCGTTAAACTGTGATTTGGAAATTTTCGTGTGTAGCGATAAACATAAAAATTAAGTAGGCGTGTGATTTCACTACTTGCAATATCCATTTCAACCCTCTTTTCCCCAAGCGGTGAAACGGTTTTAAGTGATCAATTTTTCTCTGGCAACAACGATCTAACGACACTCTAGGTCAAAATGAAATATTTTTCAGAATGAAGGCTTGTTCTTTTTTATACGTTGCAACACGTTCAAGAGAATGGTTCTCCAAATGCCTTTGGCCTAAGAACATGAAATCGTAAATTTCAGCTTTCTCTTTTCCTGGTGCTAGTCGTAGGGCTCTGCCGATTCCCTGGATGGTTTGGATTTCTGTTTTCTGGGCTCTGGCATTTATCAAAACATCAATCGTTGGGATGTCCACCCCTTCGCCAAAGATTTCGGTAGCTACGATGCAACGGATTCTCTTTTCGTTGAAATCCTTTTTGATTCTTTCACGATATTGAGATTGATCAGCACCAGATAAAAAAACTGCATCAGGAATTTGTTTGGCTAAAAGTCTCCCATGCTCAACTCTTCTGGTAAGAATAATCGTTTGCTTGTTCTCTTTGATTTTCTGAATCGCTATTTGTGACACAATATCTGCGAAGTGTTTGGACTTAACCAAGTACGAGTAGGCTTGGTCGTATCTGGTATTGTAGGGAATCCCTAGGTTTGGGTTGAAATTGATGATATTGATTTCTGGTCTAACCAAAAACCCCTGCTCAATCAGGTCTGAAGTAGTAACCTCATAAATAACTTTGGAAAGCACCCCATGCATTTCCATATCCGAACCATCGGATCTTAAAAACGTGCCTGTAAACCCGTAGCGGTAGTAGGCATTGTTGCAGTATTTATTGATTTTCTGATAGCTCCCACTGGCCGAGTGATGGAATTCATCGATCATGAGCATCTCGAATTTTTCAAATAACTTAGGCGGCATCTTCATCAATCTTTGGAAATTGCAAACGATGATGGGAGCATCACTTCTAATATCTGTGTGAACTGAAGCTTTACCGAACCACGAGATGTAATCTTTGAGAAGCTGATCTTTGAGGCTTAGGTTTGGAACTACCATAAGCGTTCTTACTTTTTTATCAGCAATGATCATCGCACTCGTAAAACTTTTTCCCCCACCTGTGCAGATTTTAAAAACCCCCCTAGATTTTTGTTTAGAAACCTCTAGGGACTCGTTTTGATAGTAACGAGGGGTAAGAGGTGCATTGAGCTTTGGAAAGTAACTGTGGGCGTTTGGCCGCACACGGTAATCCTTGGCTACAACTTTGTGACCTTTGGTTTTTAGATAATCTACGACTTGGTGCGCTAGTCCTGTGGGGAATACCCCTTTCAGATTCATCAATCTGATTTTCCCATCCCAGTAGGGAATCCCTTGGGCTGCATAAAGGGTTTGTTCGTTGGAGTAGGAGCAGACCTGTTCTCTTAGTTCGGTGATGATGCCCACAGGGGCAATCACCTGCGATTTCGCATTTCCTATTTTCAAACAGATTTGCATTAAATTTTAGTAAGCTCTTTTATCTTGCCAAAAATCTTTGCACCTTTTTTTAAACAAAGTTTTAAATCTAGCAGAGTTGGATAATGTCTCAGCAATCTTAGTGCCTCTTTTCGTATCAGCCTTGGCACTTTAGGTGTTTTTTTTGGATCTAAAAGTTTTAAAAGAAAATCTCTGGTATACAAAACCGCTCTTGTTCTTTCATCTGGCAAGGTCATTTGTTCACCTCTTTAAAAGTTGTACGATATAACTTCAGGTTATACATTCGCACTTTCATTTTTGAACTTCCAAAATCAAATCTCCCATATAGCTGCGCTTCTCTCTGTTTTTTAATTCATCAAAATCGGATTCGGAGTGGGCTTTCTTGCTTATTTTCCCAAATCCAACCTCACGAATTAGGCTTTCTAAATCTTCTAAATCAAAAACATACTTGTGCCCCCACAAGCGCATACCGCCATTTAGCATCTGGCATTTGTTTTTTGGATTCCACACGCTACTCCATCTGTTAATTCGACCTAAGCGGTAATCCTCTACCAGTACGGCTAGATCAGGAGTTGATAATCTGAGCACCGCATCGTTCTTCATTACTCGTTTGCATTCGCATAAAAACGAAAAGGCCACTTCTCTATCCAAATGTTCAATGAAGTGCTCAGTAAAAATAAATGAGACACTGCTATCGGGATATAAAAGGGGTTTTGTTAAATCGTGGCGTATGCCGCCTGGAGCGGGGCTTAAATCCAAATTATCCCACCCAGCAAATAAATGTGGCCCACAGCCTAGATGAAGTTTGATCATTCAAAAACCTATAATGCTTTGAATCTTAGATTTCAAACGCTTTAGGGCAAATACTAGCTTTTGTTTAGGTGTTCTCTTTCCTGTATCTTGGTAGATGGTTATTTCTTGCATACCACTGCCTTATTACTCTTTACTCTTTGTTGCCCTTCTTCGAGGTTGAAGGGAAATGAAACTGTTATCTAAAATGTATTAGATAAAACAGATAATCATAGTATTTAATCTGTTTATTGATCTTAGAAGATCATTACTGATCATATTACTGCTGATTATAAGAGTGATGTAAGTGATAGCAACTGCTTTAGTAAGCATTGCTGTATAGGGTTGAATTATTCTGCTGGCATCAGTGGGGAGTGTTAATCCAGTGGCAATGGCACTCAGGTTGTAAAGATAACCAGATACTTTGATAAACAAAGCAGAGGCTCCAAGTAGGAGAAGTGGTTTAACACCTTGGAGCGCAGCATTTTTCAATCCTACTCCAAAACTAAATTGTTTTGGATATGGTAGCAGTGGGGCTATTTGAATCCTACTCGTCGCTTTGAATCTGAAGTGCAGATGTTCTCTTCCCAAAAATGCTTTTCTCAGCTTTCTGTACGGGTGTTGCTTAACAGGGCGCACCGAATGGTGGTTTATCACCGTCGAATGAAGGGTGGAAACTTGGTTGTTAGTCCATTCGTTTGAAAAGTAGGAGTTACAAGGATAAATCTTTGTAGCGTCTACTTCTCTACTAGAATCCACGGCATTTAAGTTCTTTAACACAGGATAGATAGGATTACCTTGGTTAGCGATTTCTAGTCTCGCTAATCTCATCGGGGAGGATTTTTGTGTCCACGTTGGGTAACTCTCTGGCAGATGTATAAACTCAACTGCTTCCCTTTTACCCTTCATTTTAGTTTCAACCACAATCATTTTGAATCTAAACGAACCCCGTTATTTGAAAGTTTCTTGAGAGGGCTTTTTACGGCTAATCTCTCCTGTTTTTTAAAAGGGCTTGGGGTGCAAACCTTCAATGAAAGCCTCTGCCCTTTAAATCTGTTTTTAGATTGGAAAGTGTTTTAGGGGTTTTTGGGGAAGGACTCAAGGCTCGGTGCAACAAAGGTTGTACCGTATTACTTATGGGTAGCTGCGTTAGGGGTGATGCGACGGAATGCCGAAAGGAGGTGAACACGGAGGCAAAAATGAAGAACTATCTTTTTTTAGCTATGAGTATTGTATTGCATTTAACTCTACTGGGGTGCGGAAGATCCACTGCCCCAGCAGAGTACACGGAGTATGAGTACATCGATATTACTTCAATCAATTCCCCAACAAAATACGCAACGGGTTATATTAAAACGCATAATGGTCACGGATTAGTTGATGGAGCACCTTTCAAACCTGCTCCTCAAGTTAGAAATCTCCCTGAAAGCTTTGATTGGCGTGCCATCGGGGTAGATCTTCCAGTTAAAAATCAGGGCTCCTGCGGTTCTTGTTGGAGTTTCTCGACCGTGGCGAATCTAGAATCGTTGGGTGTAATCTTTGATAAAAAAGAATTGCAATTTAGCGAACAAGAAATAGTTGATTGCGATAAAGATTGGTATGGGTGTAACGGAGGTAACTTCGCTGGCCCCTATTTAACGAAATATGGGCTCGCCCTTCAATCGGATTATCCATACGAAGCTCGTACCATGAAATGCAGAAGAGAAGGCAAACCAAGGGCAATTAAACCGATTTCTTTTTATAACCTTGGTAGCTCCAACAAATCTCCTACGGTAGAAGAAATGAAAGCAGCAATTCTTCACTACGGGTATTTGAGTGTTGCGGTAGGAGCCAACTCCAGATGGGATGGTTACAAGGGTGGAGTGATGAAGGGTTGTGGTTACAAAGGGGTCAATCACATGGTCAATCTCGTTGGTTGGGATAACAAAGGAAATTGGATCATGAGAAACTCTTGGGGAGCTAAATGGGGAGATAAGGGTTACGCTCTTATGCCTTTTGGTTGTGACAAGATAGGTGTCGAAGCTGCCTACTCGGTCTTGGAAAAAGAAGAGTAAAAATAAAATAGTTATTGAAATTTGAAAAAATGTAGCTAGAAATACCCTAAAGCTATTTACAACACTTTTCCCCAAGATTAGTGATGCTTTATTCATGCCATACAGGGGAAGTAAATCTCTAAAACAGGTTTACTTCCCCTTCTTTTTGTTAGTATTCTTTTTTACAAATGAAAAAACTGGTCAAATGCTTTTGCCCATTATCAGGGCTTAAGTACGAAAAAGAGCTTACCGATTTGCAGATCAAATCTCTTACCGAGGTTCGTGGGAGATTCTTTTTAGTTCATGGCGATGTTTTAAAAAAACATTCAAAAAAACAGATGCTCACCATCAAATCTTACGGTAATAAGGAAAAAGAAATCAAACAAATCAAAAAGCCTAGCAGAAGGAAAAAGAAGAATGAGGTTACAACCAGATCCTAAAACTTTGTTTTTAATCGTGGGAAGAAGAAACGGAAGAAGATTCCATTTTGGATTTGTTGAGAACAACAAAGAAAGACCTCTGTGCGGAGCAAGGATTTATTCTAAGTTGGATAAAAAACCCAACATTCTTCATCAGGGCAGAATGAACTGTCCCTACTGTCTTGTGAGATACAAAAAGATCGTAAGAGATATTAAAAAGCTCGGAGTCGAGTGGGTATGTTATGGGGAATGGAAAGAGTTAGATAAAAGAACTTTCGAGTCTGTTAATCCAGACATCAAAATCCGAATGTCCGATGCTCCTTGGAAACACAAGATAATAAGTGGTCGTTTGGCAGGCGAAGTATGAACATGATGCAGAAAGCACAACTGGTTTACTGGTCTGTTATGATTATTACTGGAGTTGTCGCTTGCATCACTTTAATTAAAAAGTTTTGGTAAATGATAATAGGAAATTGAATGGCTTGGATCTGTTTAGCGGTATTGGGGGATTGTCAATCGCCCTCAAAGATTGGGTTAAGACCATCGCTTACTGTGAAGCGGACAAACACGCTCAAGGTGTTCTCTTATCACTGGAAAGGAACAGTACGACCCTAGCGACAATAGCTGGTGGTCAGTTGAACCCAACGTGGGTAGAGTGGCTAATGGGGTTCCCCTTAGAGTGGAGCGCATTAAACGCCTTGGGAATGCGGTGGTTCCAATTCAAGCCAAAAAAGCATTTAAAATCTTGCTCAACCTAAAATGAAGAATCATCCAGACAATTTTCTGATAGTTCTAGGACTTATCTCGGTTTATGCCCTTTTTCTTTACTACTCTTTAAAATAAATTGCTAAAAATTTGCTTCCAGTTTGTATAACCCTATAAAGGAATAATTTATGTGGGTTTCAATCATTGGAGCGGATGGCTCAGGGAAAAGGGCTGTGGCAGATCATCTTATAACCAACCATCGGTATAAAGATTGTAGCTTTGCACCAACATCGGTAGAAACTTCGCTGCAAAAAGAGTTAGAGATTTTAACTAAGCGCATGGAGCAGCATCACGTTGCTCACAAAGAAGCGGTCTTTGAAAATGCGCTCACAATTAGAAGTGCAATAGATAGTGTGGACTTCTTTCCAGAGTATCTTTTAAAAACTCATAGAATTTCAAAATCAGATTACAATTTAATCAGGCTCTTTAGGAGCTATGTGTTAGATCGTTTGCCGCTCCCCGATTGCGTTATCTTTTTGGAAATTGATAAAATCAATGCCCATAATAGAAGCAAACTCAAAAACCCAGATGTGGTTATCACAGATGAAGAAATCAATCTGCAATCAGAAATCTATCAAGAAATTACAGATGGGATTGGAATTCCTTTGATTAGAACTACTATGGCTCAGGATTTTAAAGATGTATTGACTGAAATTGATTTTGGTCTAAGCAGCATTCGGGCCGCAAACCTATCTCAACGAAGTATTTTTAGAAGGGAATTTTACAGGTGAATTTCGTCCACCTTCACTGCCACTCAGATGCTTCAATCGCAGATGGGCTATTCACTCCTAAACGATGGATTGAAGCCTATCACACGAAGGGCTACAAGGCCGCAGGTTTAACTGATCATGGAACCATGAGTAATCTATTGCCCTTTTATCAAGAGGCAAAGAATAAAGGGATTCTCCCAATTCTGGGAGTTGAGTTTTACTTTACAGAAAACCCATTAGACAAAACTCCAAAGAACAGAAGAAGCTCGCACTTAATTCTATTTGCTAAAAACTTTGAGGGTTGGAAAAACCTCTGCCGTCTTTCTCAACTGTCTTACCAAGATGGATTTTATTACAGGCCACGAATTGGGTTGGAGTGGCTTAAAAAACACCGAGATGGTCTTATTTGCCTTTCAGCGTGTCAGGGCGGGATTCTCTCAACCGAAGTGTGGAAACAAAAGCGGGGCGATGAGGGACTGGGGCTACTCAACCAGTTCAAAAGAATGGTTGAGATTTTTGGTTCTGATTTTTATGTGGAGTTTCAACCGCATCAAACTTTAAATCAATCCGAAGAGGGTGAGTTTTGTTCTCAGAAGATGATTAACGAATCTCTCTATACGCTCAGAAAAGAAGTAGGGTTTCAGCAAATCGTTACAAACGATTGCCATTACATCCTTCCCGAACACGCAGATTTGCAGAGAAAGATAAAAGAGATGCAGTGGAGGGGTTTGAGTAAAAACTCTAGCATCGCTTCAGATAGTGCGACCTTCAACAAGGATAGAGGGTGTGATTCCCTGTGGCTTAAGAGCGGTGAGGACATCTATGAGACTTTTAGAAACAACCATGAATACATCGAAGAGTCTTTCTTAAAAGAGGGGATTGAGAGAAGTTTAGAGATTGTGGATAAGTGCAAGAATTTTGAGTTTCCCAAAAACAAAAGGTATCTGCCAAGCTTTGACGTTTCTGGCTCTAAAAAGTTTAGTTCTTCGTTCGAGTTCTTTAAGGCATTGAGCAGACACTCATTAAAAAAGCTGATCGACTCTGGTAAGCTAAATGCACCGAAAGAGGTTTACATAGAGCGATTCAAAAAGGAGTTCGATGTTATCTCGAAGTATCGTTTACACGATTATTTTCTTATTGTGTGGGATCTTATTCTGTTCTCTAATCGTAAGGGTATTTACTCTGGGATTGGTCGTGGGTCTGCTGCTGGCTGTTTAATCTCCTACATCTTAGGAATCGTAAAGATCGATCCGATTGAATACGATTTAATTTTTGAACGCTTTTTAAACGAGAATCGCTGCGTATCAGGAGAGCTTCCCGATATTGATTTGGATTTTGAGAGCGAGAGAAGAAACGAAATCAAACAGTACATCTACCAAAAGTATGGTAAAGATTGCGTATCAGAAATCGGCACCTACGGTCGAATCAGATTAAAAACCTCTATCATTGATTTTGGAAAAGCTTTTGGGGTTGGAACCCAGCAAGAGCTATTGTCCATTACTACAAAGCTAGATTTGGAAAAGGATGAGGCTCAAGATCCAAGGGCAGCCGCAAATAGCGATCCTAAGCTTTTAAAACTCTTTAAAGAGAATAGAAACTTTTACTTCGCAGTAAAAGAAATCAACGGCTCTATTAAGTCTCAGGGCGTACATCCAGCAGGTGTACTGATTTGTAGTGAAAAGATTGGGGACATCACGCCACTTAAAACCCAAGTCTCTAGTGAAGATGGGACTCGCATGGTCACAACCCAAGCGGAGGATAAATACCTGATTGCTCAGGGCTTCATGAAAATGGATATTCTGGGACTCAAAGAATACGATGTGATTCGTTTTTGTATCGAAAACGCAAAGCCAGAAGGAATCACAAAAGAGAATTACGTTGCTGAAATCATGGGCCGTGAAAAAGCAAATCCAGATAAAAGAATTTGGAAAATGTTTCAAACAGGAAAGACCGAGTGTGTGTTTCAGTTTGCTTCTGAGGGGATGCAAGAATTACTCAAACAAATTAAGCCAACACGATTGGATGATTTAATTGCAGCAAACGCTCTGTTTCGCCCAGGGTGCCTTGAAAACGGATGGCACACTCAATACTGCGATAGAAAACATGGCAGAGAAAAAGTGAGCTACGTTCATCCCGATGTGAGAGAAGTTTTAAAAACCACTTATGGAGTTTGCGTATTCCAAGAGCAGTTTATGTCCATCATCCACAAGATCGGTGGAATCTCCCTAGTCGAATCAGATGTGATTAGAAGTGCTTTAGGAAAAAAAGATAAAGAGAAGCTTTCTAAATTCAAAAACAGATTCATCGAAGGAGCGAAAGAGAAAGTTTCAGAAGTAGAGGCTACAAAGCTTTGGGATCAACTGGAGAAGGCCAGTTCTTATAGTTTCAACAAATCCCATTCTGCTGCTTATTCGGTTCTGGCCTATATCTCTCAGTATTTTAAAGTCTATCATCCGACACACTTTTGGGCTGCTCAAATAGATTGGGACATTCGCAAAAACGCTATTGATGAAATGCTCCTAAACAGAAGGGCTGCTCTTCGAATGGGAGTTGAATTTGTTTTGCCTGATATAAACAAATCCAAGAAAGAGTTTGTTGTAGAAGATGATAAGGTTATTTTCTCTCTTCAGTCTGTGAAAAGCGTTGGAGAAGGATGCGCTGAAGCAATCGTGGCTGGTCAACCGTACAAGGATTTTTATGATTTCTATAAAAGAGTCAACAAGGCAAAAGTTAAGTACAACAATATGGAGTCTCTTATTTTGTCTGGCACTATGGACGTATTTGGTGATCGAAGGGATTTACTGCATACGCTTGTGGATCTCAGCAACGCCAAGAAAAAAGCAGGGCCGAAGAAAAGAAAGAGAAATATCTCAGATACAGAACTGATGATGGCTTTTTACAAGTCGATTGGTTTTTTTGAAAAGTCCATAAAGACCGTGAGAGATTTCAGTCCCATGGTGATAACCGAGTCAGAGTTAAGAGAATACGCCCCTAGAGATGTTGTGATTGTTGGCGGCATGGTGTCAGATATAAGAGTGATAAGAACTAAAAACAATGAGCCGATGGCGTTTCTTACTATTGAAGATTCCGACGAGCTACTCGATGTCACGGTGTTTCCTGAAAACTATTTAAAGCACCACGAAAACCTCAAAGAAGGTTCGATTGTAGAGGTGCAGGGTGTCAAATCAGATTTCCGTGCAAAACAAAACGCAGTCGAAGCTCACCTTATTAGATTTTTATAAAAATAATTTGCTAAAAAATCCTGCCTGATTTGTATAACTGTAACAAAAGGAGAATTTATGTTTTCACTTATTTTGGCCTCGCTAGGGGTTTTTCCGCTTCCTGATGTTGGTGGTCGCTTCGAGATGTGCGAAGCGATGATGTCCAATCGGTATTACGCCTACAATAGTTGTTTCAATGACGATGTAGTTGTGGGTGTGAGATGGGATGGAGCCCAGATTCTTTTAACTTGTGCAAGAGTAAGAATCCTTTGTCCTAGCAGACATTCAACATGAAAAACCTTGTAGTCGAAATCGAAGGTCTTTTACCAGACAACGTAGAAATCAATCTGGAAAAGAGCCTTAAAATTACAAACGATTTGGATTACGAAGTAGATCATGCTGCATACACTTATGGATATATCGCAGTTCTTTCTGAGAAGGCAGAAGATCGCTACGAACGGCTAAAGTTTTCATTTGAGAATTGGCAAGCAGAGCTTGAAGCAAGACTTTTTAAGCAGCGAGAAGAAGAAATCAAGCAGAGTGAGTCAAAGCTAAAGCCATACACAGAAAATCAGATGAAGGCATTGGTAAGATCCGAACCAAAATACAAACTTTATAAAGATAAGTTATTAAGACTTGATCACGACAGAAAAGTTTTAAAGGTGTTTGCAGATTCACTTGCTAAGAAAAAAGACTTGATTCAAACAAAATGCAGTAATCGAAGAACAGAGGAGCGAAGATGAGCGTCATCGAAAAAATAGAAAATAGCGTCAAGGAAAGAGGTAGGGATCTGATCGTTGTTGCCAGAAATCACTATGGGAATATGGCCCGTAGCTGGTGGCAATTTGCTAAGGCAGTGGCTCTAATCAAAGAAAGCAGAAGCTACGAAGTTGAAGGTCACGACTCTTTTAAAGAGTGGTGCCAAAAAGAATATCCAACAATCAATGAGAAAACTCTTCTAAAACTCTCTCTTATTGTAGAGGAGTGGTACGAGCCCATTGAAAACAGATTGGAAAAGGATGAGGCTTTTAAGTTACCAGCTTACGAGTCCTGCTACCGAATTGTATCAGCGAAAGATAGATTGCCAGCAGCAGAAGTTTCTCGATTGAAGAAGGAATTGCTTGATGAAAAACTCTCCTTTCATACGCTTGTGGAAAAGATCAAAACCAAAGCGAAACCAAAGGACAACGACTTTTCTAGAGTGCATCCCGATGTGCTAGAAAAATCGTTGGTAGCTGATTTGTCTAATGATGAATTGGATACTGATTACGACGATGCAAACCTAGACAACACCGACATCGAAGATGCGGATGATATTTTTGAAATGTCTTCATCTGCACCGAAGAAGAATTTGGATTTGGTAGGCAGAATTCAGGCTCGTGTGGATTACTTAAATGATAATTTGCCAGCACTTTTGGATTCGGATGATTTGTTGCAAGCAGAAGAGCAAATTGTAAAGCTTGCAGAGAGCCTTAACACAACATTGGATCTGTCAGAAAAACTATTCACTAAATTGGAGGAAATCTAATGACATTCATGGATAAAATGATGGCTAAGAAGGACAGAGTTCTTTCTCAAACCAAACAAGGATACGAAAAAATCAACTGGTTCAAACCTCAAGATGGGGATCAAAAAATCAGAATTCTACCTCACATTGATAACCTAGATATGAAAAGCGACAAAGAGCCTTTTCATGAGATTCTAGTTCACTTTGTTTCTACGGCTAGTGGCAAAGGATACAATGTGCGATGCGAAAGAGATAGAGAAGCAGGTAGCACTTGCCCATTCTGTCAAAAGTACGATGAGCTTTTGAAAGAAGGTAAGAAAGAAGCTGCTTTTGCTTACCGTCCAAGGAAAGTGGCGATTGCGAATATTCTAAACTATTCTCAAAAATGCGTACAACCATACATGATGCCCACTACGGTTCATAAGCAGGTGTGGAGCTACTTCGGAGATTTCGGTAACGTGTTTTCTCTAAAGGAAGGCCGAGATTTTAAACTCACCAAAGGTAAAAACCCAGCCAAAGCTGGTCGCATGGCAGTGGAATATCAAATCATTCCTCTAGCAAGCGAAAGCGAAGTGCCAGCTAAGGCGATGGCAATGATTGAGGATATGGAGCCTATCGAAAAATACTACGACAAGTCGGGCGTTGACGATATGAAGAAAGCTTTAGGACTCGTTGATGGGGACTCCGATGAAGAGTTCGACAACACGAGCACAGACGAGTGGAATGAAGAAGAGACAAAAACAACAACCAAGGCTACGGCCAAAACAACAACTGTGACTGCCAAGGCGAAAGCCGAAACTGCCAGAGCAGCAGCTACTAAAAAAGCGGCTCCTGTAACCACAGAAGATGATCTGGATATGGATGAAGAAATCGCTCGTTTATCCAAAGACTTGGGTGACGATGACGACGATCTAGATTTTTAGGAGGATTTGGTGGAGCAGGACAGAATCAGTTATTCAGCAGGAATGAAAGTAAATATGGGAAATTACGAATCTGCTGATTTCCATGTGTCAATGTCGAGCGATGTGAGAGCAGAAGAAACTCCAGAGCAAGCACTCAAACGAATTGCAGAATTTGTTGATGTTGCTCTGGAGAAAAAGGTTCGTGAACACATCCCATCTCGATTTGAAAACGAGGGCGATGATAAATGGTAACTACCAACACAGGCAAAGAAAGAAAAAGATATAAGCCAAAGGCTACTGAGACAGTGGTTGAAACCAAAACCGTAAGCGACGATGATTTCTTTGACTCGGTTGTGGCAGAGGCCAAGCGCATTTCAGATGGTGAAGGTCTTTTTGTACCAGAATCTACCAGCGATTCTGCCTTGCGTCCTACAGCTTGGGTTAAACTACACCCAGAATTTCAAAAGGTACTCTGTGCTGATGGAATTCCGTGTGGTTTAATTACAGAAGTTTTCGGGCCGCCCGATGCAGGAAAAACCAGCTTTCTCTGTGAAGTAATGCGCCAAATGCAGCTTCAAGGTGGAATCGTGTTTCTCTTTTTGTCCGAACGAAAGTTTGACCTGAAGAGAGCCGAGTACATGGGAGTTGATATTAGGCGAATTATAATCAGGCACCCGAAAACTATTGAACAAGTAGGAGAGTATTTACATGATGTCGTCCAAAGTATTAAGTCGGCTCAAAAGAAGAATAAAAAGATCGGGACTCGTCCAGCTTTGGTGGTATGGGATTCTCTTGGGGCTACTCCTTGTGCTAAAGAATTAGATGAACGTAGAGGGGACTTCGCTGCCGATCAAGCCGCAGCAATCACGGTTCTTATGAGAAGAACGCAAGGGCTCATTGCAGATAACGCAATCGCCTTTGTGATGAGCAATCAAATCTCCACGAAAATAGGTGTAACCTTTGGAAAGAAAACCCAAGCTAAGGGCGGCTATGCTCCAAAGTATTACAGTGCCATTCGACTGGAGTTTACTCAAATCGGGAAAGTCAGAGCGCAGGGCGGTAAAACAGGCGATCCGTGGTGTGGAATCAAGACCAAGATGGAAACTGTAAAAAACCATGTGGGTACTCCATTTCAGTCTGGTGAATTTGTTTTAGATGCCAAGGGATTTGTGTTCGACAGACAGGTGGAGCCGATTCCAGATTTTTTATCTTTGCCTACAAAAATTGTGTCAGGGGATTTAGATGAAGAAGAAGAATTCGAGTAAGAAAATGAGTCCAGCGACAGAGTTTATTTATAAAAAGTATAAAGAAATCGTCAAAACTTTTGATGAAACCAATCATCCATTCTTGGCAGAGGGATACTCGGTTATCAACATGAAGTTTTGGGATGCTGACATTACTCCTGTTTTTACCAGAAGAGTCGAAGCACTTGAGGCGTTGTTGTTTAGCTTTATTGAGCATTGTCATGACGATGCTGCGTTGGATAGATTGCAAACTTCTTTGTTACCAAACTACAAAGAAGAAGATGATGGGATGGTACATTGATTCTTTTAATGTATTCAGATTTGCATTTACGCCCAGAGCGACTTGATACCTGTAAGTACGTTTTGGATTGGGTTAAAGAGAGGGCTGTTCAGTTGTCAAAATCAAACAAGGTTTTGATAATCAACGGAGGCGACTCTTTCAATACCAGAGGTGTGATTCCTACTTCTTGTCTCGACGTAGCGTCTAAGTGTTTCATCGAGTGGCACGAAGCTGGGTTAAAGCAAGTAATCATCGTAGGAAATCACGATCAAGAGGACAGGGGAGGACTGGTTCACCCCATGAAAGTTTTTGAAAAGTTTGGTTGGATGGTAGTTGATAAGCCAAAGGTTTGCTCAGACATTGCTTTTTTCCCTTATCTAAAAGCGGATGAGATTCAAAAGTATTTGAAAAGCAGCAAGTTGAAAAAGTGCAAAACCGCAGTAGTACATTGGGGGATAAAAGGTGCTAAAAGAAATGATACAAACATTGATACCGACGGAATTCCGATTGAATGGTTATCAGATTTTGACCAGGTTTTCTCAGGGCATTATCACCATAGAAACTCCATCGGGAACCTGCATTATATCGGTTCGCCTTTTCAACAAAATTTCGGAGAGATGGATCAGATCAAGGGGGTGCTCTTGTTCGATACCGAAAGCAAAGAGATCTGGTTTGAAGAGATCGTTGGGACTCCCAAGCACTACGAAGTCGAAGTCACTTGGGATGAGAATGGTAAAAGAGTTATCAAGGGCGAAGGTGAGTACACAGACAGAGATTTTGTCAGAGTAAAAGTAAAGGGAGATTCCGAACACGCACTATCTTTTAGGAAAGAAGACTTAAAACTTTCAGCAGCTTCCCTGAAGCTTGAGCGTGAGGTTGAAGAAAAGTTTACGTCACGACTGAAGATAGAAGATAGGCACAACATCTCTGGATTGATGCAGAAATACGTTGAGTTTGTTGGATTTAATGGAGACAAAAAGAAACTTTTAGATGTGGGGAGGGAGTTCTGTGATTCGGCTCATTGATTTACTTTGTCCTATCTGTAACTACTACGAAGAACGAAGCGTGGATTTAAGAGGATGTGACACAGAAGAGCAGAGAACTGCTGCTACCAGTGGAGTTTTTACCTGCCCTAGCTGCGAAGAATCGGAGTTGGAGCGAGTCTGGCTAAAAGCTCCTTCGACCAAGTTTGGGAAAGACACAGATCAGCACAACATAGAACGGATGCAAAAGTCTTTCAGAGAAAGATTTATGAAAAAAGAGTTGGATGATGTGAAGCACAAGTTTGGCGAGAGGGTAGTAAATGAGGCTTTGATTTCTGGAGAGGCTAAGAGAATCAAGGATAGGCTTAATGAAAAATGAAAGAGCATTGGGCAATCAAAGCATCAGGGTGTGTTGCTAGTTGGGTAAAGACTAAGATCAAAGAGCAGATTGTAGAGCATCACGTTATCCCTGAATTTAAGTGGTCACAGAGAGATAAGTGTTTTTATATCAATTCACGTTTTGGGTTGATTAGGTACAGGGCCAGAACAGAAAAAGATTTAATACAGTTCAGGCAGAGGTGGGCCAACAGGTTTGCCTATGCAAAAAGCGATAAGGAAATTGCCTCACTGTATCGAGAGATTTTAAAAACAGAGAAGGTAAAGTACAGAGGCACAGTGAGGATGCGTTTGGAGTTAAAATGGATTTAAAGACTATCACCATTTCTAATTTCTTATCGTTTGGGGAGTCTCAAAGTTATACCGTACAACCTGGAGCTATCTTAGTTACTGGAGAGAATCTCGACGAAGGGGGATCGAATGGATGTGGCAAAAGCAGTTTCGTTGATGGTATTGCTTGGGCCTTGTTTGGGAAAACAACCAGAGGTCTCAAAGCCGACGAAGTAGTTAATAGAAGAAATAAAAAGAATTGTTCAGTGGTTCTTGGAATCAATCATTTAGGAAACCGCTATACGATCTCACGGTACAGGAAACACAAGGAGTTTGGCGACAGACTCATTGTAAAGAAGAACGAAGACACCATCGAGTACGGCACTATTTCGATGACAGAAGAGTGGATTTGCAGCGAGTTTTCTTTGGATTACGATCTGTTTACCTGTACTGTGTTGTTTGCCCAGGGTAATACGTTCAACTTTGTGGATTCTGGCAACAAGGCTCAGAAAGAAATCCTATCTAAGATAATGCGAATCAATTACGAGCGTTATCAACAAAAAGCCAAAGACAAACAAAAAGAGTTAGAGCTAGAGATTCAAAAATCAGAGAGAGACTTGGACATTCTCAGGTCGCATCAGATTGAGGACTTGGACGCTCACTTTGAAGATCAAGAAAAGGCATGGGAATTAGAGAGAGCAGACAGGATAAAGCTGCTTGGTTCAAGATTGGTAGATTGCAATGAGAAGTTAAAGTCTATTGTGGTAGAGGACACTTCATTGCTTAAAATCCTAAAAGACAAGTGTACTACTAAAAAGGCAGAGGCAAGGCACAGGTACGATTCGATTGATTCTAAAATATTAGAAATCAAGATGAGTATTCGAGAAATCAATAGCAGAAAAAAGACTGGGGATAATTGTCCTACCTGTAACCAGCCTTGGCCTAACGATACTGAATGGAGAAACCAGCACGTTGAAAAGGAAGCTGCAAAGCTGGATGCGCTCCTGAAAGATTTGGAATCTCTAAAAGAAAGAGCCAAGGAGAAGATTGAAAAGTTAGATGAAAAGATGATCCAGATCCGCAGCCAGATTGCTGCGGTTCAGGAGAAACAAACAGCAAGAGGAATCACCGCAGGTCAAATTCTGACACTGGAAAATGAAATTCAGGAGTTAACCAATTCCAAAAATCCAGTAATGGAGTTGAAGGCTAAAGAGCAAGAGCGTCAAAATAAGATATTGGATAAGATGTCTCAGATTGAATCTTCGATTGAAAGAGCCAAGAATGATTTGCCTCTCGTATCTTTCTGGGTTCAAGCTTTCGGTGACTCTGGGATCAAGAGTTTTGTATTCGATTTGATTTGTTCAAGTCTCACTTCTAAAGCTAATAAATATCTCAACACGCTCACGTCGGGTTCTGTGGCTGTTACATTTGACACGCAGAAGAAGCTTAAAACTGGAGAAATCAGAGAGAAATTTGATTGTTCAATTATTACAGATGGGCAATCTATTCCTTATGCCGCTTACTCAGGTGGTGAGAAACGTAGAATTTCGCTCTCAGTAGATATGGGACTTGCAGAGATCATGAGTGAATATTATGAATCGAGTTTCAATTTCCTTATTTTTGATGAGCAGAGTAACTATCTCGACGATCAGGGGCGAAGGCAGTTCTTTTCTCTCATAAAACAACTGGGCCGAGACAAAGCGGTTTACGTTATTGATCACGACGCAAGTCTTAAGGGGATGTTTGATAACACTATGCTTATTCAAAAAAAGCACGGAATTTCGAGGATAGCGAACCATGCGTGAGTCAATTTTTGCTAGTGAAATCATGCGCTCGCTTCGAGAGCTAAACGTGTGGTGTTACAAGATTCCAGATAATCCTACGAGTTGGACGATGGCTAGGACTAGATTCACAGCAGAGAAGCCTTGCGACATCATAGCCAGCGTCAACGGACGAGCGGTTCTTTTAGAACTAAAGCAGATTAAAAAGTGGCAAGCTTTTGGGAAAACTCAGATTCGAGGCTCCCAGTTTTTGCATCTAACCGAGGCCGTCAAAGCAGGTGCTAAGAGTTTTGTTTTGCTTAACGTGCGAATCAAGCCAGAAGGCGTTTTCAAACGAGAGAACAGGTTGATTGTTTTTGATTGGGAACAGTGGGGATCATACTTTTTGGAGCACACCGTCAAGGCCAAGGATCTTGTAAACCACGAGTTTATCCAGGGTACTAAGGGGCGGTTTAATTTGACTACTTTTTTGGATAGAATTCATGGACTTTAATCCTGAAAACTTGAGAGATTCGTTGAATAACATTTCTACCGAAATTTCTTCTGCTAGTGAGATGGCAGAACAGGTGACGTTTTTAATGTTTGGTGCAGTGGTTACGACTACGAGAGCCTTTGACAAAGTAAAGATAAAAGTGGACTCTGCGACTAATAGAGTTTTTATAGCAGTCAGTTTAAAGTGGTGGGCAAACCACAAACGGCTTGAGAAGCTTCACAAGGTTTGGTTACGGCTGGCAGAAAGTAGATGCAAAGAAGTGACACCAGAGAACTGGAAAGTTTTGATTTACATAGACAGGGGGAACAAATGAAAGATCAAATACTAGCAATTCAGGAAATGAATAGCGTCGAAGAAATCAAGACCGCAACGGTTGAGATTCTTTTAAACTTGGCTACCAAGATCGAGGCACTCGAAGATAAAGTCGATGCCACTCGTGAAACGGTCGGAGCAATCGCAAGCAGGAACACGAGCCACAGCCATGCAAGCATCATCGGATAAGATTTTGGCTAAAAGAGCACTTTCAAAAATTGTTTCTTTATTGAATGACGAAAAAGCAAACTTTTATTTTCTAAAAACAATAGAGTTGTTTGAGAAGATTCCGTCGTTTTATCAGAAATCGTTTTTGGAGTTCTTTGCAGATGAGTACAAAGAAAAGGCTCCGCATTGGCAGGAGATGGTAAAGGATGAGACTCAGTATTTGCCAATGGTGAGATCTATTCTTTTTTATTTCTCAGGGAATAAAAAAGCCTCTCACCCATGCAAAGAGGACTTCTTGTCTGCGATAGCCGAATACTATCGAAGTAATTATTTTGAAAACACACAGACCGTAATTGATGCGGTCGCTTTTAAAGAAGAACTGGAGGAAGTACATGAGCAGCAAAAGCAAACGCACCGCAGAGATGAATAAGGCTCTGCAACACAGAAACCAACAGGTTAGAGATGTATCGGAAAAAATCTCTGATCTCGATGGCAGGGTATTATCTCAACATAAGTTATTAACTCAAATTTTGATTGTTCTAAAGTCTTACGATGCCAAAATTGACACGTTAAAAGAGCTTTGCGAGAAGGCCAATGTCTTTACTTCAGATGTTTTTGAAACTGGGATGGATGAAAAACTTGGGCTCAGGAAAAAAACAGAAGAAGAGACAGTCCAGTTGGGTGATACCGTGTGGGTTAACTACACGGCAACAGATGTGTCGAACTCAGAAAATAAAATATCAGATGAGAACTTTGTTTTAAGGGCTGGCTCAAACACGGTTGTCTTTGAGCACGAGTTGATAGGCAAAAAGGTTGGAACCAAAAACCTAGAGTTTGAAGCGACAGTAAAAGATACCAAGCTTAAATTCTCAGTAGATATTTTAAAAGCCAAGGCTAGAGTTGATCTGCCACAGGAGACTGCATGAACGAAGATGTTTTAGAACCCAAAAGAAGTTTTAGAATTAGAATTGAAGATACTGACACCATGAATCACGTTGATTTCAAGCTCGATTTCTTTAAAGAATCATCGGATGAAATCTATGAGAGAGGGTGTAAGATTTTACACAAGTCCATGGAGATCCTGGGCTATATCGAAGGAGAAGAAATGAACGGTACAGAAGAAAAGTCAGTTACCACAGATCCACAACAACAAGACCTGTTATTCCAGCATCCAGAAGAGACAGACAACATTCAAAAGTCTGAAAGACCTGATGCTGAATACATGAAGGATAGAGGACTTGATCAAGACACTCATGGGAAAAAGCACGAATGAAAAAGCTATTTCAGGTTGGAAAACTAAAAGAGATTGAATCAACCCCAGATGTAGAAAACGGTTTGGTTGTTGCCTATCGTGCTGGGAATAAAATTCATTTGCAGAATTTGGATTACTTGCCTGAGACAGATTTTAAGATCGGCTATGAGTCGAATCAGCTAGTAATTAGAGTTCAGCTAAATGATGGAGAAATGCTTGCCATTCATGATGCCAAGGGCAAGGGCGAGAAGGAGATTGTAGAAATATGAGCACTCAAGTAACTCTTTGCGAAGTATCTGATTATGTAAGTGTGGGATCGTTAAAGTTTTACGATGAAAACCCACGCACTATTTCCAAGGAAAGATTGGAACAGTTGAAAGAGTCCATTAGGAGCAAGGGCTTTTATCAACCCATTCTGGTTTGGAAATCAACCAACAAGAAAAAACACAATACAGTGCTTGCTGGAAACCACAGATTGCTTGCGGTCAGAGAGCTAATTGAAGAGGGATTTGAATTTAATCATGGGAAAGAAAAAAGTGTTCTCCCAGTTGTGTACGAATCTGTAAGCGAAGCGGAAGCAAGGGCTATTCTGTACGATTCAAACAACACTTATGCGAGTTGGGTTGAAGAAAAGCTAAGAACAGCTTTGAAAGATTGCACCACAAAGCAGATTGCGGATTATGGATTTACTCCACAGTACGTTGATACTCTTTTAAAAAACGCAATTATCGAGGCCGAAAGAGTCACCGAAGATTTAGAATTAGAAACGGCACCAGTTGATTTGGAAAGACTGAAGACCGCATTGGGTGAAGAATCTACTGCGGTTATTGTTTTGAACAGAGATGTTTTTGATTCTTTCAACAGCATGATAGCACCATTGGCAAAGCGATTAAACAAAAGCTGGAGAGTTGGCGACAATCTTTCTGAGGCAGTATTTGTGCTTATGGAAAAGGTTGAAGAACAAGGACTGATCCAAAAGCTTCTGGCCCAAGTGGACGAGAGCACGGATATTGACACGGTTATTGAAGACGAAGGATTTGAGGAACTTAACTTATGATGAGTGAAGAGGAATTATCTACCGTGGTGGTTCTAACTTTAGCCGCCACGGTTTTGTTTTTGGCTGCATTTGTGTTTGCTTTTTCTAATGAATGTCCCAATTTTTAGCTTACAGGAGTGGGATGGGCACCAGTTAAATTGCGTCATTCATGGCTCGATAGAGGGTGTTCTTCAAAAGATGCAGTGTAGGCCAAGGCTTACGTTTACGTCACCGCCTTACGGTGTGGGTAAAGTGATGAGCGCAGAAACTCCTACAAAAAGTCATTTGCCCCGTGAGTTTCGTTTTCGTTACAAAGAGTACGACAATCACGACGACGCTTTCGTCCCCGAAGAAACGTATGAGAAGTGGTTACAACTGCTTTGTGAAAAGTCTGGGTTGGTATTCTGGAATGTTCCATCCAAGCAATTTGAGCGATCTTATGGAGTTGATCCCAAGAAGGCTATTGGTCAGATAGTTTGGGATAAGCCAAACGCTATTCCTTTCCCTAAAAACAAAATTATTTATTTTCACGAGATGATTTGGGTTTTTGGAGATAAAAACCTTTTCACAACTTCGGTGAAATCAGTGTGGACTGCATCTACGGTACAGAAATCCAAACACCCTGCGCCATTCCCTATAGATTTACCAGGCAGAGCTATAGATGCTTGCACAAATAAAGGAGATTTGGTCTTTGATCCGTTTGGTGGTAGTGGCACAACAGCCGCAGTAGCAAAGGCATTGGGACGCAATTTTATAACCTGCGACATAAGCAAACAATATTGTACTTGGATGAAAGAGAGAATTGAGAAAACCAAAATAGTGTGACAAAGTTATATGTACAACCTTATTGGAGAACCCCATGATGAGTGATTTGGCGATTGTCCCCTTGGTAATTTTTGGTGTTGGTGCTGCCGTCGGCAGTGCTGTTACTGGCCTTGCGGCTTGGTTGCTTAGAAAGAAAAAGAAGTAACCGATAAGGCTATTGTTCAAGTTTATTGTTCAAACTTGGGGAAATTGAATGATAAAAATTAAAACTGCTGATCTGTATATGCTGATGCAGTATATCGAAAAAGAATCTCCTGAATTCGTAACGATTACGAAGGGAGAGGACAAGTTCTACTTTTCAGTAAAATTTGAGTTTGTTGATAAAGAAGATCGAGAGTGTCAGGTTCTTATTTATCAAGATACGATGGCAACACCTCCAGATCTTATTAAAAAAATGAGATTGGAAACCAGAACCAAAAGTAAAAAGACGTAGTGTGTCTCGTTTTTTGGTTCGCTTTCAGTACAATTTGTTTGTTTCTTGGGGAAATCAAAAACTATAACAACCAAAAGTCTGGAGTAAAATGTGTCTCTTCTAAAAAGAGTATTACACGTTTCAGATTGTCACCACCCGTTTGTCAATAAAGCAGCTTGGAAAATTCTTCTCGATATTGGCAAAGATCTGAAACCATCAGAAGTCATAATTCACGGAGATTTTTTCGACTACTATTCGGTCTCTCGTCACGTTAAAGACCCTATGATGGATTGGAAAACTTGGAAAGACGAAATGTCTGAGGCAAGAGGAGCGTTAGATGATTTGTTGAGTACAGTGCCTCACAAAAAAGTTGTCTATCTCGAAGGAAATCACGAAAGGCGTTTAATTTCTTATATCGCAAACCACGCACCGAAGCTTGCTGGAATCTTTAAGAACGAAGAAATCATGGGCCTTCCAAAAGACATTCTGTATGTCCCTTACGGGCAGTCGGGGATGTATAAAATTGGAAATCTAGTTTGTGTCCATGGTTCCAGGGCAGGAGAAAACCCAGCAGCAGCGATGGTTAAAAAATTTCGAAGCTCTGTTATTTTTGGGCACACTCACAAAATTCAGGAGTATCACATCCAAAATGCCCATGGAGATGATTTTGTTGGCCTCAACATCGGCTGGCTTGGCAATCAGCTAAAAGCTGCGGAGTACATACTCGACATTAGCGATTGGACTCACGGATTTGGAATCACATATCACAAACAAAACGGAACTTTTTATCATCAGTTGGTGTCACTGCAAATGCGTAAAGGGGTTTACTCGGCCTTCTTCAACAATACGGTATACCAACCATGAAAAAGAATTTGTTAAAAAAAGGAAATTTGGTTGAAATCACTTTCCTAGATCATGTTTGCACCACAGGTGGGATGGTTCCACCAGTCGTATGCCGAGCGATTGGAGAGATTATAAATGAAGACAAGGATGCCTATTATTTGGCTTCCTGGCTCACAGATGAAACGGATTACACCAACATCGACTCTCACACCGTTCTTAAAAGCACAATCAAAACAGTCACCCTCCTGCACCGAAAATAGCAGTATCATTCAATTAGTGAATTACGTTCACTGATTCTCCTTGACGCAATGTGTTACATTGTGTTAGTATGTAATTGGATGGAGGAAATATGAGTGACTTAACAATAGCCAAAACAATCCTTTCCCAACTAGGCGGTAATCGGTTTATAGCGATGACGGGAGCCAAAAACTTTGTGGGCTCAGAAAAGGGACTGTTCTTTAAAATAGGCCGCAATTCAACCAGGATTAACCTAATTAAAATCGAATACAACTACGGGAAGGACTTGTACGAAATGACCTTCATCTACTGCGCTAAAGGGATTTTAAAGGAAATTAAGAAGTTTGAAGACGTTTACGCAGAGGATCTTCAAATCATTTTTACTGAGGTTACAGGTCTTTATACACACTTATAGGAGGTCGTTATGGGATTGGATATGTATTTACACAAAAGAACCTATGTTAAGTATTCGGACAATTTAGAGCTAAAATTGCTGCTACAAAAATCAAAATCTGTAGATGTCGAAAAAGTTTCATACATTGTTGAAGAGGTGGGCTATTGGAGAAAGGCGAATATGATTCACAAATGGTTCGTCGATCAAGTCCAAGACGGTAATGACGATTGCAAAGAGTATTATGTGCCTTATAGCAAGCTGCTTGAACTACAATCGCTTTGTAAAAAGGTACTAAAAACCAAAGACGCTTCCCTACTGCCGCCCACAGAGGGCTTTTTTTTCGGTTCAACGGACGTAGATGAGTATTACTTTGAAGATTTAAGGAAAACTATCGAGATAATATCCAGCCTCGATAAACGGATGGATTATTATTATCGTGCTTCTTGGTGATAAGGAGGTGCATATGAACACTTTTATTGTAATAGGCTTGGTTTTGCTCTCAGCTTGTAGTTCGACCGAAGTGAGAACCCGTTATAGCGATAAAAACATGAGATTGATGGTCGATCCCGATAAGGTCGATGAGGCACAACACGTTAGGCTCCAAACTGCTCTGGTTAAAGCTGATAAGTGGACAGTGATCGACCGCAAAGATGGCTTTTCAGCGATTAAAAAGGAGCAGGACAGGGAGCATCGCAATGATTCAGACCGATTCTCGGATGAACAGAAATGGGCTCAATGGGGACAGTTATACGGGGTCGGAGCCATTTTAGTCCCTCATGTTGATTGCTACCTGAAGCAAAGCCTATTCACTCAGCGATTATCCAAACAGTGCGTTCAATTTTTGCGATTAGTTGATGCCAACACCGCAGAGGTCATCTTGGCGGTTGAAGGTTCTAGTAGTTCAATAGAGAGTGGTACTCCAGACTGGTATGAGGTCGTGGAAAAGCTTGGCGATGAGTACCCCACCCAATTCACTGAAGATAAGATTAGCGAGCGTTTAATGCGATATAAAAAGCAAAGTGAAGCTAGGGCTATTGCTCAAAAAGTACACACAGAAAAAGTGGTCAAAGAGATTGACCATTAAGAGGTCGTTATGAAAACAACAATCATTCATGTGCGGCTAGAGAAAGAGCTTCTAGCAAAGCTCAAGAAACAAGCGGATAAGCAGAATAGGTCTCTTTCCAACTATGTCAGGCACATTCTCCTTCAGGCAGAAAAACCTTCACAATCTTCATAATTGATCCCTTGATGCAGTGTGTTACATTGTGATACTATGTAATTGTGGGATTGAGATTGGAGGAAAAATGGAACGAGAAATCAAAAAATTGGCAAACGGGTTGATGGTCGCAGTGGCTCAGTCTGGTGTAATCAATCAAAGCAATATGGAGATTGCGGTTAAGGTTATGCGAGAAGAGTTGATTGCGTTTTTTCAGGGCTCCAAATACGAAAACGAAAGACAAGCGATTCTTTCGGGCACTGTTCATCAAAACGTGGTTTTGTCCTCAGTAGTCCTAGAATGCGTTAGCAGAATCCGAGGTCAAAGATGAAAAACTTAAACGATCAAAAAAAGGCAAACACTTTTGAAATGCTCGTGTCAGCCGCAAGCGATGAAATTAAGGACGCACAGTGGAGAATTTCAGTTCAAAGAAGTTATATCGAGCGATTAAGGCAACTCCAAGCCAAGCTGAACTATGATCCAGAAGCCTTGGACGAAAGAGATTACGACGAAGAGTTTGCAGATAAGGTGACAAAGGAAAACTCCCATGAATAAATGTAGCGAATGCTTTGCAGAGGGGTATCACAATATCGGATGCTCTCGAAAGTACGCCAAAGTATCTATTACAACTCGCAATCTAAAAGGGACGGCAATCGCTGAGAGATTCCCAGACACTCCACTGCTGGACACGGAAATCGAAATTGAACTAAAGGCTGCCGTTTCTTATGTGGATCTCGAAAAACTCACAGAAGAAATCCAAGCGGTTATTGATAAGTATTCAATTTAATTAAAGGAGTAACCCAAATGAAGGTATATCTCATTAACTCAGAAACTTGCGAAGTTACAGAAGCCGAAATCCAAGAACACGAATCCCTATCGTTTGCTCAAAAAGCAGTAGGTGGATACATAGAGGCGGCTCACCAACTCAATAATGGAGATACATTCTTCTGCGATGAAGAGGGACTCTTTAAGGGTTATGAATCAGGTTTCCTAGTCAAAGGAGCGCACCAGCCCTTCTTAGGAAACGGTATTCTAATCGGACTCAATAAAAGAAACAGTGTAAAAACCCCCATTGAAGAAATTAAAAGAATGCTCAATTTCCTAAGATTCGTAAGAAAGGACGGTTCAAATGATAAAAAAAGACTGTATCGTAAAACAAAACTGACTATCTATGATCTGGAGAAACTTCTCAACTTTACCAAAGATAAAAAAACCTTTTACTTTAAGGCCGGAAATGAAGCTGAAGTGAATTACCTACAGAGTTTAGAAAATAAGCTCAAACTGGCTATCGAAAAAGAATCGGCATAAGTAACTATTCAGCGATTGAGAACTGGTAGCAGTAAGTATTCAATATAGGAATTTCCAAAATGAGAACCAGAAAACAAAGAGTCCGACAAGACAAAGAATATAGAAGCAAGGGCAGGTATGGATTGGTTAATCCATGCTATTGCTGTGGAAAGAGTGCTGGGGTCGATCCCAAGGGGCACCCTTTGACTGATACTCTAGGCTGGGATGATCATGCAATCTGCGTTTGCGATAGATGTTACAAAGTCATCCACAAATTTACAAAAGTAGAACAGTTCTTTGAATACAAAAAACAGTTCGGCAATGCGGCAGAATTGGCGTGGGAAAAGGTTTCCAAGCAAAGAGGAGATTAGACTTTATGAAAAGAATCCAAACCAAAAAAGAGTTCATTTTTGAACTATCAAACCAAAAAATCCCTGTAAGCATCGAAGTCCTTTGCGTTTACGATCCTAGCTACGGCTCAGACGCAGATGGGAATAGAGGAGTAGGAGCATGGCTATTGGATGATGTTAGGACAGAGATGCTCAGCGATGTTCAGCTTTCAGACCAAGATCAAAAACAACTTGATGCGTTAATTGAAACCAAAATTGATGAGACAGAGTGGATTGATTGATTACTCTTCTAAGCTCTTCCCACGAGAAAAAAGATACTGCTCACTAAAGTAATTAGCCAAATCTTCACCTTTCAGATTGTAGCCACAACCTTGTAAGAAACTTAAAAACCTATCGCATACATCTTCCCATTGCTCTGACTTAAAGCTTACTTCAGTTTCAAACCTTTCAATTTCATCGGTGCTTTTTAGATTTATTCTCATGCCTGTTCTCCTACTACTTTATCGGTGAATCAAATCACTCGCTTAAATTAGGTGAAAAATCAGAAAAATCAGTGGTATTATCATTTCATACTCAATCATATTATGACACATAGAGACAAGAAAAAAATACAGGGCATCGCTAAAAAGAACAAAGAAGAAAAAGAAAAAAGAATTTTAGATGCGTTTCGTATCGCAGATGAAGTGCCTGAAGAAATGATAGTTGAAACAAGCGAGCCAGTGCAAGTGGAATACACTGAAGCAGATAAACCAATGCACGCTGTTTTAGATATTTCCGCAGATAAAGTGGTTACGAAGGAATCGCTGTTAGAAATAGGTGGTCAGGATTTAACTGGCTGGGCAACGCATTTATTGAAAGTGGAATGGGCAACGAAGTATTCATCAACATCAATCAGAGATTATCTAATCAATGTTCGAGGTCTTTCACATAAGCAATACAATCAAATCATGGTTCATGCTCCTAAGCCTGAGTGGGATGCTGAAAGAGAAAAATTGTTAGATGGGATTACTAGCGATTTAGTAAAGAGACAGGTCGATTTAATCGCAGAGAATCAAGAGCGTCATATCAGTGGAGCCAATATAGCATTAGCTCGTGCAATCGAAATGCTATCAAACGGCAGCATCGAAATAGTAAAGACAGACAAGGACGGCAACGTAAAGAGAACCGTATTGCCACTACGAAGTTCTGACATCATGAACTTGGCAACAGCGATTGAGAAAGCTCAACAGATTTATAGAAGGGCGATGGGACTTCCAAACGATGAAAGTGGGATGGCCCAACTGATTGAAAAGATTAACCAGATGAAGAGCGAGCAGGTTATACAGAACAACCTGCAAATCAATATTCAGCAGCCAGGCAATCCAGGTGTCACCCATGTTGAGCAGCTTGCCCAGCAGCTATCATACGATCAAATCTTAGAATTTATAAACTATAGAAGAGAAAAAAAGTCTTTAGAATCAACAACTTCAGAGGAAAGTAATGATAAAGCTACTTAAAGGCGATTGCCTACAGGTTCTAAAATCACTTCCAGATAATTCAGTGGATTCCCTGGTGTCAGATCCGCCAGCAGGAATAGCTTTTATGGGTAAAGGGTGGGATGAAGATAAAGGCCACAGGGATCTTTGGATCTTATGGTTAAGTAAAGTGATGAAAGAATGTAGGCGTGTTTTAAAACCAGGAGCCCATGGGCTTGTGTGGGCTATTCCAAGGACTTCGCATTGGACGGGGATGGCTCTTGAGAATTCTGGCTTTGAAGTGAGGGACGTGGTTTCTCATTTATTCGGGCAAGGCTTCCCGAAGTCTTTAGATATTTCAAAAGCTATAGATAAAATGCAGGGATCGGAAAGAGAAATTGTTTTAACAATTAAAAAAACACCCAGTGCAACAAAGTGCAATGAAGGATGGGAAAGGCCGTGGGCTCAGGGCAAAACAACAATGGACATTACCGCTCCAGCTACAGATGAAGCAAAGCAGTGGGATGGATGGGGTACAGCACTAAAGCCCGCAGTCGAATTCTGGTTTTTAATCCGAAAGCCCATTGAAGAAAAAAGTGTCGCATTAAATGTATTGAAGCATGGGACAGGGGGAATAAATATTGATGGGAGTAGAATTGGGACAGAAGAGAAGCTACAAGCTGGAAGGGGAATAAACAAAACTGACTACAATTCTCCTTCTGGCTACAAGACTTCAAATCGAGCCCCGTATATTCAGGCGACTCAAGGCCGATTTCCCTCAAACCTAGTTTTATCGCACGATGCAGAGTGTAAAGAAGATCAATGCACCGATGAATGTGCAGTGAAATTATTAAATGATCAAAGTGGCCCATGTAAAACTGGCGAATTAACTGGTCAGCCACGAGTAGAAAACAAAGTGTTTGGCAAAGCTGGAAGCACTCTTGGGAAGCCTAGATATTATCAGCCCGATTTGCCAACTGGAGCATCACGCTTTTTTTACTGCGCTAAAATATCATCAGGCGAAAGAAATGCTGGTTTGGATACTTTCACTCAACTAAAAAAACGCAGCGATGCAAGGCCAAATAGCCCTGATTTATCAGGAAAATTTCCAGATCATGATGGCCGAGAGAGGGCTGGCAATCACCATCCAACCGTAAAGCCCATCAAACTCATGCGCTACTTGACACGGCTAATCACTCCATCGAACGGCATTGTTTTAGACCCGTTCATGGGCTCAGGAACAACTGGTGTCGCATCCCTCAAAGAAGGCTTTGGATTTATTGGAATTGAAAAAGAAGCTGAATACTTTGAAATCTGTAAAGCCAGAATCACTCAAACCAAAAAGCTACTTGATCAAATCAATGAAAAGAAAGAAGCCAAGCGAGAGAAGTTGAAAAAGGCTTTCAGCATCAAGACACCCATTCAGGATAAGGCTTAATTAAAATGCTTTCAATCTATAAGGGTTCAAAAAGCGATGAGTGGGAAACACCACAGGAGTTGATAACTAGAATCAAACTCTTCTATCCCCTCTCCTTTGATCTTGCGGCCACAAAAGAAAACGCTAAAGCAAAGCAATGTTTCACGAAAGCTGATAATTCACTCAAACAGAACTGGGACGAAATTCAGGGAATAGCTTGGCTCAATCCCCCTTTTTCTAAAGCTAATCAGTTTTTTCAAAAAGCAGCCCAATCCAAAAACCAAATCATTGCGATTTATAAAGCCTCAAACATGGAAACTGACACCTGGCAGAAGTGGATTCTCCCGCACGCCAAAGTTCACATCATTCGCAAGCGGGTTAATTATTTAGATAAGAATAATCCGATGAGGAATGGAGTGCCTTTTGGATCTGCTTTGATTTTTTATCGAATCAATCCAAATCCAAAGCATTTGCCACAGGGAGTTACAATATCTCAATGCTAACTGCACAGAAATCACTGATTGATCTGCCACTAGATGAGAGAATGAATCTCATTGGCAATCTCTTGTCTGATGATGTGCTAAGACGAGCAGACCTGGCGACGTTTGCTGAAGACATCTTGGGAGCGGAGATAGCAGATCACCACCGAGAATGGTCAGCACTGGTAGCAAAGCATAAAAAACTCGCCATCTTAGCTTCACGAGATCATGGGAAATCCTATTTTTTCTCCCTAGCTTTTATTATCTGGAGAGCCTACTACAACTGGGTTCCACCCATGCCACAGGGAACGGACTTTAGATCAATGCCTAAGTTTTCAGTGGGTTACATCTTTTCAAACACCACAGAACAGGCAATTAAACTTCTTGAATTCGTTAAGATGGAGATTGAATCCAACGAAAAGCTTCAGTGGCTCATTCCAGCAGCTAAAGAATCGTGGAACAATAAAACAGAGATTAGATGCTCAAACGGTGTCAGAATCAGGGCCAGGGGTTATGGGCAATCGACTCGTGGAGCCCATCCTGCTTTTATCGTATGCGATGATATTCTAAACGATGAAACGATGTTTTCTGAGGTCACGAGACAGAGACAGATTGATTATTTTTTCTCAGCTATTACGCCTATGTTAATCCCTCATGGGCAGCTAGTTGTCGTTGGCACTCCACTGCATCAAAAAGACCTATACTCAGAACTACGACACAACCAAGCGTATAAATTCGCTGAATTCCCAGCTATCCGAAATAATAAAGCACTCTGGCCTACTCGCTATAGTCTTGAAACCCTGCTCAAAAGAAAGCAGGAAGTGGGTTCAACTAGGTTCGGACGTGAATACCTAGTCACCCCCATCTCAGATGATTCATCCCTATTTCCTGAAAAGATTTTACAGCCCTGTTTCGATTTTGAGTATGAGATGCCAAACCAACTCACCAAATCAGATAGAGCAGAGCTTCAGGTCTTTACGGGAGTGGATTTAGCAATCTCGTCATCCGTTGGTGCCGACTACACAGTAATAACGACACTAGGGGTCGATAACTCAGGAAATAAGTGGCTATTAGACATAAGAAGAAAGAAAGGGATGTCCCTCACAGATCAATTAAGAGAAGTGAACAACGTGTATCACTTATACAAGCCTCAACGCATCTATGTTGAAGATAACGCATTCCAAAAGGTCTTTAGAGACGAGATGGTAAGAAGAACTGATTTACCCATTGAAGGCTTTACAACCACTGCCAGAAGAAAACACTCGATGGAAGATGGCGTACCATCGCTTCAAATCTTATTTGAGAACAGGAAATTTGTAATCCCAAGGAAAACTGAAAGAGATAGGGAAATCACCGATCTTCTATTAAACGAGCTTAAATGCTTCACCTTTGTCGATGGGAAACTCCAAGGACTTGGTTCTCACGATGACATGGTTATGAGTCTTTGGCTCGCAGTAGAAGCATCCCGTAACTCAGGAATCAGCTTTGATTTTGTATGAGAAATAAAAAGTCCAAAAAGAAAATTTCAAAGAAAGATCAGGAGTTGACCAATTTCAAAGAAATTAACGACAATGTTGCAGTGCTATACAACAACGATGTCTTGGTCATCGTAGACCTAAAAGCAAGAAGCACTGCGGTTCAGATAAAACGAAAGACTTTCGATAAGATTGTAGAACTATTAAAATGCTAAATGAGATTCATCAATATCGAAAAGCTAAACGCTTACCTTGGGGCACACATGAAGCACGTTATTTTGGGCGCAGGAAACCTGGGGAAAGATTTAGAACACGAACTATCAGCCAACGGCAACGGAGCAATTCTCTTATCCAGATCCGAAGGACTAAACTTCAAAGATCTAATCACCTTCGACACGGTTAGAGACCTAGCACCAGATTGCGTCTGGATTGCAGTTGGAGGCGGCTCAGTAGAAGAAGCTAAACCAACAGCCAGCACCCACGAAACTGCTAAATATCTAAACCAAACTCTCCCTATCACTCTGAACTACGATTTACCTGCAACGACACGCATTATATTCTTTTCAACAGATTACTGCGCTGATGAGAAGAGTCCATCAAATCCAGAAAGTTATACATCATCACCCAAGTCCGAATACGCCAAACAAAAGCTTGAGATGGAAATAAAAATTTTGACCTCGAATATTCCTAACAGAGCTATCATTCGAGTGGGATCGCTTTACGGGTTCCACAAGCCTTGGAGAACATTCCCTGGAAAGATTATATCTAACAAGAAAAGACCTATCTCTCTACCTCAGAATCTAGTTACTCCAACACCTACCCGATGGCTTGCCTTTACCCTCGCAAACTCTCTTGATGTCCTATTCAGTGAAGAAGGCTCAAAAATCCATCACTGCGCTCCAGAAGGAAATGTCAGTGTCGCAAACTGGGGTAGAACAATTCTAACTCCAGACGAAATTATTTTAAGAGATGAAAAGAATAAATTTGATAAAGAAAGACCCGAAGTGTCGAAGCTAGGATGCAGCTTTGTTGAAGTGGATGATTGGTTGGATATTTGGAATATCTATTTCAAAAAAGATGATTTCACTTAAATAAGAGTTGTGCGCTTCTAGTTTTAAGTTAGAATTTTAGTCTATGGTGGGAAAAGTAATTTGGTTCGACGTAAAAAAGGGTTTTGGCTTTATCAAGGGCGAGGACAATAAGGACTACTTCGCTCACTATTCTAAGATCGAAGCTCCTCTTGGAGAATTCAGAGTTTTAGATGAAGGTGAGACAGTTTCTTTTGAACCAGCAATGGCAGATAGAGGCGGCACCCAGAAACCACAGGCCACAAAAATCCAACGTAGCAAAGAATAAACTCCCAATTCACCGTAAGATTGCGGTGTATCTAATTTTGATCAGGTGTCTATGGATAACAGGATTGTCCAGTGGATTAAGATAGTTGTTCTTAGAACCGTCAAAGAGAAAAGATTACATAAATTAGATTTAAACGAACTAATGAGCGCAGGGTTTGAAGGCTATGCTCAGTGCTTAACCAGATTCGATCCTAGTCGTGGTGTAAAGTTTAAAACCTACGCAAACTACCGCATCCGAGGAGCCGTACTTGATGAGGTTAGAAAGCTTATCGGCTCAGAGCGTCTAAAAAACAAAAGACCTATTCAATCCATAGATTTTGATTTTTCTCAAATCGAAGAGAAATACTCAACCGAAAGAGCTATGGAATCAAAACTTACTTTGACAAGCTTTATCAACAATTCAAAACTAACTCAGACCGAAAAACTCATTCTCACAAAGCGACTCCAAGGTTATAACCTAAAAGAGATAGCCGAAGAGTTTGGGTTTTCTCAGAGTTGGGCATCACAGGTATTAAAAAAAATAAAAGCAGATGTGCACGAATGGTTTGGTGCATCATTTAAGTTAGTAGCTTTTGCTTGCCCAAAATGTTTAGAAGAAACCTGTGTATCCGAAAACGTGGTAAACTTTAATTGCGATTCATGCGATGTCGAAATAGAACTTGTTGAAGGCATCCCTACTTTAATGGAGTACGACGGTGAAAATGGAACTGGACGAGATAGCAGCTTTATTGGATGATACGATAGAGAAGGGGCTGAAAAATGATCTAAAGAAAGCCATATCTTTAGACCCCATGGTGGTCGGCCCCGATTCTCCTTTCGCTCAACACTATAAATGGATGCCCGAAGGTGGATTCATTCCTTATGAAACATCTTATTGGGAAAGCCGAGGTCACTCGGTTGAAGGTTATAGAACCACAGATGATTTTTACGACAAGTACGTTCATCTCACCAAAGGTCTAAAAGAACTTTCAAACGATTTACAAAAAGGTAATTTAGATAAGATTCTGCACAAAGAAGAGCCCACAAAAACATTCAATGCTTCAATCACTTTTTCAACACAAGATGGGACGGAGCAACAAGTGTTGATGAAGAGCATCAGGGCTCAATCAGAAAAAGAGCTAAATAATAAAATTAAAAAGGGTTTGACCGATATGTATGGGCAGATCGATATAACTCATATTAGGATTGAAACTAATGAAGATTAAAGAACTATTAGAAGAAATTATTGAGAAGGCTGATAAGCCTCTCAATAAACCCATGCAGAGTGATAGACCTGGGAAAAAGAAAAAGGTCTACGTTAAAGATCCTTCGACGGGAAATGTAAAAACAGTTCACTACGGAGATACGAACTATAAGCATAACTACTCCGAGGGGGCTAAAAAGAATTTTAGAGCACGACACAACTGTTCTGAAAAGACAGATAAAACAAAACCTGGATATTGGGCTTGCAGGGATTTGTGGCCTACTAATAAACCAGCTAAAAAGTCAGAGGCTAATATGAAAAAGGATCAACTATCATCTTTAGGATTTACAGTAGGTGACGCACCTTCTCTCGTAAAATCAGAGCAATCCACAATCGACACAGAAAAAGTTTCTAATCACCTACCTACACGTCAAGGCATGGAAAAATCATCCAGAGACAGACTAGACGATCAAATCAACAAAGGCTCAGTTGAATTGTCTACTCCCACGATGATGGTGATTTTACGGACTCCCAAGCAAGAAAAACGCAAGCAGCCACGCATTGAAGAACTAGATAAACAACACGGTGAAGAATTTCACGGAAAAGAAATGCCTCTAGCCGATGTTGATCATCAGGTCGAAGAAGTCGAGCGTTCTTTATCAAAAGAAGAACTGCTTTTAAAAGCACTAGACGAAATCTCCAAAGCAGAAGTAAAAATGCCTAAAGAGAAGTTCGTTGCAGAGCATAAAAAGCTAGTGGGTGTACTCGAATCCCCATCCAAAAAGGACGATAAAAAAGAAGCTAAAGAGCAGAAAAAAGAATTAAAAGAAGTAGATAAAGGTGAGAAAGAAGGTCGCTGCTGGGAAGGCTATAAACCAACCCCAGGTAAAAAACCTTATAGCGAAGGTTCCTGCACCAAGAAAGCAGAAGACGAGAAATTTGATTTTGATGGAAATAAAAAACTAGATGCTCACGAGAAACAGCATAAGAAAATCGCTGAGAAACTAGAGAAAAAGAAAGTTGATAAGTCTTTAGATTCACTAATCGAAATGATTTCTGATCAAACAGATGTGAGAAAGCTGAAAAGAGTTCACGAGAATACGGTTCAAAGACCTCAAGTCCCCTATCAGTTTGTTCGATCAATGGGTAAAGGTGGAATTGTATTTAACTTTGGAACTAAGACAGGGAATATCTTTGCAGATAAGGCCACTGAGTTATTGACTCAAAACGCTGATCCCATCCAACAAGCAACGGTTCAAAACCAAGATCAAGCCTATCAAAAGGCTCTTGATTCCTATGTTCAAACAGGACAGGCAACGGTTGAGATGCAGACCACAACTGGGAAAACACTCGAAAAAGGATTCGATGAGCAAGTAAAAGAAGCCTATGAGAATGGCACACTGTATGATGATCCGTCTAAGCCAGCCGTTAAAAACGAGTACAACAAATCACAACTCAAAATGAACGGTGAGGTTATCAAGGCTACTTCAGAAACAGATGCAGCCCTGATTGAGATGATGCAATCTCAAGCAGATGCAGAAAACGACGGCTCGGTAGTGATTGATGCCACGCAAGGCGTTACTGTAGAATGTTAGATTGAACTAGGGGTTTGAAATGGGAATCGTAAAAGACGCACTAACCAAATCGGTAGAGTTTGTAAAAGAGGAAATCCTACCGATTCGCTATGAGTTGATGAAGGCAGGTCTTCTCACTCCAGACAGGCAAGCCTACGATTCCAAATCGTCCCTAGTGGATCCACTGGCCTACGGCCAAACCTCGTTTGGATATAAAGAAAAGTATTCAATCCTTTCCTACGACAAATGCCGACAAATCACATACGCAGATCCTATTGTCGCATCAATCATTCAGACACGAACCAATCAGGTCGCTACATTCAAACGAGTAGCCAAAGACAAATACGCATTGGGTTTTAAAATCAAACTTAGAGATGATGATAAAAGCCCGTCCAAGGCCGAAGAAAAACGCATCAAAGAAATAGAACAGTTCATTCAAAACTGTGGGGTTCCAGAAAACTTTGAGGACACTCCAGAGATGAAAAGGCGTGATGATTTTGAGACTTTCCTAAGAAAAATCACTAGAGACAGTCTCACCTTCGATCAGGTCAACTTTGAAATCGTCCCCCGAAACGATGGTAAACCCTATTCATTCCTTGCGGTCGATGCTTCGACTATACGAATCATCCCAGACAAAAAGGAAATGGTTGAGAGATTCGACTACAACCAAAGCACCAAAGAATCCCAATTCGTAATCGACTATGGTGCAGATAAATACTTTAAAGAGTTTAAACCAAAGCATCCTAAATTCTGCCAGGTTATCAACGGAGTAAAACGACACGTTTACGATGAATGGGAAATGGCTTTTGGAGTGAGAAATCCTAGAACAGATATGACTGCTCTAGGTTATGGATTTAGCGAAATTGAAATGCTTGTGACAACTATCACGTCACATATGAACGCTGAAACATACAACCGAAAATTCTTCTCTCAAGGCTCTTCAATAAAGGGGATTTTAACTTTCGAGGGGATGGTTCCACCCGATCAATTAGAAGCGTTTAGAAGACAGTGGTACGCACAGGTCACTGGGGTAAATAACGCTTGGCGAACCCCAATCATGGCTCTTGGCAAAGATGGAAAAATGAATTGGCAATCTCTCCACTCAACCAACAGAGAGATGGAATTCGGCAAGTGGCTTGAATACTGTATCAAGACCATCTGCGGTGTGTTCATGATTGATCCTATCGAAATTGGTTTTGATATTTCTAAGCAAGGCTCAGGACAAAACTCAGGCTCAGGCGGTCTTGGAAGCGGAAACCAAGGTGAAAGATTAGAATACTCAAAAGATAAAGGACTAAGACCGCTACTCGCTCACGTTGAGAGTTTGCTAAACAACTATATTATCTGGAGACTTGATCCAAACTTTGAACTGGAGTTTGTAGGTTTAAATGCCTCTACTGAAAAAGACGACTTAGATAAATGCGTCCAGATGGTCAAAAACTTTAAGACTATCAATGAAATCAGAGCCGAGCACGATATGAAGCCTTTGCCTGATTTTGAGAAAATCAAAAACCCAGGCGACGTGGTTTTAGATTCTTCGCTTATCAACTTTATTCAAAGTCAGATGCCGCAGCCAGAAGGGGCGATGGGACAAGACGGTTTGACACCACTAGGGCAGCTAGCAGGACAACCAGGAATGTCATCTGGGGACAATCCAGAAGTTCAAGCTCAGGGCGACACGCAAGAGCCAGACTACGAGAACATGAGCGTTGAAGAACTGCAAGCCGAGTTAGATAAGCTAGAATCTCAAGCCAAAGGTCAGACTCAAAAGAGTCAAAGTGCCCGTTTTTTTGAGGAAATAAAGCTATGAGGCTTACCATCGAGGGCACGAAGGACGAACTAGATGCCAAACGAGAAGAGCTAATTAAAGCTTTAGCCAAGGACAAGTTGGATGTTGAGGTCAGAGTCAAGGGCCAGAAGATCTTTGGTCAAGAACGACCTCCCTATTTTAAAGCACAACACGAAATCATGGAGTATTGGGATAAAAGATTTAAGAAAATGCTTGATGAAATCAAGGTAGAAATATCTGAAATTATTAAAGATATATGAATTTTTTTATCACAGAAAAAAGGGTAAAATCCTTTGATTTAGATTTAATTCTAAAGGCCAGCTTACCCATAGGCACAGTCCACGAGTGGAATGGTCAGCGATATAAGAAAATTGCCGAAGGCGATTGGCGACCCATCTCAACTGGCAAAAAAAATACAAACGAAAAGCAGAGCCAAAAGAGGCCCACAAAAAAGATAAACTTTGAAGAAAAAATCAAAAAGATAGAACAAGCTTTATCTGCCAAGCTAGAATCCACAGCATCCGAAGAGCACAAGAAAAGAGAAGAGCATTTAAAAGAGGGCGGTACACCAGCAGATTACGGCAGACCTTCTAACGGACTTGGCCCTCCACCACCAGAAAACGAAGGCTTTGTAAAACCTGGGAAAGAAACCAGCGTCAAAGATGTTGAACTTTTTATTGAGAAGTTCAAACCCGATTACGTTGAATTACAAGGTCTGGGCTTTGCCCTAAAAGCGGCAGGTGCATCGCATTTTGGAAATCGTTTAAAAGACAAACTGTCCCTGCATGAGAAGATGCACGGCAGATTGAAAGAAAGATCTTTAAATACAGCTACCGATGTTATTGGTGCTCGCTCGCTATCTGATTCAATAGAAAATCAGAAATCGGTTCTTGAGCACATGAAAAAAAGTTTTCAGATTGTAGAGATAGAAGATTCTTCATCTAAGCCAAGGCCCGATGGCTACAGGGCTATTCATGTTCTTTTTAAAACCAGTTCTGGCAAGATTTCAGAACTTCAAATCAAAACACACAGGCAGCAGGTATTTTCTGGTTTTACCCACGACACTATTTATAAGCCAAGCAAAGAGCTTGCTAAGGAGTTTGGAAAGGGCGAGGACGGGAAGCCAAGAAACCAAGAAGTTTCGCAATATCTTACAGAACTATCTGCTTATTTGTACGGGCTGGACACCGGAGAGCAGGACTCACCAGAAAAAAGACCCAAAGAGCCAAAGATTCTAACTGACAATGGAATTAAATTTCCTTGGAAAGACATAGAACGGCTTAATAAAAAAGATTTCTCTAAAATCTCCAAAGAAGAGAGAGCACAAAAGAAAAACTTTGAAAGCTTTGAAACAAAGGAAAAAGGTAAGATTAAGCACTTTGTTGTTGTTAGATCTCCAAAGAAAGTTAACCTTGAAATCAAAGAGTTTGATTCCTTTGAAGACGCAGACAAGTTTGTTAAACAAATGTCTAGTAAGCACAAAGGCCAAATGCCCATGGGCTATTCAGAGTCCAAAAAAGAATTCTTAAAAGTTTTTTCAGAGTATCAACCAGAAGGCTGGGACTCGGACACTAAGAAATCAATTATCTTTGAAGTTGAAGCTCATTATCCAACCTATTTTGAGTATTTGCAGAAGGCCGACAGACCAAATCATCTTTATATTAGGAAATACCAAAAAGGGAGCAGAACCGTTTACGTCTACAATAGGGACGGAAAAGAAGCGCATCGCTATGGCGACAATGATAGCATGGAGCAGTTGTTGGATATGGGTGAGCACCTAAATTCCAAAGACGATGCAAGAGAGTTAAATGAAATTGGTTTTAATAAGCTAGACAAGCAAAGATGGAAGGTCGTTTTTGATAGAATTAAGCTTCAGCCTCCAGAGATACAGACGCAATCTCTTAATTTAGTTAGAAACATCTTAAAAAAATACAAAAGGCAGTTGACACAACATTTTGGAGAAGAAGAGTACGAGCATACTGGGCTTTCAGATCCGACCATTCACATGGTTGTCCCAGAAAGGCATCGTACCTACAAAACTATTCAATTACCTCTCAAGTCTGATGGCAGACTAAATAGAAATAATTTTGAGAAGTATGTCCAACTTCATAGAGATATGAGGCTCAAGGGTGGAAACGACGAAAATGGTAATTTCGTTTGGGTAATTCCAAGAGATGTTGAAAAAACATTTGATTGGGAAAAGTATCAGCAACGCTTGGGCGAACTTGGAGTATCTTTAAGTCACATACCAGATCCACTGCCAGAGTCCGAAGGCAGAGATAGCAGCAAGGTTGTGAGGGTGAGGGTATCCTCAGACAACAAGATAAGTTTTTATCATCCATACGATTCAAAGCTAGTAAACTTTTTCTCCAACAGGGGTGGGGAAATCAGTGGGATCATGGAATACAATCCCACAGAAAAGTCTCGTGAAACCTATGAAATAGAACTGGCTCAAGAGGCCGTTCAAAAAATCAAAGAAAGATTCCCAGATTGGGAAGTGGTCACAGAAGGCTTTGATGAGGCGGTCAGAAGAGAAGAAGAAAGACAGGCAGAGCTAAGAAAGCCTATTCCTCATGTTTCTGAAAAGCTCGATCCCCAATTTAAACTATTCCCCTACCAAAACGAGGCGGTCAGATTTTTAGAAGCAGCCGATGGTAATGCTCTGATTGGCGATGAGATGGGGCTTGGAAAAACGCTTCAATCTCTTGCTTTCGTTGCAAGTAAAAACAAACGTGTTTTGGTTGTTTGTCCCAAGGTTGTCAGAAGGACTTGGATTAAAGAGGCCGAAAAGTTTTTCCCAGGACACTTTCAAAACAAATCCAAAGAGCTAATCGCAGCAGATTTAAAACACGGAGCACCTGATTTAAGAAACGTAAATATCGCTACCGTTAATTACGAATCCTTAGAAAAGTTTAGACCAGCCATTGAAGCGGCTGGGTTTGATGCTATTATTGTTGATGAGTCGCATCGAATAAAAAATCCAAAAGCCAAAGCAACAAAACTGATTTCAGAGATGGCTCCCATGTTTGCCCACAAGATGCTTTTATCTGGTACGGCAATCAAAAACAAAAAAGAGGAGCTTCATACTCAAATAGAAATTATTAGACCTGGCTTGTTTTCTAGGTTTGGTTTGAAGTTTGGAACTATTGGTGGGGTTTGGAATAAGCTTAAAAAGAACGGTGTTTATCTGGCTAGACAGAAAAAGAAAGTGCTTACTGATTTACCAGAAAAAACAACCCAAATTGCCGAAGTACCAGTTTCGGGTATGCCTCGATTGCCAACCGACATCGGAGAAATGAGTGCGGCCAGGGTTGTCGCAGCAATAGCAAAAACCTCTGCCACAAAAGACTTTGTGCAAGAAGTTATAGACTCTTCTGATTCAAATGTTTTGGTTTTTACAGAATCGCTAGATGCTGCCAAAAAGCTAAAAGAAGAGCTTGGAGATGTCGCTATATTGCATCATGGTCAAATGTCAGATGATGCCAGAGAAAAGGCTAAAGAGGAGTTTCAAAACGAAACTTCAACTAAAAGGGTTTTTGTTTCTACAAGACAATCCCTAGCAGTAGGAGCGACTTTAACACGAGCAGACAAAGTGGTTTTTAACGATCTGCCTTGGACTGCGGCAGATGTCAGACAAGCAGAAGACAGAGCCCATCGTGTTGGACAAAGAAACAACGTAAATGTTTACTGGATTACCGCTCAAAACAGCGATTGGGATGTGAATTTGTCAGAAATTGTAAAAAAGAAATATGAATTAAATAGAAAAATGAACGAAGGAAAACAGCTAACCAAAGAGGAAAGAGAGTGGATGGAAAAGCCAGTTTCATTAGACGACATTCGTGCGTCTTTTCATAAAAGCGATGCTGTTTTTGTAATTGATTCTATTCTTAACAAAAACGAAATCTTTTTTATTCCTTCGGATTTGTTCAAGGCCAGAACCCACAAGTATCTGCGGAAATATCGTAGAGGAAGCCGTTGGATCTATATTTATCATGAGCCAAGTCAAAAGCCCAAAACCATAGACGAAAATGCTTTCAATAAAATTAAAAAATTGGCTGAGATGGGCAACGCAAGGGCAAGGCAAATAATAGATGAAATGGAAGAAGTCCCACACGAAAAGATAGACTTACTCCAGAGACTTGCAACAGGGTTTGCCGACACGGAATCTGGGAAGCGAGCTAAAGAAACGCTGGAAAACATGGGGATACCAATTCTCCAAGAAGAAGATTTACAACCAGAAATTCCTCCACCACCGCCACAAGATCAATCTGAAAAGCCTTTTGAATCTCCAGAAAAGAAAGCCCAATTTATTAAACATATAAAACAATCTTTAAATGAAAAGATTTTTGGTTATCTTGATAACCCCACCTACAGACATACAGAGCAGTTTAAAAGATTGAATTCTGCTGGAGTTACTCTTGATTCTGTAATGTCTCAATTAGAGTCTGCCAATTCAATAAAGGGTGTTTTAGAAAAGCTGCATGAACAAATGAAGGTAGTGGACAATATCCATTCGGGATTGACACACCAAAACAGCCTAGCCAGAGATGCCAGAGGCTACGGCAATCTTGGATTTACTTCTGCGGTAAAGGCACTTGAAGAGGCCAACCAGCTACCTACAGGTTATTCAACGGCCCTGTTACAAGCTAGAACGGGCGATAACTTTGAAGTTCCAAAAATACAAGAACATCTAGAAAGAATAGAAAGAGAAGAAAAAGAAAGAAAAAAACAAGAGCGAATAGCACTAGCAGAGCTTCATGGTTCTATGGCTCATTTTATTTCTAAAATTTCAAGAACTAGATTAAATGCAGAACAGGTTAGGGAATTGGACGCAAGCATTAGATCTATTTTTGGCAGATCTCTGAGAAAAGAGGATTGGCCTTATGATTTTTCTGCTCAGGGAATAACTGTAAAAATTATAGGATTGCAGTTCTCAGAAGGTAGTTTGTGGTTTGATCTCGAAGCCAAAACAGAAAACGGAGAAGTAATTACAAACGAATGGCGAAGATCTTGGAATCGTAGAGGTGGAAGGCCACACATTCACAATGATTATTTGAAGGTTAACACAACCCATAGAAACGGAGCCAGACTGGGGAATTTAATAAATGTTGGTCAAAGAAAGTTGATGAAGGCACAACCGAACGGTGGAACGGTTACGGTTACGGCTGCTTTAAATGTGGGTGGATACACATGGGCGAATCAGGGCTTTTCTTTTGAACACGACTCTGACGCTACAGGCTACAGAAACTCTTTTAAAAACTTTTTATCTACTTATGGAATAAGTTTAACACCCAGCGAGCTTGCTCTGTTTAAAGAGCCTTGTCATTTTTCTGCGTTTTCAAATGGTAAAAAGTACATTTTTACTTCAGAAGAAAGGATGCCACTTTCTCATCAGCAAATAACAACCAAATCTTTAAATGGCGTAGAAGGCGAGTATCCGCTTACAGAGCAAGAAATAAGCGAAGGAAAGTCTTATCGAATGTTGGTTCACTTGGGTAAAAAGTTTATGTTGGGCAAGGGTTGGCGTGGAATCTGGGATTCAAACAGAGATTCTATAGCATCTCGTTTTGCAGAGAAGTTTGTAGAATTGAAAGAAGCCGCAGCAAAGGTCTTTGGGCCTGAATATTCCAATGTGATGGGACAGGCTGCATCTGGTTCACGACGAGTTGAGCCTCCCCCAGCCCCAACCCCACAGCTTCCACCAGATCAACAGGCGGCAGTGGCTCATGCACAAAGAGCTATCAGTTGGTGGAGAAGAGGTGAAAGAAGAATTGTAATGTCTAAGCGTAGGGTTCGATCTGTTTTGGGTATGACTCAGCCTAACTTTGAATATTTTTTGGCAAATGCACCTATTACAAGAGCTATGAAAAATTCTTTGTTAAATGCTAGAAGAGAGTTACAACAACCAACAACTCAAGCGCAGCCTCAGCCACAACCGTTTTAAGGATTTTTATGAGCGATGAAAAACAAAAACCAAGTCACATTGATGAAGATCCAATCGAAAGCCATCCTATGTTTCAGGATGAGTTTGAAGAAATGGCTAATGAGTTTTTTGAACAGAACGATCCAGATTTTGCCAAATTCTTAAAAAAAATGAATGGTGAAAGTGAAGATTGATGCTGACAAAAGAGCAGCTAAAACAGATTGAAGACATCATACGTCGCAGATTCAGTTCATTTACGTTTGAAGCCTTGGGATCACAAGCCCTGTCGGATGCAGAGATTCGAGCATTAAAAGCCGCAGGACTTCTAAGACAAAATACCAGAAATATGGTTGGGGATTCTTATACTCTTGGGAAAATCGTTGCTTTGTTTAAACGAAATGAAGCCAGAGGTATCCCGTTTGACGAAATTCTGAAACGAGCATCTAAGATGCTTCCAACCACTCGTGTTGAAGAACAGGCTATCCGATGGGCCAAAGAACACGCAGGACAGTACATTCAAGGATTGTCAGATGATATGGTGCGTGATGTCCGAGGAGCCGTAGCCAGATCAAGCATGAGCGCAGTGAGGGCCGTCCAAGAGCAGGTCGCAACATCAATAGCTCAGAGAAAAACAGTGTCAGAATTAAAGACCGCATTGTTTGATGCGATAGACGATAGAAACAGAGATTGGCACCGAGTCGCATCCACCGAAGTCACTTCTGCAATCCAAAACGGAATCGCTAATGAAATCAGAGAAACCCATGGCAGAGATGCTTTGGTTTATAAAAGACCTAATCCAGATGGATGCAAACACTGTTTCGCTGCGTACATGAAATCAGACAGAGTAACTCCAAAGGTTTTCAGATTGTCGGATTTAGCAGATAATAATTACGGCAGAAAAGTAGCAAATTGGCTTCCTACGATTGGCCCACTGCATCCTTATTGCCAGTGCCAGCTTATGTTTATTCCTAAAGGATATGATTTTGTTATTAACGATGACGGTGAGGCAGAGTTATCATATACAGGGAAACAAGCTAAAATAACTGGTTTAAGAAAAAGTCTAGGTTCCGATATAGATTGTTGCGACCACGTTTTTGAATATTGAGGGTGTATGAAAGAAATTTTGGAAATTGATTCAGACTTGTTTAAAGCAAGATCTCACAAGTACATCAAGAGAACAGGCAGCCCAGGCAATTATAAATATTGGTACAAGCTTCCAGACGGAAGGCTTGTATCTTCTGATGATCCTGCATCTCCTCAAACGCACTTACAGGCAAAGATTGAGCATTTGACCCGATTGATTCAGGCTAAGGCTAAAGGGCATCATCAGATGACCAGAGGCGAAATGCTTGCCCATGCTGGTGTGTCCAGAGAAGATCTTGACCAAACTCACAATAAGCACATTTTCAATAATGCTCATAGAAGAGGCCATCAATTTGATGAGCATGAAATTCAAACTGCTCATACCGTAGAAGAACAGTCCAAAGAAGAGTCCAGCGCCCCTGCTCCCAGTGTACCTGCTCCTGCTAGACCTGCCAGAAGAACAAGAGCCGCTAGACCAGCAGCAGCAACACCAGCACCAGCAGCAGCAACAACAGAGCGTGTTTTTAATTCAAGAATTAAAAGAACCATAGAGTCGGTTTTGCAACAAAAGCTGAACGGGCATCAGATCAGCATCCTTCAAACAAATCCTTTGTCGCAACGGGCAAAAGAAATCTATATGAGTGGAGTGGATGCCGACGAAGCTGCAAAACAAGCATTTAAAGAATTTAAAGACGCTGGAAAAATAACAGAATCTTCGACTCCCATTCTTTCTGCGACACGGCCAGAGCCACAGCCGCAAGCCCAGCCACAAGCTCAATCCGAAGAGCAGGACATTTTAAGACAACTAAAAGAGCTTGGAATAGATTTAACATCTCCACAAGCACAAGCCGAGCCCACTTCGGCACCAGTGGCCGAAGCTTCAAGACAAAGAGCACAACAAGCGGCTGATATAATCCGACAAGAATCAAGGCCAAGATCCCGTTCTCATACTGCGTTAGCTCAGGCCCAGCCAAATGAAGATTTTGTTCAAGCAGATGCCCCAGTCACCAGAATGGTTGAGGCTCAGGCTTCTGGCAATAATGCTTATCTGGCAAGAGCCAAAGAAATATTTTCCAGAATCAAAAACGATGTAAAGCCAGCAAGAAAACAAATTGTAGAACATCTTTTACAGGCGATTGAACAAGCTGGATCGACCTTAAATGAAGAGACAATTCTACAAAAATATAAAGAAATTTCTGGCAGAAGAGTTCAGGGGCTTTCTAATATTTCTGAAGAATTTGAAAGAGGCACTTTCGTAGGTCTAGATGAGATTATTAGAAACGAACCAATAGACATTGAAGTTGAGAGATTTAAAAGAGGTTATGCAGCAAAGCAATATGCTAGGCTAAAACCTTTTGTAAAAGATTCTTGGCATCAAGCAAATCCTTCTGCTCCTCCCCCAATGCCTACTTGGGGAGATTTGAAAAGTTGGTCAGAGCAGGGCGGTGAAAAACCTGAATGGGCTGGTACAACCAGAACCGCAGTGCCAAAAGAAGTTTTTGACGCATCAGTAAAGAAAGCAGATGGAAAGCCAGCGTATCCACCTGGATGGATGCCCATTCATCTGATGCCAGCATGGAATTACATCGTTAAAAAATCTGGAGATAAAGATCCTTATCAAACCCAAGCTGCAAGGTTCAACCAAGATCAGAGCTTAAACCTCGGCTCTCAGGCAGAATATCAAGAAGGAATAGCCAAAGCTGCTCTTAGAAAATATGTTCAAATGAGGGGTGATAGCCAGTTGATTGATATTCCAAAGTCAAAATTATCAGAAGTTGGCCTTACTCATGAAGAAATTTTCAAATCGCTCGATAAGGGTATGAGTCAATTATTGGCAAACAAGATTATCGATCCAGTCGCTTTGGTTCCATTTATTGACGCAGCGATTGAAGAACAAAAGAAGCCAGCTAAAAAATCTTTTTCATTGGTTGTGGATTTAGATGCGCCAGCCTACCTTGGTAAAAGGGGATTGGCGTTACAAAAATCAAAATTGATTGAAAAAATTAAAATGTTAAAAAAGAGTGTTTGATGAAGAACTTAGATTGTCCATATTGCCAATCCAACATGATTAAATCATACGAATCTCAGGCTAAGTTTCGTATGAAGCTTATCTATTGGGACAAGAACGGGATGTATGCGGTTTGCAAATCCTGTGGGAAAGATGTTGGAATCAGCACTGAGCTATTAAAATCAATTCAATCAAGTTTTGTTTACGAAGTAGCACCAAAAAAAGAAAAATCGGTTTCTAATAATCATTAAACATTGCGTTGTAGGATTTAACAAGTAGCACTAAAGTATATTGTATTATTTTCCGATTATCGTGTAACATCTTATAAGAATCGCCCATAGACTCAAGATTGACGGAGTAGAGGCAATGAGGGTCTATGGATAGAAATTTCTTCATTGGTGAAAACGATTTCCGTGTTTGGTTGAGCGAAGTCGCTTTTATTGAAAAATCAGAAGATGCCCACAATTCCAGAAAAATCTCTGGAATCATGTCCACCAGCCGCAAAGATCGACAAGGCGAAATCGTAAAAGCAGATGGCCTTGATTTCGACGAATTCCTTACCCACGGACATTTTAACGACAATCACTCACAAGCCACATCAGCTATTGTTGGTTATCCAGAAAAAGCTGAGTACCACGCTTCTCTTCACGAATGGAGCCCAAAGCTTAAAGGAGTGGCAGGTTGGACTTGCGAAGGATATATTTTAAAAGGAACCTCAAGAGCAGATGCTATTTGGGAACTTGCTAAAGCACTTTCTACAGTTCCAAACAGAAAATTAGGCTTCTCTATCGAAGGCAAAGTAATTCGCAGAGAAGATAAAACAATCGAAAAAGCTAAAATCAGAAATGTTGCTATCACCAACTGCCCTGTGAACACAGATTGCTCTTGGGAGCTTTTAAGCAAATCTTTCTCAGAGCCAGACATCGCAGAAAAAGCAATGGCAGCAGGTTATAGCGTATCACCTGCAACGCAGAGTGGCGGTGGTGCTCTTCGCACAGAGTCTCTTGATTCCAAAGCCAAGAAGGTAATGGATGAGAGAAAGAAGGCGATGAAAAAGGCTTTAGAGGATGCGTTAAAATTTAACGATCTTCTAAAATCAATGGAGTTTGTTTTGGAAAGAAGGCCAGACTTCTCTGACGAGATCGCTGCGCTACTCGTTTCAAAACTTTTTATTAAAAAGGAGGCAACATGACAAAACTAGGAAGATTGTCTGAAGCCGAACTAGGGCAGAAGGTTTTACATGATGCCCCAGCGAAGCAGATGGCAGCAGTGATGTCCAAGCTCGATGAAATCGCTCAAGCCTTGAGAGATCTCACCGCAAAGTTGGACGCAGACGAAGGTGTTGATGCCGAAGATTATGGATCTTTGGTTGAAAACCTTAAAGATATTGAACTTAAACTGTGATGAAAGGAGTCGAAATGGAAACGACTATCACTAAAGAAGATGTCGAAAAGGCTCTTAATTCTTTAGAGGTTGTAAAAGCCTCAGAACAAGACCTTGATCAGCCAGAAGGCGCAGACATGGGAAATCCTGTAAAGGAAAAGATGTCTGATGCCGCTAAAGCCAAAAAAGCTGCTGCTTGTAAAAAAGCAGAAGAAGGCGAAGAAATGGCTGAAGATGAAGAGGGTGAAGAAGCTGAAAAGGCTAAAAAAGCCAAGAAAGCTATGCCCGAAATGATGGAAGAAAAAGAAGAAGAGAAAGAAGAGAAAAAGTCTTACAAAAAGGCTAAAAAATCTTTCTCTGAGGATCTTCCAGAAGAAATCCAGACTAAGATTGATGTGTCTGAGTTCTTAAAATCTTTGGTTGACCATACCAGTGAAGCAGTTGATGGATTGGCAAAGGAATTGTCATCCACCAATGAAGTCACTAAAGGTCGCCTTGAGACTCTTGAAAACGGCATTGCCGAAATTCAAGAATCACAAGCCAAAGTTGGAATCGTCTTGAAAGCAATCTGCGAACGCATCGGGGTTGTCAGCAAAGCACCTGCTCGCACTGAAAAGAGCGAAACAGTGGCTAAGTCTGATGCTGCTCCTGCTGATCGTGAATTCTCTTCAGGATTAGAAGAAACTCAAGAAAAAGTTTTCAAGAGTTTGTCTGATAACCCAATCGTGGCTAAGGCTCAAATTTCTGATGCCTTATGCGAGTTGGTAAAATCTGGTGATGCTACCGACCTCGATGTGATTGGCTTTGAATCCCAAAGCTACATCCGTCCAGAATTGGTAACAAAACTAAAAGAAAAGCTAAACTAGGGAGGACTAAATGATACCTACACTTGATCCTAAGCAATTCGAAGGCCACGGGGACGGGTTCGGAGTTTCCGATCAGACGACCGTAGCTGAATTAAATAAAGCCCTGAGTGCTGGATACGCAAGCGATCCTGCTGCTCAATCAAACGGAGGCGCACTTCGAGTAGAATCTTTAGATGCTACTTTGAAAATCGTGTCCTTCATGGAAAAAAATATCGTTCTTTATAACGATATTCCAAAAACAAAAGCATACAACACTGTTGAAGAGTACAACCTACTGTCCAGTTATGGTGGACGTGGTGGATTCTTTATTCAAGAAGGTGGATTGCCTAGAACCGAAGATAGCAAATATCAACGTAAGGCAGCCTTCGTGAAATTCATGGGGACAACCCGTGAAATCACTCATCCAATGCTCTTGGTTCGACCTGCTCACGGAAACGTAGTAGCTCTCGAAACCAAAAACGGAGCTAAATGGATGCTTCAACGAATGGAAGAATCTCTGTTCAAAGGTAACAGCAGCATCATCTCCGAAAGCTTTGACGGTCTTGATCGTCAACACGCTCTAGGAATTGCCGATGCCAGCACTGCTGGTGATGGCCGTCCTGCTGTGTCCGAAGAACACGTTGTTGATCTTCGTGGCGATGTTCTTAGCGAATCTGTTTTCACAGAAGTCGCAAGAATTCTGTTGGATAACTATATGTATCCAACCCATTGCTATTTGCCTTTCACGGCCCATAGCGATTTCAGCAAAGCCTTCTTCAGCAAAGGACGTTATGGAATTCCTGTAACTCCTGCTGATGCAATGGTTGGCTTTGTTGCTGACAAAGTAAAAACCCCTGGTGGAACTGTAGAACTTCGTCCAGACGTGTTCTTGCGTGTCGACGAAACTGCTCCAGCAGCAGCCGACAATGCAATGGCACCAACCGCACCTGCAAGCGCAGTTGTGTCAGTTCAAGCTAAGTCCACAAGCCGTGGATTCCAAGCTGGTGAGCATGGCACCTACGCATACGAAGTAACCGCAATCTCTCGTTCGGGAGAATCGGCAGCTACCGCAGGATCGGCTAACGCAGTTGTGACGAGCGTAAACTCAGAAGTGAAGATCGTCGTAACTCGTGGCAGCGTATCAGGTAACGATTTAACCCAAGGGTACAGAGTTTACCGCACACGTCTTGAAGACGGTGTTGCTGGTAAAAAATACCTTGTGGCTGAAGTCGCATCTGCTGGTGCAACAACCAACGTACTCGATGGTAACGAAACCCTCCCAGGAGCGGGCGTTGCTTATATCGGACAGATGGATGAGTCGGTTTTAGCTCTTCGTGAGCTTTCTCCGATGCTCAAATTCCCTCTAGCTACCGTAGCATCGAGCATCCGATGGATGCAGTTGTACTACAATACTCCTATTCTTTTCCGACCTCGTGGTTGGGTAAAGATTAAGAACATTGGCAGATTGAAACAGCCAGCGTTGGGATAATGTAATCCAAAATTGGGGAGCCTTCTCTTCGGGGGAGGCTCTCACAGTTATTAAGTTAGGTTGAAAGGAGTTTTGGATGCTTTTAATTAACGAAAAAGTTACGAACACCAAGTTCACTCTTGGAAATGGTGAAATATCCACAGATCAAGATGGCCTAATTGATGTCCCTCAAGATTTAGTCGAGATTTTCTTATCATCAGGGTTTCGAGTAGCTGAAACCAAAAAAACTAGAACAACAAAAACTAAAACAGATACCGTTACAACTGCACCAGTCACAGAAACCAAGGCCGCAGAAGTAACGACAACCACTACGACTACGACAACAACGGAGCCTCGTAGACGATGGAGGCGAAAAAATGACGATTGAATGGAAAGATCAATTTGGTGGAAAAGGTGAAGTAGATTATTCAGAGCACTCTCACCCATCCAGAGCTAAAAAAACTATTCAAGGGCCACTGACCTTGGCCAAAGATCCTTCAGATGCAACAAAGAGCATCAGTCCAATCCAAGGCACAGTCGGGGCATCATCGGCATCACTTACTCTTTTAAGAAACAAAGCTTATAGGGTAGTGGCTTCGGTTGACACCTATATCAGACTAAGCGAAGGGGCTAGTACAGCCGTAGCTGGTGATGTTTATTTACCTGCCAACTCTGCTATCGTCGTTGAAACAAAAGATTGGGACACTCTTTCATTTATTAGAGTTAGCACAGGAGGCATCATCCAAGCCGTTGAGGTTTTATGAGTGATGATTCCAAGTATTTTTGGACAGTGAATTACTTGTTTGCCACCTACCTTCAAACCACAGAGGCAGGTGCAAATAAAATTGTAAAAGTCGAAAAAATCAAAGCTGGAAAGGCTAAGTTTTATTTCGACATTCCGAAAAGCAAAGCCGATGAATTGCAGTTGGCATTTCATCGATCTGTTTGCAATGAATTTGAATCGTTGCGAAAAGCTACGATTGATCTGGCTTATGTGTTTGTGTTTGTATTGTTGCCTTTGTTGAAAAGCGGATCTGGCTACTAAAAGGAAAAATTATGCTTGAAGCAATAGTGATTGAAACAGGAACATTAGAGGCTACCACATTTGTACCTAGCACCTTAGAAGCGGAGGTAGTGTGAGTTGTTATTCTAAACTTTTTGAGTTTTACCCAGGCGAATCTAAACGTCTATCTATCCAGATCAACAGGCTTAACACAGCCACAGGCTGCAAAGAGCCAATGGAATTAGACGTGGACGATGATGTTGAAATTACCATCCCAGCTTCGCCTAGCGATATTGTTTTAAGTTCTACGTCATCACCAGCAGTGCAGGTTCAAAACAGATATGTTGGAAAAATTTATGTTGATCTAACAGAAGTCCAAACTCAAATGATGATTGATGGGCCTATCGTTGTAGAGATCACTTCTTCAAATGGAGCCAAAACAATCGCCCTAGTGGTTGGCGGTGTTAGAAGATTAAGCACAGAGTTGTGCTAGTGGAGTCAAAATGACAGATGCTTACAATAAAAGGCCGTACTCCAGTAAGCTAGTAATTTCAGTCGATGAGTTAAAAGAGCTATTTCTATTCGGTGTCGATTTGACCGATGACAACGGCAACGAGATGTCAGACAAACTCATCGAGTTTTATATTTTGTCAGCACAAGACTGGATGCAGCAAGAAATTGGCGGTCTTTTGCTTTGTGCTCAAGACATAGAAGAAACTCACGATTACTATATCAATGATTATATCAGCTACGGTTTTATCAAACTGTTCAGATACCCAGTTCAAAGCGTCGAATCGGTTGAAGTTCGATTTCCTCTAGCCACTCAGGTTTTAAAGTTTGATCCAAGCTGGTACAGAGTCGAAAGCACAGGAGCGTCGGCCCAGTTGGTTCCAACTCAGGGAACTTTCTCATCTATTCTGCTATCCCAAGGCGGTAGCTTTTTGCCGTTGTTCTATTCAGGACTTCAGAACGTGCCCTCTATTTGGAAAGTAAAATACAAGGCTGGTTTTGAAAAAGGCCAAATTCCAGTGTCCATGAAAGAAATTATTGGGATGAAAGCTGCGATGGGGCCACTCAATATCGCAGGGGATTTGATCGCTGGTGCTGGTATTGCTAACAAATCTATCTCGATTGACGGCTTGTCGCAGTCTATTGGAACTACGGCATCTGCTACGAACGCAGGTTATGGTGCGAGAATCATTCAGTACCAAAAGCAAATTGATCATGCGATGACCAATCTAAGACGAAGCTATATGGGCTTGCCAATGGTGGTAGCTTAAAATGTCTTTTAAGATCAAACCCGCTTCGTCAAATAAATACTCCAAGGCTATTTCAAAGCCTGGGCGAGTTGATCTAGTACCAGAAGAGTTTGAAAGTATTATTGAAGCTCAGGGGACTTATGTCAGAATCACTCCTTCAATGGTTTGTCCTAATAAAACTAGCCTTGAAGACACCAATCACAGTCTTGATTGCCCAATCTGTTTTGGGGATGAAGTAATAGACCTGTGCGATCAATCAGTAGAAGATTGGGCGGTTATTCAATCTATCAACTTAGATAAAAAGTTTGATGTCAGAGGCATCTTTGATATGAAAGATGCCCAGTTAACCGTGAGACAAGGAATTCGACTTTACTACTGGTATAAAATCGAAGTCCTAGATTTTTCCTCTGTTTACAATCAGCTTATCAAGAGAGAGTCGGGAGGAGACTTTGATCGCATTAGGTATAATGCAGCATCATCCTGTGACACGCCTTTCTATTGCCTTGATTCGGACAATAAACGCTACTATGTAAATCAAGATTTTAGGTTGGATGGTGATAAAAGAATTAGATGGTTAGGATTAAATAGACCAGCGACAGGCTCGCTTTACTCTTTGACCTATCCAATACTTCCGACATTCCGTGTTATCGAAATGATGCACGAAAACCGTTATTATTACACGTCTTTCAGAAAGCCAGCTAAAACCCCAGTGAATTTGCCACAACAGGCTCTTATACGTTGGGACTATATCGCTAAAGGTTCGGGGGCCAATCTGCCGTTAAGGGTAGAGGGGAACGATGGCTAATATATCTTTAAAAGCAAAACTAGAAGAGATGGGTGTAAACATCTCCTCACTAGACTATACGGTAATTGAATCTTTTAAGGCAGCAGTCGGAAATCTTGCCGTTGCTGCTCAAAACTATTGGATTCAGTCTGCTCAAAGAAAGCTACGCACATCTAGGGAAATATATATTAATGGGTTGAGACAGGCAGAAAGTTTTAAATCTTATTCTGCATCCTCTGGATCTGATGTTTTTGAAATTCAGTTGGTTGGGAAAATGCCAAACAACTTTGAGTTTGGAATGGAATCTTTTGACATGAAAGAGATTCGCCCAGGGTGGTTGGGTGGTAAAAAAGCCAAAACCGCAAAGGATGGTAGCAAATACGCTACAATCCCATTCAGACATTCTGTGGGCAATTCACGGTTTGCTTATACAGGAAAAGCTAAGACCGATAATTTAAAAATGTATTTAAAAAGAGCCGTAAGAGATTACGGGCTCAATAAAATGGTTAGAACTGCGTCTGGCAAGGTTAAAGAAGGTGCAGTAAAAAGAATTCCAGCCAAATCTCCTGTTCATGGTTATTTGGAAGGTCTGACAAGATACCAAAAAGCCACGCAAGGCGTGACTCGAAGCGGATTGCCCAGTGGCAGTTCTCAGCTTATGACCTTTAGGACTATTTCAACAAAGAGCAAACCAGAGGCTTGGATTCATCCAGGTTTGGATGGAGCAAACATTTTACCAATGGTTGAAACTTGGGTTGATCAACAAATGGATAAAATTATTGATGTCGTTTTGATCATGGGAGATGAGTAATGTTTTACTCTTTGCCAACTCAGTATCCTGCTCCAAATAATGAACAGCCACTTCGCTATGGCGTATGGCCTGTCGATTTCCTTTTAGAAACGGTTATTCGTGCAGGTCTTGAATGGTTTAGAACAGACAATGATGCTCCAAATAAAGTGTTTGGACATCTCGTATCTCCCTGGCTCGATACTAAGTATGGTGCGTCAAAGATAAATGAAATCGCATCGTACATGAAAAAGTACGACATCAGAGTTATCCAGCATTGGTCTTTGATTGATCAAACGGTGCCCTGTATTTCAATTCAATTATTAGACGGTGCGGAAATGATAGAGCGAACAGGTCTCTCGGATTTCCAAAAAACAGTCGATATTTTGACTCAGCAAGGCGAAGTAGAGGCTCGCAGTGGAGTGGGATATTCACCTATTATTGATAATATTCAGATAGGAATTCACAATATTACAACTCCAGACCTTACAAAGTACCTTTATTACTTTATAATTTATATTCTGAATGTGTTTAAGCCTCAATTAGAGCAAAGAGGTATGCACCTCTCGACATTTCGAGCTACCGATATTTCAAGGCTAAATGAGTATCTGCCAGAAAATATCTTCTCTCGATTCATAAATTTTTCGGTGTTCTCATGGGCATCGTTTGATCAAGGTGAAGCTCCGATTGTTGATCAGTTTCTTGGTATTCAAATTAAAGGCCCAGGATCGAGCAATCTGAGCCCAGATTCGGGCGGTACAGATCCAAGTGCTTCTGGTGTTGACCCAGGAGCTTCTGGTGTTGATCCAGGTACTTCGGGTGGTGGTTCTGTCTCTGGAATTACTTATGGGATTGAACTATCAGATATTAAAACGGGAGGATAATAATGGAAGAAGAAATCCAACAGGAAAAAAAGAGAAAGACTACTGAGCGTGGTTCGATTAAAGTATTAGATATTGAAGCCAAAGCCGAAGAGATCTTACAATCCAAGATGCCAGAAAAACAAAAAGAAGCATCTCTGAAAAAACTTGGCTTTATCACCGATAAGAAGGCAGAAGGCGTGTCCTTTGAGGTGTACGCAAGGATTCGGAAAATCGACATTTGGCGACATAAGGCCATGTTAGCTTATCCGAAGGCGAAAACAATTAGATTGGCCACTTTAAAGCAGTGGGACGAAATTTTTAAGGATTTTTAAAAGGGGAGATGAAACATGGCTATAAAAAGAACATTTAATGGCGCAACAATCATCAAGCCTGGTGCATATTCAAAAATCGTAGTTGAGAATCTCACAGGATTTCCACTGCAATCAGTAGGAGTCGTTGGGGTTATTGGGGAAGCCGTAGGAGGCGAGCCTCGTACTCTTGATATTTTGAGTGGCCCAGGTATTCAAGCTGCGAAAGCACGATACAAGGAGGGGCCAATCGCTGATGCGCTAGAGCTATTAGCCAATCCATCGAGAGATCCTCGAATTGTAAATGGTGCAAGTACCATCGTTGTTTACAAAGTAAATGGAAGCACTCAGGCATCGTTGGCACTTAAAAGTGCTGCCGATGTTGATATGGTTGACGTTAAGTCGAAGAACTGGGGTTCGGATGAAAACGTAATCAACCTCACTGTTTCAGAAGGCGAAAAGGCAGATGAAGCTGCTGCAATCGTTGGAACAGTTGATGGCCCATACAACGTGTCAGGTGGAGCAAAAACTTTAGTGGTTAGAGTCAGTGGCACTCAGTACACATACACTTGCTCGTTGAGTGGTGTTGCTGAAACTGCTGAAACTCTAGTCGCCAACATGAATGATGCTACAAAATGGGCTCCAAGCAAGCCAGTCGTAGCTTCAGTCGTTGATGGAAAAGTTAAAGTCGAAGTCGATGCTGCTGTAGCCAAATTGGATTATGGTTCGCTTTGGGTAAACGAAGCATCGTCAACTCTCGATACCATCGTAGGATTGACTGGTGAAGATCGTGGTCAAAAGGGTTCAAGAGTATTTGAAGTTAAAAAGGGTGCTCTTTCCGAAGTCAGCCCTGAATTGGGTGGAGAAGACCAACTTCGAGTCAAATACGTCGGTGCTGGCACAGAGGCCAAACTGTCGTTGAAGGTGTCTGGTGGGCAGTTAAAACTAACCACCACGGTCACTGGAGCCGCAGGAGACAATCTCGACATCGTTCTTCAAGATGAAGAAGGGAAAAATAAACACACCCTTCAAAGCCTTGCAGATATGATGAGCGCAGGTGCCAAATACGAAGTCACGGTCGTAGGTGCAAACAAGCAACGAAATGCAGATGAATTAGATTATTATGAAAATCTTTCAATTTCGTCTGTGGCTGCTCCTTTAAGAGCAGATGTTTTAGATATTTGCGAATATCTAAGCATCTTCTCGACAATGGTTATGGCTACCAGAAAACAAAATGTTTATGGTTCGCTTGCTACATTGGCAACGCCAACATTCCTTTCTGGTGCAACGGACGGCACTGCTGCGAATAGCGATTGGGCAGATGCTTTTGAAGCTTTAAAACAAGAAAGAATCACTATTGTTGTGCCTCTAATCTCTGAAGATTCAGGCGCAGTCAGCATTGATTCAGTAAATGCTCTTGCTGCATCACACGCAGCATGGGGATGGTCAACCGTAGGACGCTCCGAAAGAAGCTGCTTTGCGAGCTACAAGGGTTCAAAAGATGCTTTAAAACAAGCTGCTCGAACCATCAACTCTGGCTATGTTCAAATGGTTGGACAAGATGTGAGAGTGCTTAATAAGCAATCAGAACTAGAGTGGAAAGATCCGTGGGCTCTAGCCTGTATTCTAGCAGGTATGCGAGCAGGTGCCGAAGTTGGTGAACCACTTACTTCTAAAGTGCTTAATGCAAACGACATCAGATCGCCACTTGGCGATTTCGATCCTCGTCGTGATTATCAAGAGCTTATCGAAGCTGGTGTTACTATTGCCGAGCCTTTGGATACAGGGGGCTATCGTTGCGTGGTTGGTAACACAACCTATGGAATCGATCCTAGCTTTGTATTCAACAGAGAATCTGTGGTTCAAGCCGCAGGTTATGTTGCATACGATATGCGCTACAACTTAGACCTAGTGTTCACTGGAACCAAGGCAAAGAGTGGAAGTGCAGAAGCTATCGCAAACTTCATCAAAGCCAGAATGACCGCTTATCTCTCCGCAGATATTATTGTTGGGGACGATTTGAACAAAGGCTTGGGCTACAAGAATCTTTCAGTGGCTCTTGAAGGTAGCACTGCTTTAATTAACGTGTCGATCACACCCGTACAGGGAATCGACTTCATTCTGCCGACTATCTACTTAGCTGATATTCGGCAAAGTGCATAAGGAGGGATGATCGATGAGCCAAGTAATGACAGGAGCGAAAGCGATTTTCCGATTAAATGGGGTTCAAGTAGCCTACGCATCAAGCGTTACCTTTAACGAAAATATCCAATTAGAAGAAGTTAACGTGCTTGATAAGTTGGAAGTACTCGAATACGCAGAGGTTGGGTACAGGGTTGACCTGTCCTGCCAATCGTTTCGAGTAGCTAATGAAAGCGTTAAGCAGCTTGGAATCATGCCACGACTCGGCCAAATCTTAACTCAAGGAGTTTTGACGGCTGAAGTGGTCGATAGAGTCTCTGGAGCGGTTATCCTTCTCATGGAAGGTGTAAAACTAGAATCCAGACAAACCTCGGTCGATGCTAGAGGCGTGATGAGCGAAAGCTGGAACTTCAAGGGTATTAAGTCCTCAGACGAAGCTGGACAATAATCCCTAGGCATTTTCGGGGGAGGTAAAACTCCCCCATAATTGTTAGATTGAACAAGGAGATATTTGAATGACCTATAAGATGCCAAAGATGGAATATCGTTTCGACATCAGTGTTGTCGGTGAAGAAACTGGGATTCCTTGGACTGGAACCTTTCTTTACCGAAGACCTACTCTAAGTGAACGATCACTTATCGAAGCTATGAGAGCCAGACTCTCAGGCGACCTACGAACGGTTGATCCACTCATAGACGATTTCAATATCATGATTTCTCATCTTAGATGGACTCTAAAAGAGTTTCCAGATTGGTGGAAAGCTGCCGATTTTGGTGGAAACATCTGGGATAGAAACGTGATCGAACATATCTACAAAAAGTGTGCTGATTTTGAAGAAGAATTCAGAAACAAACTTTTGAGTGGAAACCCACAAGATGTCGATACAAAAAAGACAGATTCAGAGTCGGCTGTCTCAGCATCTACCTGATCTGAATTTACATCTTATAGCTATTAGTAATCTCCAAGATCCAAATCGTGCATTGGTTAGGTTTATGATGAGGAAGTACAAGACTCCTCCTAAACCGATAATGGACTATACAGCCGAAGAGATTAGGATAGAGATGCTGGAGGACTACTACGAACGGAATCCCCAAGAAGCTGAAAAGCTCATGGATTCTATTCGACAAGCCTCCCTCAATCCTCAGTATGAAGTCCAAGAAGAAAAAGTCTCGGCTGAGTATGAAAAAGAGCTTAAACTTAAAAATAAGAAGTTTTTTGAAAGAAATACGTTTGATCTCTCTAAATGGAAGGATGATCGAGAGCTAACCAAAGCCGAAGAAGAAGAGATTATAGCCAACCTTGGCAAAGACAAGATTAAGCCAACGGTGCAGAAATCTTCTTTTGTAAGTGAAGATGAATTTGAGGACGTATTCTAATGGCACGACAAGCTAGAATTAAAATTACTGCTGAAACGGCAGATTTTAGAAAAGATATAGAAAAAGTAAAAGCGTCCATCCGTGCCATCGGATCAGAAAAGATAGATCCAAAATCCACTGCGTTTATATCAAAAAGGATTTCAGAAGATTTAAAAAAGGCCGAAGAACAAGTCCAAAGTCGAATAAATAGAATTAAAAAATCAATCGAGTCCATGCCTGAGTCGGAGTTGATCGATTCTGCCAAGGTTGATTTGGCTCTGAAGCTTTTAGACAAATACATTCGCAAATTAAAAGAAATAGAAACGACTCAAAAATCTTTAGAAAAAAAATCTGGTCTTTCTGCCATTTTTGACAAAATGGAGAATTTTTCTCCATTCGGTTCAAAGGCTGGCCGTGGCGTAAACATGATAGCAGGAGCCGCAGGAGCGATTGGGCTAACTGTTGGTGTGGGTTCGTTGTTTCAGCGTCAACGTGGCATCTCTCAAGAAAGAAATGCCATTGCCCCTTTTGTTGGCGGTGCCGTTACAGAAGAAAGATCAAATCTTGGTTTTACATCAGAAGAAAGAAGACAAAGGCTTTTAGAAATAGCCAGAGCTTCTGGAAAAGATCTTTCGATTGAAGAACAAAACAAAGGTTTGGGATTAGGAGAATCGGCTGAAAGGGCTTATGGAATATCTGCTCAAGAGCAGGGTAATTTCATGGGCACTGCTAGAAGGGCTGGTGTTCAAGATCAACAAAAAGCGTTTGCCCAAACCATAGGAATAGCCACAGCAGCAGGGTTAAAAAACTCAGTGATTGGAGAGTTTTTAGCAACAATGAGCGATGGTATTTCTCAGTTAGCTCAAGGCGTGAACATTGATAATAGTTCATTGCAGGGGTTCGCTGGTGTATTGGCATCAATGCCAAATTTTCAAAACGATCCGTCAAAGATATTAGAAGCGGCTAAAGGATTTAATTCTTCTTTTTCTGGGAATGATAGATTTCAACAAGCTCAAGCATCAAGGGCTCTTTTGAGTTTGGTTCCTGGTGCAAGTCCAGCAGCCGTTGAAGTAAGAAGACAAATGCAGTTGTTTGGATCTTTGGGCAGAGAAAATGAAAAGCCCGAAGAACGAAAAGCTAGGATGGAGTTTTATTCAAATAAAAAGTATGGCGGTAGTCCAGAGCTTGCTCAAATGTTGTCTCTTAGTGGTAGCGATATAGTCTCAAAAGAAATCGAGCAAATGTTCCAAACTTTAGGGATAGACAAGGAAAAGGGAAGCCCAGCAGAGTTGGGAGCAGTTTTAAATGAGATAATGCAAAGATTTAGTCTCAACCCATTGGGTGCGGATGCTGTATTGAGAGACTATGTGTCGGGCGGTGGGAAGATTTCTAAAAAGAGTATGGATGAAATTCGCAAGTCGAACATGAATCCAGAAGACAAAATAAAAAGTACTTTTGACACATTCGATGGTCGAGTAACAAAAACTGGGGCCAAAATTGAATACGCCATGGACAAGATGGCTAAAGACATTAGTGGTGTGGTTGTAAAGTTTGACGAAAGCCTTAATATATCTTCCGACAATCTAGCCACGTTCGGTAAAACGGCAGTGGCAGCAACGGCAGCACTTACCGCCCTTACTGCGGTTTCCATAGCGGGATCTTTAGGCAATGGTGGATTGGAAATGGGTAAGACTATTGGTAAAGGTGCAATGAAAGCAGGCAATACCATTGGCAAAGGTGCAATGGGAGCAGGTAAGTTATTGGGTAAAGGTGCAATGGGAGCAGGGAAAATGCTAGGCAAAAATGCTGGCAAACTTGTTCCTGGTCTTGGAATCGCTTTGGCAGCAAAAGATGTTTATGATGTGATTGAAAAATATCAAAACGGAGAAGAAATAACAGCAAAAGACTTGGCAGTAATGAGCACATCCGTTGGAGCAGGAGTGGCTGGACTGTTCCCAGGCCCAGGCACACTAATTTCTGGAGCCCTTTCAGCAGCTTCCTTCGGAGCAGAGAAGTTTTTACCAGATGGAACGCCAGTTCCAAACTCTACTGACACTCAATTTTCACCAAGGACATCTAGCCTGTCTCCAGATGCAGCAATATCGACAGGTATTACTAGGCCGTCTTCTTTTGGAACGGAATTTTTAAATAGTACGCCTGTTCCAAGATCTCCTGGTACTCAATTTTCACCAGAAAGAGACTTTGCATCAAGATATGCAATTCCTCCTTACTATGCTCCTACGCCCCCTCCTACGCCAAAAACAAATACCAACGATCCAGAAAATACTTCTGCGGTCGGAGACAACACGGAAGCAATTAAAAGACTCACAGATATTTTAAGATCTTTGAATTCAACTTCATCATCATCTTCTATGAGTTCAAGGTATCCCAGTTTTGCAGAAATTTTAAATGGTAGTACAAAAGCAGGAGTGGGGTACTGATGGCAGAGCTTTCTAAGGTTGGTGCAACACTCTCTAAAAGAGAAATAGCATCAAAAACATCGTTTGCCAGAATTTATTATTGGCATTGGGAAAGACAAAACTTTGGAGTTGCGTCAAATGTTAGAGATGAGCACAAAGACGCTTATGAAACAAGAGAGGGTTGGATAGAAACACCAATCTTGTCTGTAAAAATATCAAAATCTGTCGATAGACCATCTGCTTCTTTTGAAATCTCTTTGATGCCTACTGAAAACTGGAAACAGGTTTTGTCTCCAGGCGATTGGATTGCAATTTATCTTTATTCTTCATCTCAAAGTCCAGTTGGCACATATCATATGCCAAAACAAAAAAATTTGGTTTTGTTTGGCAATATAGACAGAGTGTCTAGGACGCTTTCTAAAAACGAAGATACAGACAAGACAGAATTAAGATACAGGGTGTCTGGAAGAAATTTCGGAAAAGTTTTTGAAGAAACTGATTTGTGGTTTGATCCTTATATTAACCAACAACAAGTTTTAGATGTTGTTGTTAGAACTGCTGGTCTTGAAATAATTGGAAGTCCAACAGAACAAGTTGAAAAGGTTTTAAAAGTTTTTTTAGGTAGTGGTGCTCAGTTTGATAAGCAAAAAACATCTCCTTTAGATCAGTGGCGTATGCCGCTTGGATGTCTCGAATTGTTTGGAACCCCAGCCGACGGATCGGTTAGGCGTTATTTTGATAGTATTTTAAACAAAGAGATAGAACCAGATTTACCAGGATTTAAAGTAAGAGGGATGTTGTCTTTGGGAGACAATGCAAATCTGTGGGAAAACTTAAAAAATTGTTCTAATGATTTAGTTAATTCTTTGATTGTTGATGAGTATAGGGATGAAGCTGGCAATGCCAAACCAACAATATCTTTGCATCCAAGACCGTACAACACGCCTTTTTTTGATGTTGGAAAAGACAAAACATCTCAGTTTGGAAAAGAAAAAGACAAAATATTGCCAATTTTAAATAATAAGTATCAAAGCCTTCAAGATCTTGGAAAAAATGGAATAGAGATTTCTCAATCTGAAATTATTTATGAAGACCTTGGGAGAGATGATCATTCAAGGTTGAATATGTTTCTTTTGGTAAGCAACAATGCAATGGATTATACAAAATCCATTTATTCAAACTTGTTGACCACAAAAGAAGGTATTGGAAATCCATTTTTTTCTAGAGAATCTATTACAAGGCACGGGCTAAGGCGTTTTCAGAAATTGATAGAATTTGATAAGCCATTTAAAAATTTGGCTGCATATTCTCAGATTGATTTGTTTAAGGCTTTTATGGTTCAAACTTATGATATGAACTATGCCAATCATCTTTACGACAATGGAACTATTGAGTGCACTGGTGTCCTTCATGCTCAATTAGGAAAAGCACTTGTGGTTTTGCCAACAAAAGAAAATGGTAAAAAGAAAGTTTATTACATCGAAGGTTATGAGCACACTTGGACATTCCCTGGTACATGGAGAACAATTTTCACCGTAACCCATGGACAATTTTTCAGGCCCAAGGATGGAAATATCTTTATCGATCTGTCTGACAGAGATTTTGGATCTGATGATGATGAACTACCACCAGTTTACTTGGCTCAAACAAAGGTAACGAAAGATGGCTAAATACAAGCCAGATGGCAGCGTGATTCCTTCTGGAATCCCAGTTTCTAAAAGAAGATCTAGTGGTGGTCACTATTCCATGTTTGGTTTGTATAAGGGAATGGTCTACAAAGTTGTTTATCCAGAATCCAAAGAAAACATTACCAATGAAAGAGTTGAATACGTTGTAAAAGTAAAAGGACAACTCTACCCAAATGCAGTTGATTTAAGAAAGGGTGGAGCAATCTACAACTACCAAGAACGTATCTATAAAAACGTAGAACATTCTCAAAAAGGTAAAATAAACCAATCTGTTTTTGATAATGATTTGGACGGTGAATTTGTTTATGTAATGTTTCTTGAAGGGAATGGAGACATTCCAATTATTTTAGGGGCCTCAGAGCATCCGCAACATCCAAAGTATAAGAAAAGCAAAGAATCGGATGGCAGGTTCTCAGTAGAAGAATTTAATGGCGTTGAAATCAGAATTGATAAAGACTCAAATCTAAGCCTAAAACAAGTTGGCAGAAAAGCCCCAGATGGAAAGATTGAAAATCAAGATGCAGTAGATTCCCAAATCAATATCGCTGGAAACGGGGACATTGAAATCAACACTCACGGCACTTCTGGCACCTCAGATTTGAGGATGAAGCTCACCAAGAAAGATAAAAAGCTAGAAGCCTATGCTCAGGATAACAAAGTTATTTTGAGTGATGCTGGGATTGTCGTAGAAGATAAGTTTACTAATAAAATAGAAATGAAAAGTGGAGCAGTTGAGGTTACTGTAGCTGGAAATGCCACAGTAAATGTCAGTGGAAATGCCACTGTCTCTGCTAGTGGACAAGCTAAGTTTGAGGGATCTGGGGGAACCACCGTAGGGAGTGGTGGATCATTAACCAAGGTTGATGGATCTGCTGTAAATTTGGGGGGCGGTGGGCCTCCAGTAGCACGCTTGGGGGACATGGTTATCGGCACTGGGAATCTTGGTGCTCCAATAGTCGCCCAGATAGTACAGGGATCTCCAAAGGTAAAAAGTGCATAATGGCTCTGACTTTTACAAACGATCAAATTAAAGAGCTAACTCAGAAGATTTTAGACGCTCCAACCACGATTGCATCTTTAGAGGCAGATAAAGCCAATCTAATTGCACAGAAGGCTCAGTACCTAGCCACAGATAACACCAATGCGGTTTACACAAACAACTGGCTTAATATCATTTCTCAGTATCATACAGAGCTAAAAAACCTAAACGGTGTTTCTAAAACAAATTACGATACAGCCAACATTCAATCATCTGGACAACTCGCAGATGGGAATATTCATTTTCCGATGGCCGCCCCTGTGTGGGTTAATTTTCAACCCAAGAAACACGCATCAAATGAAGGAGAGCCAGTTGGCACTTATGCCAATAATGAAAACGATGCGATTCCTGTAGCGAATGATGCAATCTCTCTAATGAAAAGTGGGTTTAGCAGTGGCTCTGCTACTACAACTACAAAAGGGGCTTTTACAACAGATACCGTAAGCGTTACCTCTGCCGTTGGGTTTGCCGTAGGAGATAAGGTTTTATTTACGAGTGGATCGAACTTTCTTTACGGGACAATTACATCTATCGGAGTCGCAGTACCTCTCACGGGTACGCCCATGCAAGTTAGCATTATATTTTCTAGCAGTAGTTACGCAGGAATCGCAATAGGAGCCACAGTTAAAAACTCATTTTCTGGTTTTACACTCTCCCAACGAAATAGCGGATCAGGATCTAATGCGGGGGAGACCGCATTACTTTTGGCTTTAGAGGGTGATATTGACACAAAAGTTGGTCTAGTTAAAACTGCCCTTGATGCTCAAAAGGTGGCTTTACTTGCCAATGATGCGACAGGAGCAGAAGCCGCAGAAATAACAGCAACAAAGACTACTCTTGATACTAGGATTTCTAGTGTTGCAACGTGGCAAGGCTATCCTCAGACTGGATCTACTAGCAGGTTTGGAAATAATTTGTCAGAAATAGAAACTCTACTTAGCACCAGATTGACCGAGATCCCTGCCAGAGCGACTCAAATAACGACGAGGCTTGGCTCTATTACACAGAATCCAGATGGGACATACTCTGGCGATGGGAACTATTTTAATCTCTTCAGCAGCCTTGACGTGCGTTTAAATAAGGGCGGTGGGACTCTTAGATCCTACTACAACTCAGATTTGGGAATCGCTCTATTTACAAACATGATTGTTAGTTTTCAAAATCAAGTAGACAGGGACTCTGCTGCTTTTACCGTCAAAGCACTTGGAGCCAATGCAAATGGCACCAATCAAATCACAGTCACAGATTCCACTGGACTAACTGCTGGCCCAGCGAAAGTGATGAGTTCGACGCAGCCAGTTATAGATGTAAATATCGCAAGCATTTTTGGAAGCACTTTGACCTTGGATGTCACAGTATCTTCGGATTACAAAGCAGCAGAATCGGCTAGAATAGTTAAACAAATATAAAGTGTATCCGATAAGGATGGCAGTTAGATTGAAAAGTTGAACAGTACAACTTTTGGCTTTTAGAGGAACCAATGGGCATCGGCCAGTTAATAAATACCGTTTCTGAAGATCTTGTCGGTGCAATAAATTCTCTCCTTGGATCGAATCCCCCAAAAACATATCCCAATGAGCCTGGTGGACAAAAATTATCTAAAATCACAAACGATTTGGGTAATTACGACAAAGGAGAATGGAACTCTTCTAAAGGTTATGCTTTTAAAGTAGTTCGAGTAAACGCAGATGGATCTACAAAAGATGAAAAAGATTGGAGAGAGTTTAAGCTCCAAATCAATCCTCAAGAATTAAGTCAGGACGAAGTTTTCGCAATTCAGGTTACTCCAACATTCCGTGGCGTTGTTGTGGAGCATCAAGGTGTCACCATAAAAGACATTGTTATTCAGGGTGTCACTGGTGTTTCTCCGCTAAGAAAAGAAGGTGGAGCTAAAAAAAATTCAGGTGCTCCAGTGATGGCTGGTGGACATTCTGGGTTTAAAGAATTTCATGAATTAAGATCGTATTTCAGAGCTTATGTCGAAGCGAAAAGATTAGATGGTTCGGACAATCAAAATGGGGAACTAAGACTAATATTTAAAAACTACAAGGACAATGAGCACATCTATGTAGAACCTCAAAAGTTTACAATGAAGCGTTCTGCTTCAAAGCCATTCCTATATGAATATCAGATAGCGATGAAGGGCATAGGGATGGCAGAAATAAAGCCCGTTGTAAAAAACTGGCTTGCATCTCTATTGGACGCAATAGACTCGGCTTTTGACTTGATTAGCTATGCCACTCAAATCATCAATGGTTCTATTGGATTGATTAGAAGAACCGAAAGAAACGTGGTCAATACGATTTTAGAGCCCTTGAGAAACATCAATGCTGCGCTCGTGGCTATTAAAGGCGGCAAGGAGGCATTGCTTGGCCCATTCGGAATCACAAGACGATATACGTCTCAACTACACACCGAACTTGCATCGCTAGAAGCAAACTTAAATGAAGTTTTTGGCGTTGATATTTCCAAATACAATGCCGCAACGGGCAGGGTTTCCACTTTGAAATCGACAGTTTCAAGAACACCTACCTATCAAGAGCTTAAAGTTTTAAATGCGATAGCTTCTGCCAAACGTGGCCTTCTTATAATATTACAAAACAAAGCTCTTTTTGTTGAAGATCCAGATTCAAAATCAACCAGTGTTGAGGCAATCTTTCAAAAAAGATTGGTAGCAGATGATGGAACAATCACTACAACAACTGGTGATTTGGTTTTGAACAGACCGTCATCTACAAAAGTGGCCCTAATAGATGGAAAAGACACAGTTCAAACTCTTGCAGCACGAGAGCTTGGAGATCCAGATAAGTTTAGAGAAATTGTTTTATTAAACAACCTCAAGCCGCCATACATTTCGGCCACTGGGGGCTCAGGTGTTTTAAAACCAGGGGATAAGATTTTAATTCCACAGTCATCCCCATCGTTGAACGGCACTGGGGTAGCTCAAAACATAGAATACGAAATAACTAAGTTTTTAACTCAAAGCGAAAAGAACCTTGGCGTTGATCTAAGAATTGATGAAAATAATGATTTGGTATTCGCAAATTTTGGTGATTTTGATTTATACGCAGGTATTGATAATATTGCTCAAGCAATTTTAATTAAACTGGGACTTGAGCCTGGATCATTAAAAAGACACCCAGAAATAGGAGTTGGATTAGAAATTGGTAGAAAAGTGAAGAATGTTGGAGAAATTAGAAATAAAATAGTAAGCACACTAGGCCAAGATCCAAGGATTGATTCGGTGCCATATTTGGACGTAAAAGAAGAAGGCAACACTACTTTGATCAATATGATTGTAAAAATTCGTAATTTAAAAGAACCTGTACCTTTGGAAATCGCAGTTTAGGAGAAAATTAGAATGTCCCAGTTTGTACCACGTTTATTTCCGCAGATCATGGGTGATATGGTCGCAAGGATCATATCTGTCACTCCCATTACCGATGTGAACTACGGCTCCGTTCTAACTACAATGTTGGAAGCTGCGGCTCAAGAAGATGATGAACAATATTTTCAGATGCTTGAAATCATCAGAGGCTACTCTCTTGATTCAATTAGCAACACGGATTTAGATAATAGAGCAGAAGAATATGGCCTAACGAGACGCACTGGAGAAACCGCTTCTACTAAGGTTACTATTGGCGATTCTTCTGTCACCAAAGTTTCAACCACGGTTTTTTCAGGATTACCAGGCCCAGTGGTCGGATCTGTGTCAGTCAACGCCTCATCTGCTGTTGGATTTCCTGCTTCGGGTTCAATCGTAATTGGGAGAAACACTCCCAACGTAGAAACAGTGGCCTATTCGTCTATCACGGACAACACGAGCTATTACACTTTTAATCTATCTGCTGCTCTGGCAAATGATCATGGCACTGATGAAACAATTATTTTGGCTCAAGGTGGGGACAGGCTCATCCCTGCTGGTACGGTTGTTTTTGTACCATCTTCTGACATCAATCCACAAATTGAGTTTTCGTTAGATGCTGATGCTACCATTTTAAATGGTGAGCCCTATGTAACTGGAGTAACAGTCACAGCACTGGAAGGCGGCTCTGGCAGCAACGTACCAGTCGGTTCAATCAGCCAATTCAATTCTTTGCCTTTTTCAACTGCAACGGTGACAAATCCATCGAGGGTGACAAATGGGAAAGATGAAGAAACTGATCAAGAGCTACGAGACAGAATTAAAGACACCATCCAATCTCTTTCAAGGGGTACTGGCAAGTCTATTATCAATGGCACTGTCGGGCTTGTGTCTGAATTAGAAAACAAGCGTGTCGTTTCTGCATCTATCATTGAGCCCACCATTCCTGCTGATGTAGTAAAGCTATTTATTGATGATGGAACTGGTTTTGTGCCCACCTTTCAATCGGTTGGGTATGAAGAGATTGTCGCCAACGCCACAGGTGGAGAAAAGTTTCTTTATATTGCGAACTATCCAATCGTAAAAGCCTTTGTAGAAACTCAAAACCAAGAGCCATTTGATATTTCAGGCGGTGAGGATCTGTTTGTTGAAGTAGGTGGAAAAGTAGAAACAGTGCAATTCCTGTCAACGGACTTTGAAACTCCAGGCGAAGCTACTGCTCAGGAAGTTTTAGCTAAAATCAATAAAGTAGCCGCTCTTTTTGAAGCTAGAATTTCATCAGATGGGAAAAAGGTAAAAATCTTTTCCAGATCAAATATAGATGAGCAAATTAGAGTCACGGGTGGGACTGCGAACGCAGAATTGGCTTTCCCCACAGATCAAAAATACACAACCAAGCTATACCTAAGAAGAAATAACGCAGTTACACTTCTTAGCAAAGACGGGATTACCGCAAGCCTAGAGTGCCAAAACTCAGCAGGTTATGATTTCTCTCTGCAAGATCATAACTTGGTATTTGTTGTGGATGGTAAAGGATCTGTCCCAAACTCAGTCTTTTTCACAGTAAACGATTTCGCAAACGCAGCATCAGCATCAGCAGATGAGGTTGTCTCTGTTATAAATAATTCTGCTTTTGGTTTGACCGCCACTGCAACATCAAACGAATCCAGAGTCACAGTCTCTTCAAACACCCTAAAAAGTGAAAATTCTAAAATCAGGATTGTTGAAAACTTTGATGCAGCATTCATAAAAGCGGGCGTTGCATATACAAATATCCTGTCGCCAATCAAAACAGGATTATCAAACATCACCCTATTTTCTTCAATCGGCTCTTCTTTGTACTTGGGTCACACCAATGTCTTATTTGAAAGCATTTACTTTAACTTAGCAGTTACAGCAGATGTACCGATGGAGTTTGATTTTGAATACTGGAATGGAATCTCTTGGGCCAAGATTGGCGTTACCGATGGCACAGAAGGGTTTACTCAAAGCGGATTCGTTTTATTTAAAGCACCTAGAAATTGGGTTCCCACAACTGTAAATTCGACAACTCAGTATTGGGTGAGAATCACCAGAACTGGAGCGATTGCTACAAATCCAGTTGAAAGTACCATTAAGATTTGTACTGCAAATCAAATGCTGGGCTTTTCTGAATCAGAAAAAGTAGGCCAAAACAAAGATTACACTATCAATAGATTCATTGGACAGATTGAGTTGGAAAACACCCTACAAGTAGGCGATCAGGTAACTCTTGGGATGCCAGACACTAGAGCCTATATCGTTTCTTCTCTCGCCCCCTACGGCCTTGTCGGTGGAGAAACTCTCACTTTAGAAATAGATGGGGTTCCACAGACAGTTACATTTGAGCCAAGTGATTTCACTGCACCTGGCACTGCACTAATTTCTGAAGTTTTGGCTAGACTTGAAAAATCTTTAAATGGGGCCACAGTAAGTCTATACAACCAAAGAATTAGAATCGACGTAAACAAATTCACAGGCACATTGAAGGTTACAGGTGGTAGTGCAAATTCTGTTTTACAGTTTCCAACCCACTTGGTTGAATCTTTGGTGTCACACATTCCTTCTGTCGAATCGACATCGCAGCCGTTTACTTTGCCTGGTAGTGGTGAAGTGATAGTTGTGGTTGATAAGAATTCTGCAAACAATTTGATTGTGCCATGCTTTAAAAGCGGAACAACTGCCATTGGCACTGATATAACCACGATTGTAGATTCTGCTTTAAATACCATTTTTACATCTGATTCGGACTTAAATAATGAGTATGAGATTCTAGTGACCACAGGCCCAGTCTCAGGAGTGAGAAGACCAATTTCGGCTTATAACTCAATCACAAATACCATCACAGTAGGATCTGCTTTCCCACAGTCTCCTCAAGTGGGACAGAGCTATCAAATTCTACCCAAAACTGCCAAAGCACTTGTCGCTTTGTGGAATAATAAAAAGATTACATCTTTAAGCGTTAGAACAGAGGTAAAAACATCTTCTGGTGGAACGAAAATACAGATTGCATCTAAAAACTTAGGCGAAAGCGCAGCGATTGAAGTTACAGGTGGTAGTGCAAACTCTGTTCTTCAATTCCCAACTACCGTTTATTTAGGCGTTGATGGCTATAGGCACTACACGGGTCTTGCTCAAATTGTGCAATGGACGGTGGACGGTAGATCTGATGATGAAGAAACCTACCCAGGCGTTAGGGCCGCAGGGGTTCAAGTTGAAGTAGCCGAGCCAGTGTCGCTCCCAATTAGGGTTGAATTAACTGTCAGAGTAAACGAGGGCGTTTCTCTTGGCTCTCTAACAAACGATGTGAAATCTGCTGTATCAGCCTACGTCAATCAGCTTGGCGTGGGAGAGGACGTGGTTTTAAGTAATATCGTTGTAGCTGTAAAAGGCGTTTCGGGCGTTGCGGATGTGAAGGTAACTGTACCTTCGGCAAACGTGGCAGTGGCAGATAACGAACTGGCTAGGGTAAACGATTCAAATATTATTGTAGGATAAAGATGGCACTCACCAAATTGGAAAAAATGAGCAGGTACATACCTTCTCTTTACAGTCCAGATTTAAACCCAATGGTGCGTGGTCTTCTATACGCTTGGGCTTCAGAAGATGATCTGATCGTTGAGAGTGTCCAAAACGCCAAAGAACAGATATTCGTAAAGTTTGCGAGACTTCAATTCCTAGATGCACTGGGATCAAACGTAGGGGTGTTTAGACCTTCTACTTTTAATATCCTTGATGAACAGTTTAGGCAGCTTATTCCCCTCCTTAGCTTTTATCCAAAACAGGTAAAGACGACTTTGAAAAAGGTTTTGGATGTATTTTTCAATGCAAACAATCCAAAAGTTGTGATTTCCGAAATCAATCCAAACGAAATAGTTATTCAGATTCCAAGCTCTGTGCCATACCTAAGAAGAATCTTAAGAGGCTCTCAACACTTTAAAAACTATTCGGGCGTAGTAGTTGATGTGGACAATATCACCAAGTCCATCACAGTAAACTTGGATGGTGACACCAAGATTTTGAAAGAGGATGAGCTAAAGTTTTCTGATTTTAACCAAAATCATTATAGCTATCCTGTTTTATCAAACTCAGAAGGCAGCACAGGAGTTTCGATTCAGTTTGCCGCAGCGTTCGACATATCAGCTATCCAATCTGGCCAAAGATTTGTTATCTCAAACGTGGTAAACTATCCTGGTTCTTTTATTCCAGATTTAAACAGAGATTTCACTGTCACAAAGCAGCGTGGGGTTTTAAACCAAAACATTGTGGCTGGTAGCGTTTATCCGACTTTGCAATTAGAAGATGCCTCTGCGATTCCAGATGCTCCAGGCAAGTTGATTTTTAATTTTGGCTATAAAACAGAAGAAGAGGGCATCGAATACTTCGGAAGGCCAAATAACACTACGCTTCTTTTAGACAGTAGCTACAACTTTTTGTATGATCATTCGATAGGTGAACTGGTAAACGTAATCATAAAGCCTTATTCTAAACCTAGGGTTAACGGGTATGATTATTCGGTTTACTTGGTAGGGGTGACTGCTGCAAGAATGTTAGCTCAAGAAATTTGTGAATCAATAACGGCATCGGGCGTTAAAATTAGATGGATTATCAAGGAACCAGAATGTTGATGTTATCCAAATTAGATTGGTTGGGGGTTTAAGTGCAGAAGGTACAACGATTCGTAGCTGATCAACGATACGACTTGCCTCAACACGAGTCGATGAGTCAGTTCATCTCTCAAGAATTTTATAACTACAATAAATCTTTTTTCTCACCACAGAACAGAATTTTAAAAAACTGGGTTGTGGAAAACAATGGTGGTCTTCAGATTAGGGTTAACAACACTTCGGGCTCTTTCCTATTCGCATCTGAACGAACTGGTTTCAATGGAATCGTGGACAGGGTTCAAGGATCTGAATTGATCACCTTAAATTTAGCTGACAATGCCACAAACTACGTTGAAGTAAAAATCGTTGATGATTTGTGTGCAGAAGATACCGTGGCCGTATGGGACACGTCGGCAAACGGTGGAGTTGGCGAAGAGTTCTCTCAAAATATAATGACCGTGAAAGAACAGGCTCCAGTGCTTGTTTCTAACGTGGTTGGTTTCACAGGCGATGCAGACAAGCTACCGCTTGCAATCGTAACCACGGCTGGTGGAGCAATAGCCTCAATCGTTGATCAAAGAAAGATTTTGTTTGAACTAGAATCAGATTGGAACTTTGGGACTACCAGAACAGATAGAACCATAGATAGTCTCAAATCTGCCTACGATGCCATCACCACTGCATTGAAAGAGGCAAAGGGTACTTCGACTTGGTATTCAAAGCCTTGGGGCTCTGCGAAAGAGATAAAAGAATATCAGAATATGTTTTTCTACTCGAACGGCACTGTCGGGTTCGAGGGAGTAAACGGAGCTAACAATATCGCTTGGACATCTCAGATTAAGATTGAGATGGCAGATAGACCTCATATCTATGTAATCGAGCCAGCTACAATCCAAATTTTAGATGGTCAGGCTCTTTATGTGGCTATCCCAGAAGGGGCTCCTCCTAGTTCTTTGACTGTTAAAAAGACCGATCTTCAGAATGTGCCTATCTCCCCAGACTCAGCAGGATGGGAACCAGGGATTCAGGTTCTTTTCTTTAGACGAGGATCTACGGTTTACGGGATGATGGATATTCCAGAGTTAAGCTCTGGAGAAACTGGCACGATTGGAACCGATTTGCCTCAAGACCTAAGAGTAAGACTTGGGATTTTGGCAGAAAATTCCTATCAAGAATACACTTCAGTAACAAACTTTTTAGTTACAGATAATTACCCAACTGCAATATCAAAGCTAGATGCTGCATTGAACGTAATTCAGTCAAACGCTGCCCAAGAAGAAAACTTCACAGTGGGAGTTGGTGGACAATCTGTTTTTACAACTACTAATATTGAGTTTTCAGCTTCAAACGCCATTCCTGATATTCAGGTTTATGTAAACGGCCAAAAGCAGATTCAGGCTCAAGATGGTGTTTTAAATAACGCTGATTTCATTAAAAACACCATTCAGGAAATTGAGTTTTCATACACCGTTGCAGAAAATGCGATTGTCACCATTAGACAAGAAAGAACTGGTGCAGGTGGTGGGCTTGGAGCTTCGGTTGATTTAGAAAACATCGTTGTAAATCCTGCTCCATTCGTAAATGGAAATAAAACTTTAGGACAAGAGACTAAGGCGTGGGGAGCTTTGTATTTAAAGGATACAAACAGTGCTCAGGTCTATAAAATCGAAATGATTTCTGGTGTTTTCACTATCACACCAATTTAGGAGATTTGATGAATATAGGAGTAAAAGCAAATTTCTTTATGATGAACCCAATGAGTGCTTTATCTGCTCCTTTGGGATCTATCTTTTTAGATGCCGATAACGGCAATGTTTTAAGTATCAAAAACATAAATGGAATAGTTGAAGAAGTCACTCAATCTGCTGCAACAAACCTGTTTATTAAGCGCATGGTGGCAAATGGTCCAATCTCTTTGAAAAAGCCAGTTTCAAAAAGAGCAGATGGTAAAATTCAACAAGCCGATTCTGATGCTGCCTCTGGACAAAGTGTTGTGGGAATCTCTTTAGATACTGCTGCTGTGAACGGAGATATTATTCCTGTTTTGTTGTTTGGAGCAAACATTGAGAATGCTCTTATTGGATTGGGGTATGCACCTGGAGAAGAAATTTATCTCTCTGAGTCAGCAGGTTATACAAATAACCCAGCGGCTTTCACTGGGAATGATGATTCAATAATTAAAATCGGTGTCTCAGACTGCGCTGCTGCAATCGCAAGTGCTTCTGCTACTGACTTGATTATTTTTCCAGAAATAGTGGTTAGACCATAAGGGATATATGGCGAATCTTGATTTATTAGTTATTGAGGCGGGTAGAGAAAAAAAGAAAGCCTCTAACGCTCAAACAGTTGATTTTCTTTCTGTTCGAGTGGGTTCTTCTGTTCTCGAAGTAAAAGAGACAAATGGAACATTTGATTTTGGAAATAAAAAGCTCACCAATATTGCGGCTCCCACTGCAAATGGACACGCACTTAGATATGATCAGCTAGGCGCAGCAAATGGAATTGCAACACTTAATAGTTCATCAAAAATAATTGAGGCGCAGCTTCCTGATAAGCTGATGTCTTATGAGGGGGTTTGGGATGCAAACACGAATAGTCCGGCCTTGGCAGACGGTTCTGGCAACACTGATAGCAGCATTGGTAGCGTCTACCGTGTCGGGACTGCTGGCAGTAGGGATCTTGGTTCTGGGAGTGCCAGCTATTCAGTTGGGGATTATGTAATCTTAAATCAAAGTAAAGTTTGGGAAAAGCTAGACACCAGCCCATCCGTTCAATCGGTAAATGGTCTTATTGGTGCTGTGGTTCTAACAACCACCGAAGTCGCCGAAGGCGCAGGGCTTTATTACACTGACACCAGGGTACAGAATAAAATAAAGTCAGATCTTGGCACTTTGTCTACCGTTGCACCCGTTGGTGCAGACTACCTTTTAATTAGGGACGAATCTGATTCGGGTAACTTAAAAAGAGTTACCGTTCAAAGCGTTGTAGACTTGGCCTCCTCTGCTCCTAGTGCAGGTGATGCGCTAGAATTAAGCGGTGGAGAATATAATGTTTTAACCGATTCTAAGAGTGTTCGGGTAAATACTAGCAATCAACTTGAGGTTAACTATACAGTCAGAAAGACAAATGAGACTGGCTTAACCATCGCAGTTAAAAAGGTTGTATCGTTTGAAGAATCTGGGTTGATAGAGGTAGCATCTAAGGATTCTGGATTGTGGGATAAAAAAATTGGAATTACTGCTGAAGCAATAGTTGATGAAGCCGAAGGAGATGTGATTGGCAAGTGCGGGGCCGTGGTTGTTCTTTCTGGTTTAACGCCTGGAAAGAAATACTATTTAAACTCCGATGGAGATGTGGCTCTGTATGAAGATATTACCTATAATGAAAACGATGCCGTTTATTGTGTCGGAGTAGCTTTAAACAGTACCGATTTGTTGTTTGAACCCAAATTTGAGTTTGAATATTAAATGGTTAGAATGGGATTACAATGGCTCTAAAAGTCCTTTTAGTAGAAGAAGAAACAGGAAAGTTTAAACGAGGTGTTGACCTGTTTTCTACCTTCACGGAGCTTGGCGGCAAGGTTGTTGTAAATGCAAGATCAGTGGCCGTTAATGTTTTATTAGATTCTGCCGATTATTATGTGGGCGTTGATTCATCGGCAGGGCCAATCACGGTTACACTACCAGACATAGCAACAGTCGAAGTCGGACAAGAGTTCTGCATAAAGGACGAAGTGGGCCAAGCCGTAATCAATCCTGTAACCATCGAAGGCAATGGTGCTTTAATCGATGGAGAATCCGAATTCCAGCTAGTTGCCCCTAGAGAGGCTATTAAATGCATCTCCAGAGGCTCTTTCTGGTCAATTATTTAACAAAAAAGGAAACAAAATGGCTTTTATTAAAAATACGGATGTGCTGGTTGAAGGCCAGCGGAATTTGTTTTTCACTAACGAAAGAGCACGAAACGCGGTTTCCGGTAGCGTTAATGCTTTAAGCGGAGCAATTACCGGATTGCAAGGATCTCTAAATTCAGAGGTTTCGGGACTAGATGTGCGATTAGATGTCCTCGAAGGATCCACTGGAGTCGCAGGCAGCGTTGCCAAGGCTCTATATGATGCTAAGGCATATACGGATCAAGAGGTGGCTGCTTTAGTAAACTCTGCTCCTGAAGTTTTAGATACCTTAAAAGAATTGGCAGACGCTCTTTCTGGCGATGCAAACTTTGCCCAAACAGTCGCAGGACAAATAGGTTCTTTAAGTGGAGGTTTATCAACTGCCGAAGGCGAGATCGATTATCTTTCAGGAGCCGTCACAGGCGAGACATTTGCACGACAAAGCGCAGATAGTTATTTGTCTGGGGTGATTACTGGACTTCAATCCGATCTGGATGTTGCAGAAGCAGATATCACAGGTCTTGAAGGTCGAATGGATGTCGCAGAAGCAGATATCACAGGTCTTGAAGGTCGAATGGATGTCGCAGAAGCAGATATCACAGGTCTTGAAGGTCGAATGGATGTCG